TGTTGAGCTGCCGGGACTCGAACCCAGAACGACAGAACCAAAATCTGCTGTGTTACCATTACACCACAGCTCAATCATTTTATAGGGATTTTAGGGCTTTTTTGTAAGCGCTCTCAGGAATTTCAACAGCCCCTTCTAGATCTGAAGGATCCCAAAGAACTGTTGATTCTTTTGTATGAGGCCTCTCAGGAACTAATAGAGTACATACAATAATTCCGTAATTTTCTCTTTTTACATGAATAAATCGATTATATGTCTCCTTATCAGAAGCTGAAAACATAAAGTATTTACCTTTAAGTGTCATAAATTTTTATTTAATCAAATTCTAATCTTGTTGATCCACACTCTTCACAATAAAAAGAATTTATATCAGAATTGATATGCTTACACACTGAACAAAACCATTCTCCTTCTTTAATGGTACGTTTTCGTGGAGGAGGTAATAAAGGAAGGGGCCTATTTATTGTAGGAATAGAGGTTTTAGGAGGATCTAATACCTCCCTTTTAAAAGGGAGATCATCATCTTCAGAAGTATCAACGTAGAGAACCTTAGTGGATTTCTCTATCACCTCCGTAGGTACTGTAGTTACTATCTCAGTCCAATCTTTTAAGAAATCTACAAAAGATTTGTAATGAACTGTATGATAGTATTGAGCAAAGTTTAAGATGACTGTAATCTTATTAGATCCAATATCCCTCTCTTGAACCTTTAAAAGGTATGTAGTACCTACTTTAAAAAAAGGCTCAGGTTTGCCAATAAAGGTAGCATATATATAGTGTTCAAGGAAAGCCATAACTATGCTTTAATAATGTGGTACTCTATTAATTTTTGTCTTACAACAGAACTCATTTTATTTCTGTACTTTCTATAATAGTGAATTCCACAAGTTGATATCCAGTATTGATTCCAATCTCTATTAAGAGCAGAACAATCTGGAATAGTTGTTACCTCAAACCACCTAAGAGAAATATTGATTATATCAAATAAACCATTAGGGTTGTGCTTACTTCTTGTGGAAATAATATCCTTCCAAGGACACTTTCCTGATTTACGGTGTCTTTTTTTAAGTTCCTTTTTAAAATTAAAAAGGAGATTCCTACTTCTAAGAAATCTCTTAAAAGCACAAAGATCTGTGTAATCTTTCTTAGGCATATTAAAAGGTTTGAAAAAGCCATATAACTCCTAAAACAGGAAGTGCCATAACTAGAGCTATTGAAAATATAGCCAAAAAGAAGCACACAGTAAGAGGTATATAAATGAATAAAACAAGGAAGAGGTCTTTATAAAATCTTACATACCAGGGATCTGATTTTAGATGCTTCATGTGTGAATATTTGATAAAAAGCTAGGGAGGAAGTACTCCCTAGACTTTTTATGATTGGCTACTCTTCTTCTACTTCTACTTCTTCTTTGAGGAGCTCTGCAATCTTCTTGACCTGCTCAGCTCGTTTTGCCCACAGCTCAGCCTTATCCATCTCTTCACAGATGTTATTGATGGCGTTGGTAAGCTCTGCAGGGTTGTCATAAACCTCACCAAGCTTGGAGAGAAGCTTGTTTACATTCTCATTTGAGCTGATAGCATTCTCCTCAGCAGTATCAATAGCAGAAGATACTGCTCGGTTGATCTTACGAGTCTTGATACCGAGAAGAGCACTTACAAGATTCTTACTTTTTACAATAAGGTCAAGACGGGTCATCTTTTTCATAGTTTTTGAGATTTTAAAGATTGATATTAGGGTTAACTAAAATTTGCATATTGGTTTCTTAAGAGACAGTTTAACCTCTTCATAACTTAAGGGTATAGTAAAAGGTCTGCCTGATGTGGATTTTTCTACCTCTTCTATAATTTCGTTCCTAGCAGAGCTAAGTTCCTTATAATATTTAGGAGTGTAATCTTTTGGTATAAAGGAAGGATTATTAAAAATGTTTCCCCAATAGTGAACTCCTTGAGAGGAATCACTCCATACAAACCAATCAGATACATCCTTACTAATGACATCCTTAAATGCTTCCTTTAAAGTAATTTGCCTAATACGTGAACGTTGCTCTACAGCCTGATCAATTACATAAGGATGATAAGGGCAAGATTTAGGAATATCATCTTTAGTGAAAGAGAATTCAGAAGATTTAGATGCATCTACAAGAATATCTTTTTTATAAGGACTCTCAATTAGAACTTTTCTATGTTCAGAGAACATTTCTTTAGTCCATAAATATGATATTGGAATCCCATCAGTAGATTCTAATGACATCCAACATCTATTAACTTCTGTTGAACTAATTGCCTTAATTCTACACCACTGACCTCCATATATGTCAACCATAGCTTTAGTAAGACAAGATGGACAGTTTGTAGGATCATAAATACTCGTAATTTTTACAAAATCCCCTACTTCATAAGGCTCTTCTTCAACCTTTTCTTTTATAGGTTCTTTAGAAGTATTTTGAGCAGCATTAAACTCTTCGCACTTTTTAAATAAAGCAAGTACTAATCTTGTAAGAGCTTTATAGTCTCCTTTTTTACATTCAGGCCAACTTCCATTAATAGTTTTATAACCATAGTAGGCAGATGCAAAATCAAATCGAAGCAAATCTAACTCATCAAAAATTTTTGAGTTAGGAGGTTCAGGAGTGTTAAGAAATCCATCATGTACATTATATGGTACAGTTTTATTTCCTAATCTAAATTTTACAATATCCCCAAACCGAAGAGTTTTACCCTCTAACTCCTCATAAGACCTATAAGTTGCCATAATTGTTTGTTTTAATTTTTGTACACCCGTTGGGATTCGAACCCAAGACCCACAGCTTAGCATCCCACATCATATTACTATGACCACTAATAAGTGTTGTGGGCTGGACTATCTCTTCACCATTTCAGGCGGAGCGCATATAGTCTCTACGGAGTCTCTTGTGAGTGAGTTCCCTCGGGGTTGTCCTTTGAATTAAATTCAAATAGGATATTCCCCGATATAGCGCTCTTCACTTGCTCTGTTATTCCATAAAGTTGTATATTCCGAGAAAATTTGCCTCTGCAAGTTGCAGAACAGCAAGTATAGATCCCTCGACTTTTGCTTAAATGGGTTTGTCTTTTCTCCCGTGCAAACTCTTTTCCACATTCTGGACATTTTAACATTATCATCTTTCTCCCTTTTTGAGCATGTAATTTTGCATGTTCAGCAGCTGTCATGAGCTGTAGGTTTTCTATGATATTATGTTTCTTATTCCCATCAATGTGGTGTACAACTTCATTATTATCAAGAATTCGACCAAGGTGATTTTCCATAATTATTCTATGTAGAAGAACATATCCATGTTTGTTAGCACACGGATGCTCTGGTACTACAGCATAAGTATAATCACCTTTACTCACAAGTTTCCTGATATTCCAAAGCAAGGCTCCTTGATTTTTAATATTACTTTGCATAAAGGCTGTTGCTCTATCCAACTGAGCTACGGGTGCATACCATAAGTATTAATTACTTATTAATTTATTTATAGAGGTTGTACAAAAATGATTACTAGTAAAATCAAAGGGATAAGGAAGGCTACAAAGCTACTTACCATATTTATTTTGCTTTCTTTTTTAGAAAACATTGAAATGCTTGAGAAAATAATATCAAGCAAAAGACCTAGTATAACTAGGATTGCTAGAGACTCCATATTATTTAGCTTCTGCTTTAAGATATTTAAAAGCTTTATGATACATTTTTAGTCTGGACAAATCTTGGTCAGAAATTTTATCTAACCTAGTAATATCCATATTATCTTTTAGATCCACTAATTTTACTTGAGCAGCAATGGGGTTTACAGAGCATCTTTTAATATATCCCATATAAGACTCTCCTTCAGCTCTAGTAAGAGCTTGTATTGCCTCTATTTCTTCAGAAGAACAAATATCTTCCAATTCTTCAATAGGAATTCCCTCTTCTACTACATCATGAAGTAAGGCAACTCTTCTCCTTGTATCAGTGTTAAAAGACTCTGAAACCCTGTAACAATGCTCATATAAAGGCCTTCCAGCTTTGTCTACTTTGGTTGCTAGAGCTCCTCTAACAAAACCATAAATAAATTCAGTATTTTTCATCTTTATTTTAAAGAAGTTTTAAATAATCACTCATAAATATGAATTTTTAGTGGGCCCATCTGGACTCGAACCAGAAATACAGGATTATGAGTCGTGCGTTATAAACCTTTTAACTATGGGCCCTATAGAATTAGTTAGTACCTTCTTCCGTCAGATACTCATCCAAGAGCTTATCTAAGCACTGTACTGCTTTATCAGGGAGCTCTTTTACAGTTTCATTACTTTGAACATACTCAATAACTCCTCCTGCTCCGTATATAATAAGAGCTTCTTTAGTAGTTGGTATAAACACTTTTAGCAATGCAAATAATATACAAATACTAAAAGAAATTATAGCAGATTTTTTCAAACGTGATGAGATTAATTCATTGTCATCATGATATACTATCCATCCTACTATACCATTTAATATCAAAAGAATTGAAACTATAATTAGTGCAATAATAAAATCATTAATAGCATCTAACCTAGTAATCCAATAAAGTTCTGCCATAAGTTTAAATAATTTTTAATTTTACCAATCTGTTGAAAGCGCTAATTTAAAAGTTCCTTAAATAATAGTATTAAATTGGACTAATAAAGAGACTCGAACTCTTCCCTTCACACTTAGTGTGATGTTAACACCTACTAACTCTATTAGTCTTGTTTATTTCTACTTCAGGAGACCATCAAGATGCTGAGTCTCTTTATCCCGAATCTCATTCAGCTTCTCAAGGTCGGTATTATAAATACCGATAACCTTGTTATGGAAGGCAACTCGGGTCTTGATGAGTTTCTCAATCTTGTTATACATCTTAATAGATGCCTTAGACTCCGAGATTCTCTTGCCTGTCTCCTCATCAAAAACATCTCCACCGCTACATCTGGCAATACCTCTGGTAGTCATATACACAGAAGTATTGTTAAGCTGGACAACTGCCGACAGAACACATACAGTTACATTGCCACTAACGTGGAACTTGTTTTTAGTGTGAATTTTCATAGTTTTTTGTTTTTTGGTTAATAAAAATGTTTATTTGGAAATTACTCCTCCATTAGGCATTACTCAAAACAAATAGGAGCAATAATATTCTCTGCCTTTCGACGAAGATTTTTAGCCCATCTACGAAGAGTTTTACGAGCATTAAGACTTTTTCTGCCTCTTTTATTGAAGAATGGGGAGTATTGTTTAGTCATCCAGTCATCAAAAAGCCAATGATTTTTGGCATACCTTTGAGTAAAGTTTGTTTTCATAACTGCTCAATATTATTTTTCTATTTTTGATAAATCTATTGTACGCTCAATAATCTCCCCTGCATACACTTTTCCTAATTTAATTATTCCCCATCCCTCTTTCTTAAGAAGAAGCAGAGCTTGATGAGTAGGAGAGTGTCTTTTACTTTGATGGCAATTGTCTCACCAATTTTCTTTCTTAGGAATCATAATCAAGGATTTTTAACTCTACAGGTTCGTCTTCCCACTTTAATTCTCTTCCAATCAGCTTTTTAGCAGATCCTTTAGGTAAAGGAAGAGTCATACTATATGCATACAAAGGCATAAACCTTCCTAAAATTTCTGATCTAACTGGATGAAATTGAAAAATAGCTTCCATCCCATTCTTATCTACTGCTATCCATGGCATATCTATCTACTTATTGATTCTAATGTACTCCAAAACTTAAATAATTTTACACAAAACTTGTCACAGGTTTGATATTTATCAGGACAAGATACTGTACAAAAAGCTTTTTTAGCTGCTCCAATCATGTCATATCTTGTTAAATCTTTTACATGATCTAAACAAATTTGAGACAAATACTTTGAAGGCAGACTTTGATTTTTACAGATATTATAATATATCTGTTTGCACTTTTAAGTTCCATAGTGTCATAGAATTATGGGGTTTTAGTTTAAGATGGGAATTCGTCAGTTAGTATTAGACCTTTACCATATTCAGAGTATCCAATATGCCTAAATGATCTTCCAGCTAACACATAGAATAACTCAATTCCACAATCTTCTCAGCTCTCTATTCGTAGTAAGTCATTAACTATTGACCCTTCTCTCTTTAATCCTACATAATAGTTAAAATTATAAAATGATATACCAGGGATATGTATAAAATCCTTTTCAGGAGATTTTCCTTGATATTCTTTATAAATTTCTAGGAATTCTTTATTATCCATAATAATACCATTTTCTTAAATTAACTTTAGTGATCCCAGAGAGGTTCGAACTCTCGACTTCTACATTAAAAGTGTAGGGCTCTACCAACTGAGCTATGAGATCAAATAATGAGGATTAAGCAGTTCCTCTTCTACCCAGCCTACTTTAATTTATGTTGTACACCATAAATAATTTCGTTACTTCTGCTTTTGGCCAAGTTCACACAAATATATTAAGACGTGCAGATAACTCTTAGTATGTTTACATATTGTAAACCATAGATTTGTGCTACAAAAAACTTACCCTTAGATAATCATTGTATTTTCTTACAAAGAACTTGAACTTTAAAAATTCCGTTATATATTTTTCTTAGATATTTAACGAAATTATTAAATTCTTGGACTGTTTCTGCTTTAGTTTTATCTCTTAAACCATGAGCATCTGATACAATAATCTTACAACGATCATAATAATGAGAAATTTCTAAATGCATTTCAAAATCAAAATTTTGCATAATACATTTTGATAATTCTTTTCGTGTGATTGTTGAAGAATGGGTACCTGGACATGCTTTTTTTGTCACCTTTTTGGCATATCTATTATAGATAGGACAATTAGTACAGGGATAACTTGCAGAAGATCCTGCTACAAAATCAATTGCTGTGTAAGTGCAATCCCCTTCGCTACCAGTAATTTTTGGTGCGTGATGTAATGCAATATTAACAAGATCTTTAAAATTAGATAAATTTTGATAAGTATAAAGATGAATTATTGCATTACATGAACTCCAGGAAGACATAATTGAATATTTAAATTAGTGCACTATTTAATTTTAGGATAATACTTAAAAAAAGAAATAAAAGCTCTATCTGAAAGTATTTCTACCCAGGAATCTTCTCCTTCTTTAGTAGAGTGCCAATCAAATCCGCCATTAGCTTTAGTTCTAAAAAGGTTATCCTGAAATATTTTTATATTTGGCTTATTACCTTGCTTAACTTGATAATCTACCATTTTCTGAGCGATCTCAATAGGGACACCCTCAAGATCATCAATAAGGTCTTCAGGTTTTACAATATATCATTTCATGCTAATTTACAATGATTTTAAGACTCCTTAAGTCCTTTTAGAAAAATATACCCTATAGAACTAGGTTTATAAGTTAATAAATGGCCAGTTGAGGTATGCATATGCCCATTAAAAGTTGTTAAAACTCTCCATTGGGATCTCCATACAGAACCATTATTAATTTCTAAAAGAGCATTATATATTTTGAGACAATCTTCTGCTTCTTTTTTATATTCAGTCTCCAGTTGTTTTTGTAAATATTCAGATATTTTGCTCATAAATTAGACTGTTGCCAAATCTTTTTCAAAAACATATTCTACTAGCAGCTCATTATCTCCAAATACCATAATTTGGAGAACTACTATTTTAGGAGTATCAAGAAACCTTTGTGATCCTTCATCCCAAGTACTTGTTCTTTTAGTAAGCCTAGGATACTCGGAAAATACATACTCCGCTAGTTCAGATTTACTATGAAAGCTGATAAAATTACTTTTAGGATTAGATTTCTGAATAATCCCTGTACTAGGAGTATTGAAGGATACCTTATTGGTACAATCTCCAATATTGAGAGTTACAGTGTTTAACATATTCTCTTAGTTATTAAATAGTGCGGATAAAGGGACTCGAACCCCCACGCCGTAAGGCATCAGATCCTAAGTCTGACGTGGCTACCAATTACACCATATCCGCAAATAATTTGTAACCCATAGCAGAATCGAACTGCCCTTTCAAGAATGAAAATCTTGTGTCCTAACCGATAGACAAATGGGCCTAAATATTCTTATAATAAGAAAGATAAATTTATCTTATCGGTGCATCTCTAGGCATCTTAAAAGTTTTTTAAGTTTCGGGTTAAAACAATAGTATTGTGTAAGTCATCTTAGTTTTACTAGGGACGATCTTTTATCCTCATTATTAGAGAGATTTTAAAAGATTAAAAATAAAAAATTGTTTGAAAATCCGTAATAAATTATTACGGTCGGTCTCTAATGGGTGCCATGCTCTGACGACTTTAGATGGTTATCCACAACTAGGTCAGGTTGTGGTTTGGACTAATTAATGACCTTAAGAAACGGGATCTTATGTACTCCAGGTCGGACTCGAACCGACACGGACCCTTCGGTCCGAAGGATTTTAAGTCCCTCGCGGCTGCCAATTACGCCACTGGAGTGTCTTATTACAGATACAAAAATAAGTAAAAAATTTTAATTATCCAAATAATTTGGCAATTATTTTTACTTATTTTTGAAAGAACAGCCTACTTTACCTCCTCGTGAGATAACATGATACTTACAGAGTTTACATCCCTTTCCTCCTACAAGGACGGGAGCTCCTTGGATGAAAATGGTCACAAATTTGGCCATAATATCCATATTCTTTAAAGAGTGATTCTCTTTATATACATCTCTGTAAGTTCGTCTATCAGGACAAAAACCCTTGGCTTCTACCCATTTGTACTTTGTGCCTTTTTTAATCATAGTTTTTAAATTTTATCCGCCCAGTTAGCCTCTTCGTTGTCAATATCCCCATTGTCAAGGGCTTGGTCACCTTTTTCCCTAAAGGATTTACTATCCTTGAAGTATCCTACAAGTTTAGGTGTGGTATGAATAGTAACTTTAATTACTGTATTATAATCCCACCCAATTGAGACTTCTACTGTCACCTCCTCTTCAGGGCCACTCTTTTTTGAAATGAAGTCTATAAGCTCCTTAATAAGGTCTTCATCAAGGTAATCAGTGAATGCACTGCTTTTTAATACCTCCTGAGCATCAACGCTCTTAAACTTTTCTTTTTGTATCATATGTTAAATATCAAAAAATGTAGAGACTTCTTCAGTAATATAAGAATATTCCCCTAAATCATCTACATAACAGTGATTTCCACTAGGTTCGAGTTTTTCAAGGTTATATTCTTTTCCTACTGTAGTGTACTCATTAGGAGCTTTTTTACAAATGCTCTTAATAAGATTGACAGGTTTAGGGGGTGTATTAGTAAGGATAAATACTACATCATTACTATCTGCTCGATTAGGACCAAGACAAGCTCCCCCTGGAATTCCATACCTAGAAGATATGCATTCTCCTCCTAAAAAGAACATACATCTTGTGCCAGGACTTGCTGCACAAGCACAAGCCCTGTTTGGATCTCTTAAAACAGCTTTAGCCCATGCACTAGCATGAGGTTCAAGTGAAAAAGGTGTATTTAGATCTCTCATATTTTTGTACTTTAAAATTTCAATTAAAAAGGGAGTAGTGTAGGACCTACTCCCCAGAAAGAAGGTGTTTTAGTGCTTTAAGATATTGGGCTGTAAATATCTCCAGTTACTAGCTGGTAATTATCTCAGAGTTTTATTTAACAGTACATAGGAACTCTTTACCATTACTAGGTAATAAACCTACGGGTTTATACTTACCAAGTTTGAACTCTCTGCCAAGAGTTATTGTGGGAATTTAAGGATTCGAACCTTATTCTTTCTATTATAGTAAGAAGGAGGTATTACCTCATAAACTCCACATGGTGCTTTCGAGCATTGAGGCACTTTGCCGCCATATTTCAACATATTACTTCAATAGCCCCTTCTAATCCAAAATGGTTTTAATAGACTGCTCTTCCTATTGAGCTAAATTCCCTTGTGAGAGTGAGATGCACCTCAAATGCATAACTCCTAACCTCGTAAATACTACGGTTTAGCAATATGCTAGTTAGGGCTTTATTCAAATGTATTACTTAAGCTACTCACTCTCAAATGTTTATTGAATGCGTTGAATCTTTTCCATCAGACTATCTACTGCTTTTTCAGGATTTTCACAATACTCAGATTCATAAAAATCACTATAGGAAGCTATCCATTTTTTCTCCTCAGGTGCATAATCTAAGGTTACTCCAATAGAATAGATGTAGTCTTTAGGAGGAATTCTTGTAAAGCCTTCCAGTTGATCTTCTGTAGTAATCAGATATAAAACTGGGCAACTTCTAAGCTTTTCAGTCAGATTCATTACTTCAAAGAATTATGAAAGTTTTGAATCTTCAGAACCTCATTTTCAGTGAAGTAATTGCAGGCTTTTACATCCATATAGAAGCCAAGCTCTGCATCACTGATTTCTTTATTTCTGTGGAGCAGCTGAAGCTCACGAAAGGTCAGAAATCTACCAATTTTACCAAGGACTTCTTCCTTAGTATAAGTATTTTTCTGACGCTCAAGAAATCCCTTAATCAAGGGATAACTTGTAATATTCTCATTTACTTTTTTCATGAGAGAAGATGTTTGTAAGTATTGATTTTCTGTGAGATATAGTAGTAATTATCCACTCTAAAGCATTGCCAATAACTTTCATTATTAGCAATACTAAGAGTGGGATAATTATTACTGATAGAGTTTGTATTAATTCCAAAGGCATATAAAAATGAGCCAAAAGAATACAGCTACTGCCATATCAAGAGTGATTTTCAATGAGATGGCATTTTGCTTTTTTGTATAGACTTCGTCCTGATAAATAGTCCTTGTTTCAGGAAGGTATTCACAAGTATTATTTATCATTCTTGAGCAATCCTTAAAGAAAGAAAAGGTAGCCCAAAGTGCAATGAGCAAACAAATCCAAACCATAAGATTACTTGGAGAGTTTGGTCATGAACTTTGCGTATGATACCTGCTTCTTCCCTACAAGGAATTTGCAGCAGTGGCTGAGACGCTCGAAGCCACGACTGGTATTGTCTCGGCCATCCACCATGATGCAGGCCGGATTGCCCTTATCATTTACGATCATACGGGAGCTGTAACGAGGGGAAACCTCAGTTGCTACATTTACCTTGAAGTTACGACGAGTATTGTTGTTAAGTGCTACAGTGTTCATAATTGTGTGTTTTGTAAAGGTTTAAAGAATAGGTTTAAAAGAAAAAAATTACTACACCTGACTTGGTAATCCTCTGCCTCATTAATTCTAAGTGCTGCATTAATTTTGAGTGACGCTAGCGTAGTTATGTTAAACATAACGTACTTATAGAACTAATAAATGGAAGACAACACTGACTCCAGATAGTATGTCTTATGAGCCCAGTAAGCGTTTATTAGGACACTAATGTGTATATATAATACTTCTTACTTAGGATCTAGATAGTAATTTTTTGTATTATTTTAAGTGGTTAGGCATATCAGAAATGTCAATCCACTTCCCAAAACATTTTACTGCATTTTTGGGGGTAGCTACTGTCTTAGGCTCTGAATATTTATTAAGAGCTGCTAAGACTACACTCTTCTTTTCAATGGTAGAAAATGTAATTCTACTTTTGATACGAGGTCTCATGTTACTTCTTTTTGGTACGACAGAAGAATAACTGCCGACTGCAATGCATTCTAAATGCATTACAAGTTAATAATTGAGTGAACATTTTCTGCAAAAAAGTTACAGAAGTGTGGTATATTGATGCAAAAATATCTTTGGTAATGAAAGTATTTTGCAGGAATATTCTTTATTTTTTATTTTAAGGCCTATTTAAAGGCATTTATAAGGGAGGATGAAGTGTTACTTCATTTATTATTTTGAGTGGAAATTATAGGCTTTAAAATCGCAAATAGGGGTATTGGGGTGATAATACCTCACTCTGCTAACTCCCAACTCTAATAAAATACCTTAAAAAAGCCTAAAAACAGCCTAAATGGGCTATTAAAATCCTATTGACCATACTGGGATATTACAAGTGCTGTTAAATCGCCTAAAAATAGCTTTTATTAGCATTTTACCAGTAGACTCATTTTTTAGGTAAAGGCTTTATTTAGTCTCCTTCTAAAAGGATAGGTTTATAAAGATTCTTTTTTAGAAGTGCTGCAAGGTATGCAATGGTTTCCAACCAATAGCTTCCAACCTTGCAAGCCTTGAAGCTAAATACTTTGAAGCTAACTTTTCAACCAGTGTGTAGCTTGTCTAGTACCAGGTCCTAAGCTAAATTTTTAAAAAGCCTTTTAAAGCCATTTAAAAAGTCAGCAAAAGTTTTTTAAAAAGCTAGTGATTTTTTCTCCTGATAAAGAAAAGAAAAAAGAACCAAAAAAGAAAAGAAATAAATATTATATATTTATTTCTTATGTTAATACTACAAAAAATTCCTATTTTAACAAACTAGGCTTTTATTTGGAGTATTTATTAGGCATTTGTTTAATACAAACCATATCACTACTCATCTACTTTGTAAAAATTATAGCAAGTAAATGAGTACTGGTTTGTACTAGACTAAAAGCCCAACAAAGAAAAAGAAAAGAACCAAAAGAAAAAGAAATAAATATTTATTTATTTCTTTAAGAAAGAAAGAAAGAAATATATATATATAAATATATATATACAAAGAAAGAAAGAAAGAAGTTGGTTCTTCAGGTAATTCTTTGCTTTAGATGAGAAGAGTTTTTTGTGTAATGTGCACACAAAGATGAGATGATTTTTTAGGTAATGTGCACACAAGGAGAAAACAAAAAATCTCTCCCCACACCCATACAACATGAGTGTGAGGAGAGTCTTTGTGAGGCTACTTCATTGCGAAGCTGAACTTGCCAGCATCGATAGCCTGCTGCAGCGAGGATGCAACAACCACCGAGTCACCAGGGTTGTAGTCGATTGCGGCATACTGGACACGATCCTCCTCATCGGTCCAAGCCGTGATGGTTACATCCAGGCCCTTCTTTCGGTCCACAATCGTGGGGACCTCACCATTCGTGAAGACATTGGTGAAGACGAAGGCATCGTTGCAACCTTCCTGACCTTCTGCTCGGTAGACAATGCGTCGACGACGGTCATCATAGAGTGCATTACCATCCGCATCCTTCTGCAGGGTGCGTTCACCGGTATCAGGGTCTGTAACATACTTGAGGACCTTCTCGATACGAAGCAGTTTCGCATCAAAGGTGCACTCATCCTTGCGAAGCTCCACCTTGTGAAGCTTTGCGAAAATAGCAGGTGCTGCCATACTTGATAATGGTGTTAAGTGTTGTAACATAAACGGTACGCTACTAACCGTGAGGACCTTATTTTTGTCCTCCACAAGTTGGCCGGGTCGCTTTGGTATGCCTTCCTAAGAAAGATGCCGGGGGTATAACCCCAAAAACTTTCCGGTACGGGAGGGGAGTGGGGGATATGTCACCCTCAAACACAATCCCTAAAATTTAAATTAAACCAAAAAAAATTTTTATTTTATTTTTTTTCAATTTGGAAAATTAAAAAATTTTACTTATATTTGTATATAATTTTATGCTTATGAGCAAGAAGACAAATTTAGACAAAATTTTAAAAGACTTACAAAAAGAAAGATCTACTATAGAAGATTTGCTCCTTATAAGTGAAGGAGGTAAATATTATTTCTATGATAGTATTTATGCTAATTTAAATAACATTATCCACGAAGTAGCAAGAATAAGAGATTTATTAAAATAATATGGAAGAAAAAAATTTAATATGCCCCAGATGTGGAGCTATTTTAAGTAAAAAGACTAATACCTGCAAAGAGTGTGGGTTATCTTATTTTGAAAATTCTGAGCATTCTAGTTGGGTAGAATTAACACCTTTATTTGGGGAATTTGATGAACATTATTATGAGAAAAAGAACTAAGCAGATTGGGAATTCTAAAGTAGAAAATTATGCTATTTTAGCAGATTATAAAAGGTTTAAAAAAAGTAAAAATATCTTAGATATAAGATATACTTATAATGAAGAGGGTGTTTTAATAGAAGCATCTACGGATTTTAAATTTTATTGCAAATGAATACTTTAACACTTTTAAGAAGATGGACTTGGGAGCTTCCACAAAGTTTATTAGGAGCCATTTTATTACCTTTTTATGAATCAACTAGATTAAAAACAATAGAATATAATAATCAAAAAATTTATATATATGATAAATTTCCAGGAGGAGTATCTTTAGGATATTATACTCTTATTGATTATAATAGAAGAGACTGGAATAATAACATAATTAGGCTTAGTTTAAAGAACTCTATAAAGCATGAATCTGGCCACGGTGTTCAATCTAAATGGTCAGGGCCTTTATACTTACTTATTTTTGGGTTGCCTAGTGCTATACATAATTTAATTTGTAGATATAAAAGATCTAAAGACATCCCTTATAACTATTATGACTTTTGGGTAGAAAAACTTGCAGATAAACTAGGAGGAGTAGAAAGATGAAATGGGAAGAATTATCTTTAAAAGATAGAGCTGATTTAATGAAGCTTTATATACAAAATGGATTTACTGGTCTATCTAAAATAAGAAGTCATTATAACTCCTTAGATGAAGGAGGAGATTTAGGAGGAGCTAAAGGGGAAGTACCATTTACTACAAATTATTCTACTTTACCAGATACTTCTAAAAAGAGCATTTCTTTAGATAATTTACATGAACTAGCTAAAGATAATCCTGCTTTATATAAAAGCTATATGCAGAGATTACCAAAAGAATATCAAGCTAAAGTAATTGAAAATGCTGCTAGATCTAGGTATGGTTATGAGGGCCTAAATCAAGCAATGACTGCAGCTGCTACTGGAGGATTACCAGGTTTATTAGGGTATACAGGATCAGAACTAATAAATGAAGGAGTACGTAAATTTACAGATTCTAACTCCTGGGGAGATTTAATTTATAAGGGTAATAGTCCTGTTATAAAAACACTAGCTGAGATTTCTAATCCTGGTAATATATTAGGGGGTATCGGTTCTACTAGGAGTATTACAAGTAGATATAAGCCTAATGTAGGGAATAGTTATTCAGTTACTCCTGAGGCAATAAAATCACTACTAACACCATCAAAATATGAAACTATAAGTGCAGTAATTCCAGAATCTCCTATTACAGGGTTCACACCAAAAATTTCTACTCCTGATGGATTTCCTTATTCATTTTATGAAACTGCTTATAGTACTCCTAAAGTAAGATTACTTGAAGCTCCAACAGCAGCTCAGAGAAGAGCTTTTGAGGTCTTACAGGGTGCTTATAATGATAATCTTCCTAATAAATATCTTAGATATAAAGCTCCTGAAGAAATATTAATTACTCCAAGAATAACTACTAAATTACCATATAAGAAAGGAGGAGAATAGTTAGAAAGTACTATGACTAGTGATTTCCTTAGTCCTTATTTACAGCTTAATTTAGCAGACCCTTCTCAAGGAGTTAATATATATAATTTTGAGGATTTATCTAAACTTGCTCAGAAAGCCTATGATGATAGTTATAAAATACTTAAATATTTAGGAAAAGGCAATGAAGCCTTTTTACCTAAATCTGAAATAAAAAAGTTTCTCCTTAGTAATACTCTGGGAAAATTAAAATATAGAGATCCTTCTCTTCCAATTAATATAGATGATGTTCGTTTTGAGTACTTAGTAGATAATCCTGAAGCAAGAAGAGAAGCCTTAAAAACAGAGCTTGAAAGAGTTGCTACTAGCAATAATGCCTTTAATCAAAAAAGAAAATCTTTAAGACAAGTAAGAGCTTTAAAGAAATTACTTGAGGATTATAAAGTAGGAAAAATTCCTAGTATTGAAGAAGCTTTTTCTTCTTATCCTTCTATAAAGGAAGCTATATTAAGTTCTCCTCAATATAAAGAGGATGCTATAGAGTACTTAAAGCAAGCTAAATCAAAGTTCTCCTCTACTGAGGATATTGAAAAAGATGTAATTAAAAATCTTCTTCTACAAAGACATAGATTTATTAGAGGTGCAAACCTAAAAAGGGATTCACAAGAATTTGTAGAACAGGTATTCACTTCTATTCCTTCTAAAATTGAAGCAGGCAGATCGGATTTTCCAAGTATTTTAAGGGAAGGTAAGTTAATGGATGCTATGTATACTTCTAACAGTATGGGAACTGGTTTAGGCTACTCTTACCCAAGTATAAGGGATAATTCTTTTCCAAGAATAGCTATTATCGGTAAGAATTTAGAAGACCTTAATTTAGAGGGAGATGTAAGCACTTGGTGGAATAATAATAGACTATTCCCAGACGTACCTTACTCTAAAGATGAAATTGATTTTAGTTCGTTCTATCTACATCCAGCAGAGTCAACTTCTCCTAAATATGGTGCTAATATATTAAGTACTATATCTAGTAAATTGCCTGAAAGATACCCAGGAAGTGACTTTTTAGTAAATAAAGCTTTAGAAAGAGACTGGTTTGGCAGTACTAAAACTTTAAAAGATTTTATTATGACAGGAGGGATTGATAAGTTTGCAGCCTTTAATGAATCAGATCCATTCGGGCATTTCTTATTTATTGGGCCTAAAGGAACTCCTATTCCCGGATATCGTATTTTTAAACTTATAGATCCTACTAAAGAATGGGTAGAGCTGGAAAAAGGCCAGAAGGTTACTAGGATGCATGAAGGAAAGTATAGTAAAGGCTTCTCTAAAGGAATGAAATTTGGAGGATTTTTGTAAAAAAGTTAATAAATTATTTGGATATTTAAAATATTTTACTTATCTTTGTATTACTCAAATGAAAAAGATTTTAGATTGGTTTAAAGAATCAAATAGAGGTAAGCACTTGTTATATGCGATTCCTATTGGCTTTATTGATTTAGGATTAGCTATTGGAGTTGCTTCTGGTATGGAATTTAAAGATAAACTTTATGGAAATAAATGGGACTGGATTGATTGGTCTCTGACAGTTTTAGGAGGAAGTATTGGGTTTTTAATTAAATTAATAACTTTAAAATTTACTAACTATGGCTTGTGGATGTAAAAGCAAAGGTAAAGGAAAAGGTAAGGGTAAGACAAAAAAGTAGCCAACTGCCTATTGTACATTGTTATTAAGACTTTTTAGTAGGTTGCAGCAAGTTCTTTGCTGGCACGGGTTAGGGTTTCCCTTAGTAATATAGAGTTTTCTATAAAGTCTATAAAACCCTTTCTTAGGGTATTTGGGGAGTCAGGTTACCCCGCTTGCTTTGGGAGCAAGAGAACTCACAGGTTCGAATCCTGTATACCCTACTTAAATGGGTTAAGTGTTTAAAAGGGTTGTTGGTGAAATGGTTATCACGGCTGACTGTTAATCAGTTATTCCTAGTTCGAATCTAGGACTTCCCGCATGGAGAGTTGGGAGAGTGGTTTAATCCAATTGACTTGAAATCAATCGTACCTTCAAGGTGCCGGGGGTTCGAATCCCTCACTCTCCGCATATCGGGTCTTTAGTGTAATGGTAGCATAAATCTCTCCAAAAGATTTGGTTTGGGTTCGAATCCTAAAAGATCTGCCTTTTAACTTTTAAAACATTTATTAATATGAGTAAGAAAACTTGGATTAAAATTGGAATCAGTGCTGCAGTAGTTGTAGGCACTCTAGCAATGATTAAGCTTATCCCTTTTTGGGGGACCTTATTGAGCTTGTGCAGTTATGCTGCAGGTATAGCATCTTATTGGGCTGTGGAGAAGTATGGTAATACTTCTATTGAAACAAAGTAATTTAAACTTAATTTAAACTTATGGAAGCAAGAAAACAGTATTATACATTTGGGGAGGCACTAGATAAGATTCAGTCAGATCCTGAGAACTTAGCTATGACTAGGAATAAATACTATAAAGCAGGTTATAAGGTAAAGGAAATTTTGCCTAATATTAATCCTGAATCACTCTCCTCTCCTATGCTAATTATTGAGGGAGAAAATGCTAGAGCAGAGTTTATTCCAACTCAGGAAGATCTTCATGCAATTAATTGGTTTATCCTAAAGAAAGTAACTCCTCCTAAGGAAGAGAAGAAGCTTGAGGATGCTCTTCCTTATGATGAGGAAGTAGTTGATCTCTTAAAAAGAATTAATAATTTTTTAGAAAGAGTTTTTAATGAAAAGTAAAAATATTGTATTTGGATTAGAAGCTCTTTCTGAAGTTAAGAAGGGAGTTGACCTCTTAGCTAATGCAGTAAAAGTTACCTTCGGACCTAGAGGAAATACTGTAGTAGTCTATGAGGACAACTTCCCTAAAGTAACAAAAGATGGAGTTACTGTTGCAAGGGCAATTAATTCTCCAGAACCGATGTATGATGTAGGAGTTCAGCTTGTTAAAGAGGCTGCTGCAAAGACTGCTGACATGGCAGGAGATGGTACTACAACCTCAACTATTTTAGCACAATCTCTAATTAATCTTGTATATCAGCAGCTAGTAGCAGGGGCAAATCCTAAAGAAATAAGAGCCGAACTAGAAAAGGCTAATGAAGTAGCAAAAGAGGTAATAAAAAAGAATGCTACTAAAGTTGGTGATACTCCAGATAGCATTAAGCATATTGCTACTATTTCTGCTAATGGAGATGAATCTATTGGTTCATTAATTGCAGAAGTTATATCAAAAATAGGCTATGATGGTGTTATTACATTAGAAGAGTCTAATGGATTTGAGACATATGCTGATGTAGTAGAAGGTATGAAGATAAATAAGGGATATATTTCTCCTTATTTTATTAATGACCCATCAAATAGATCTGCAGTACTTAATAATCCTTATGTTCTTATATTTAATGGTACATTAAATAATGTTTCTGCTTTATTTGCAATTCTAGAGGTAATTGCAAGAGAAGAAAAAGAAATTCTCATTATTGCTAATGACTATTCCCCAGATGTCATTTCTGCTATTATAAGAAACGTTCAGAGAGGATTATTAAAGGTAATTGCTGTTAAGACTCCAGGAGTGGGGGAGTATAAGAAAGATCTATTAGAGGATTTAGCAGTAGTTACAAATGCTACTATTTTTGAGAAATTACCTAGTATATCAGGTAACTTTGGTATGATTACTTCTCAGAAAATTGGGCTGGGTACTGCCAAAAAAGTTGTAGCTACTTCAGAAGATACTACTATAATCAGTAATCTCGAAGATCAGACTCCTGTAAAGGAAAGAATTTCTATTCTAAAGGAGTCTCTTAAGAAAGATTATCCTAAGTATCTTTTAGATGATATTAAGTCTCGGATTGCTAAACTCTCAGGAGGTGTAGCAGTTATTTATGTAGGGGCTCCTACTGAGATTGAAATGTCAGAAAAAAAAGATAGAATTGAGGATGCAGTATGTGCTACTAGAGCTGCTATAGAAGAGGGAGTTGTAGTAGGTGCAGGTTTAATTCAAGAAAGTATTGCTAAGGAGCTGGATAAAAAGAAACTTCCAATTTTAGCAAAAGCTTTAATGACTTGTAGAAAATTAATTCTAGAAACTACTCCTATTTATTATGAGGATGCACTAGAACAGAATATTCTAGATCCTGCTAAGGTTACACGAGTCTCTATAGAGAATGCACTTTCAGTAGCATATATGTTTTTGTCTACAAAATGTGTTATTATCAATGAGCAAGAAACAACTAATGCTTTATATTAAAGCTTTTAATAAAGATAATGATCATTATAAGTTATCCTTTTATGGACCTTTTGTAGATGAAAAAAATGAACATAGAATTGGTTTATCAGTAAGTTATATATATAATTATTTACCAAGAACTCTTTTTGTAGTTCATACTAAAAAAGTAAACTCCTCTAGTTATAAAACTTTACTAGAGTTGTTTAAAAGTATTGACCTTAAACCTTTATTACTAGAATGGAAGGAGGATTTATAAAATCAAGAATGGTTTCTTTAGAAACTCCTTCTGATTTTACTAAAGTAAAATGGACTAAGGAGGATTATAATAAAGAGCCCGTTTACTACTGTAAAAAGTGCCTGAGTTTAGGAATTATAGCTTATAATGAATCAGGAATTTCAGAATACTGTAAGGATTGTGGTAGTACGGCTATAGCCACTACTACGATTGAAGAATGGCAAGCTCTAGTTAGAGCAAACACAAATTTAAATTTAAAATTAAAATAATATGGAAGCACAAACACAAGAATCGAAGTTAACTTATTCAGAAATTAAAGAGCTAGCTAATCAGCAGCAGCAGCAGCTTCAGCAGATGTCACAGGAATATAAGCGTCTTCTTGCAGAATATAATAAGGCAATGGAGATGGTAATTGGACGTCGTCTTGACCAGTTATTTAATGTTCTTAAATATAAGAATGAGTTTTCTGACGAATTTGTTAATGGTATAGTTCATACTATTGAAGCTATGCTAACTCCACCTGAGAATACAAATGATTGTGACTCAGCCGAAGTAGCTGATAAAGAGAATTAGTTATGGCTAAACAGGATATGACTAAGAATACAGATATTGTAAGTATCTCTACCAACTTAAGAGCTTCAGGTCTGAACTTTTTTAGACTTTGGTTAGGCTTTCTTAAACCTTTACATAGATTACCCGGGAGAGAACTTACAGTTTTAGCAGCTCTACTGCAACGTAGATTTGAGTTATCTAGAACTATTACAGATGATGCTTTATTGGATAAAGTTTTATTTACTGATGAAATAAAAAAAGGTATAGTAGAAAGCTTAGGCATATCCCCAGGAAATTTTCAGTCAGTATTAACAAACTTAAGAAAAGCAGGAGTTATTATAAATAACACCATAAGTAAAAGGTATATCCCTACTCTAGAATATGAAGATAATACCTATAAACTTTTATTAAACTTTAAAATAAGCTATGATAAATAATAAAACTTTACAGGATATTATTCTTGAGGCTTCTAAGAAACTAGATATACCAGATGATGTAGTAGAAATTGCTTATAGAGAATATTGGAATTGGGTTAAAAATACACTTGAAAATATACCCGTAAATGAAGAAATGTCTGAGGAAGAGTTTAATAAAATGCAGACTAGTATCAATATTCCAAGTTTAGGTAAGTTTTATGCTAAACATTCTAGAGCTCAATTTCTAATAAAAAAGTTTAAAGAAAATGCAGAGAAAGCTATTCAAAATTCAGAAAGTGACTCCTCCGTTTACGAGGATGCTGGTAACAGCTAATACATATACAGAGGAAGATTGTATCAGTGATAATGGTCTTGTAATGAAAGATCAGGTTGGAATGCTAAAGGATATTCAGGAAGTAGTCTCAGTGGGTTCAGGAGTTAGAGACTATACTCCAGGTGATCTAGTTTGTATTGATTTTTCAAAGTATATTAAACGTAGATTTACTAAGGATGAGACTAAATCTGATATGCCTGATGAGTATTACAATCAGGTAGTTGATTTTGAGATTCCTATGTTTGAAATTGACGGTAAAACAACTCTGCTTATTGACAGTTCTAATGTCTTTTTTAAGGTAGATCAGTTTGAGGAAGCATTTACTGAAGTGACTGTCCCCACTAAGAAAGTACTAGTTAATTAATAAATAGCCTCCTATTTATATAGGGGGCTTTTTTGATGTATTATGAAACTATTTGTATATAAAGATTATAATTTAAAGATCTCTGAAGAAGCCTATGCTCTTAGGCCTTTTAAAAGATTAGTTGATAGAGATCGTACAAAAGATAAAACTAAAGCTATGAAGGAACTAGCTTACTTATATTTTATGTATGACCCTAGATCTGATTTTTCTTTTGAAATTATTGAAGAAGATAGGGACTTAAGAGTTAAGGATAGTATTGGACTTGAAGCAGATTGGAAACCAGATAAGCAAGTCCAGGAAGCTATTGAGTTATATAAGTATTTGACAACTACCTCTTCCTCATTATTACTACAGGATACTAGAGTTGTTATTGATAATATTAGAAGTACCTTTAGAGCTATTAATTTAACAGAAAAAGATGCTAATGGTAAATTAGTATTTAATATAGGCCAAGTTATGACTGCTGTAAAGCAAGTACCTGGGTTAATTAAGGAACTAGCAGATGCAGAAAAAGCAGTTTCTAAGGAAATTGAGGAAATGGGTACTATGAGAGGCCTAAAACAAAAAGCTATACTAGAGGATGGTATAAAATCATTTTTAGGAGGAGGTGAGTAATGGTACTTATACAAACTAATGAATATCAAACCCCTATTACTGAAGAATTAAGAGATTCTCTACCAGTTGAAGTTTGGGATGACTTTATGGATATAATTACAAATGTAGAGTTTGTTAAGAGTCTTATATCCCCCGATAGAAAGAGAGCTAAAGACCTTCCTAGGGATTCTTATGGTAGGATTATAGTAGATATCTGTCATCCTCATATATTAGAAAATATGGACTATTTTAGGGCTGCTGCTATACATTTTCAGAAGTATGGGTGTTATACTAAACTGCGTCCTGATGCAAATCCTAAGTCAGAATTTGGGATGTGGCTAGCAAGAGAAATAAGGAGATGCCTTGATGGGATGATCCGGCCTGAAGATGGAGAGTGGATTCCTGGTGATTTTTATTTTTATTTAAATTATCTTCCTATTATCCAAACAAAACTTCGTAAAGGAACTAGAATTGGTGATCGTGTAGTAGACTTTCCTGAAGTTTGGGAAGGGGTTTATCTTAGATCTCACTATCAGTATCAGGCTAGAAATGGAGGAATGTATGACAATTTTACAGGTGGTAAACATTCTGTCGAAATTGCTTCTCGTGGTAAATCAAAATCTTATTATGCTGCAGCTATTTTATCTAAATTCTTTTTACTAGGGGAAAGTTCTATATCATATGATAAGGTAAAATGCTTAGTAGCAGCTTATCAAAAAGAGTATCTTATAAAGGATGGTACATTAAATAAATTCATAGATGGTATAGACTTCTGTGCTAAATATACTCAATTTCCTAGGGCTAGATTAAAGAACTCTTTATCAGAGATGCAATGGGTTTCTGGGTATTTAGACAAGGATACTCTAGTTCCTAAAGGTTCCCAGAATGAAGTATTAGGGGTAGCCATTAAAGATGACCCAGATAAGATTCGTGGTAAACGACCGATATCATTATATTCAGTAGTTCCCACTCCAGATGGATGGAAATATTGGAGTGAAATACATACAGGAGACCAATTATTTGGTAAAGATGGAAAGATAGTGAATGTTATAGACGAAACTATTCCAGAGGAAATGGATCTCTATTTATTAGAACTACAAGATGGTAGATCTGCTGTAGTAGGTCCTACTCATCCTTTCGAGGTAATTTATAGGAGTGCTGGTAAATTAAAGAAGAGAATAGTAGAGGCAAAATTTCTAGAAAATAACACTATCTATAAGAATAAGAAATATAATCTTTATAAATTTTATCTTGAGAAAACTGGACCTGTCCAATATCCTCACAAAAATATTCCTATAGATCCTTATACTCTAGGGCTATATTTAGGAGATGGTTGTTATAAACATTGTCATTCTGATTATTTAGATTTGACTATGCTAAGAGAGGATATAGATCAGATTGAAAAATTTATTCCTTATTCTGTAGATAAATCTAAGTATAGAGATATTACTCATAAGATTCATATAAACAAATCAAGTATTGATGTTTTGAAATCTTTAGGGCTTAATAATAGAGACAGCTCTTCTAAATTTATTCCTAATCTTTATTTATATAATTCTGTAGACGTTAGATTTGATATCTTGGCCGGCTTACTTGATACTGATGGTAGTGTATATAAAGATGGAAGAGTAGAATTTTCTTCTAAATCATCTAATTTAGTTCATGATGTCGTTGAACTATGTAGATCTTTAGGAATTAATTGCACTCTAAAAAAGAAGTATATTAAAAATGTACTATATTTTAGAGTAGTTATTTATAGTAATGATTCTAATTTATTTAAGTTGCCTCGTAAGAAGGAAAGATTAGCTAAGAGGAAAAACTCTGCTTACTCTAAAATGACTGCAATTAAGTCAGTTACTCTACTGGAAAAGGGACAGGCTAAATGTGTTACAGTAGATTCTGAGGATCACTTACATCTTATAGATGAATTTATTCCAACTCATAATTCTAATAGGATGCTTTATGAGGAGTTTGGTACTTTTCCTAAATTCTTGGATGTTTGGCAGACTGCACTTCCTAATGTTCAAGAAAATGCCGCAGCTGCATTTGGGCAAGCTATTGCGTTTGGTACTGGTGGATCAGAGGGATCTGACTTTATGGGTGCACTAGAGATGATTAATTATCCGGATGGATACTCTGTTTATTCTCTGCCTAATGTGTTTGATAAAGGCTCTGTAGGGTCTAAGAGAACAATATTTTTCTTTCCTAGCTATCTTAATTCTAAAGGTTTTTATAATGAAGATGGGGTTTCGGATGTAGTAGGAGCTATTATTGAAGAGATTAAACATAGAGTTGTATTAAAATATAATTCTTCAGATCCTATTCAGTTAACTAGACGTAAAGCTGAGTATGCTTTTACTATAATTGATGCTATTATGCGTCGAGATAGTAATATATTTCCTTCTGATAAACTGAATGACCGTATATTAGAATTAGACCAAAATCCCAGGAGTTTAGATGATATGTGGATAGGCAGACTCATCCAGACTAAAGAAGGAAAAGTAGAGTTTACCCCAGATGCAGATGTAAAGCCTATATTAGATTATCCACATAAAGATAATAAACTAGAAGGTGCTATTCATATTAACAAGATGCCTGTTAAAGGACCTGATGGTAAAGTTCCATGGGGTAGATATATAGCAGGAGCTGACCCTTATGATGATGATGTATCAGATACTATGTCATTAGGTGCAATATATGTATTAGATTTATTTACTGATGAGATAGTTTGTGAATATGTGGGAAGACCTATGTTTGCTGAAGATTATTATGAAACATGCAGGAGAATCTGCTTATTTTATAATGCAGAACTTTTATATGAGAATAATAAGAAAGGCCTATTTACTTATTTTTCAAAGACTAACTGTTTATATCTATTATCAGATGTACCAGAATTCTTAAGGGATAAAGAAATGGTCAAAGGGACTTTATATGGGAACAAACTGAAAGGAGTCAATGCCACTCAACCTATACAAACTTATGGCAGAAAATGTATAAGAGATTGGCTTCTTAAACCCTTTAAAATTACTACTAAAGTAGTAGTTAATGACCATGAAGAAGAAACTGAAATTACTATTAATAACATTAACCGGTGTTATTATAGAGCACTAATGAAAGAGCTAGCTATGTGGAATCCTGATAATAACTTTGACCGATATGATGCTCTTTTAATGTTAATGCTTCTGAGAGAACAAAAATTAATGTTATGTGGTATGCAATCCCCATCTGAGGTAATAAGTATGGATCAATCTAATTACTTAGGCAATGATGAGTTCTTTACAACTAATTATGACTTTAGATTAAAGAAGTAGTATTATGAGAAAAATTAGTAGTAGTATATTACTTAATATATTAGGTAATTTTTAAAATTATTGTATATTAAATAATATTTATTTAAATTTGCAATAATTATGAAAACTCAAATTTAATGCTATGATAGATTTAAAAAACATCCCTCCTCAAATGCTTTCTTATTCTAAGAAAACTAAAGAATGGAGGAAATCCCATCTAGATTGGGCTGATAAAAGAACTTACTATTTTGGGAATATGGTTCGAAGCTCTTTATTAAAGAAACGTATTAATTATAACTTAATTAATGGAGTTCTAGATATGAGAGATGTAGAGCTAATTTTAAATCCCGATAATGTTAATGCTTTATATGTACCAGAATCTATTCAGCATTTTCCAATAATGAATTCAAAGCTGCATGTTCTTCAGGGAGAAGAGGCTAAGAGACGCTTTGATTTTAGAGTAGTAGTTACGAATCCAAATTCTATTTCAGAAATAGAAGCTGATAAACTTTCCTCTTTACAAGAACATGTTCAATCTCTTATACAAGATCAGAATTTATCAGAGGAAGACTTTAATAAAGAACTAGATAAGTTATCCTATTATTTTGATTACCAATGGCAGGATATTATTGAGATGAGGGCTAGTACAATTCTTTCTCATTATATGAAGGAATTGAATATTCCAAAGATCTTTAATGACGGCTTTATGGATGCAATGATCTGTGGTGAGGAGATTTATCAGTGTGATATTATTGGCGGAGAGCCTACTTTTGAAAGACTAAATCCATTAAAAGTACACATTTTTAAGAATGGATTTTCTAACAGAGTAGAAGATGCAGATCTTATTATTCTGATAGATTTTTGGAGTCCTGGTAGAATTATTGATACTTATTATGACGTTTTAAGTAAAAAAGATGTAGATAGTATTGAGAGGCTTACTAGTACTTTTAGTACTGATTCGATGTATAATGTTGATGAAAGAAATGCCTTTATTAATACTGCAGAGATTGATGGCACTGATATATCTGGAGGAACTATCATTGAGAATTTCTTAATGATGGGTCAGTCTGGATTTACAGCTACAAGTAACTATTATGATCTACAAGGAAATATTAGAGTACTTCGTCTTTATTGGAAAAGTAAACGAAAGATTAAAAAAGTAAAGCATTATGATCCTAATACTGGGGAAGAGCTATTTGACTTTTATCCAGAGACCTATGTCCTAAATAAAGACTTAGGAGAGGAGGAAGAGATCTTTTGGATTAATGAAGCTTGGGAAGGCACAAAAATAGGTCCAGATATTTATGTAAATATGAGGCCTAGGATTGTTCAGTATAATAGACTATCTAATCCTTCAAGATGCCACTTTGGAATTGTAGGATCTATGTATAATTTAAATGATTCAAGGCCTTTCTCCTTAGTTGATATGATGAAGCCTTATGCTTACTTCTATGATGTTATATACGATAGATTAAATAAAGCTATTGCTGCTAATTGGGGCAAGATAGTAAAACTTGATCTAGCTTTAGTTCCTAAAGGATGGGAAATAGATAAGTGGATGTATTTTGCTAAAATTAACCATATAGCAGTTACTGATAGCTTTAAAGAAGGTAATGGAGGTGCTGCACAAGGTAAGATTGCTGGTGTTCTAAATAACCAATCAAGCGGCGTTATTGATGCAGAACAAGGCAATTATATTCAAGAACATATAAATCTCCTAGAGCTCATTAAAAATGAAATGGGAGAAGTTGCAGGTATTACAAGGCAGAGAGAAGGACAGATTTCTAATCGAGAAACTGTAGGAGGTGTAGAAAGAGCCAATCTGCAATCCTCACATATTACTGAGTGGCTATTTACTATCCATGATGATGTTAAGAAGAGAGCTCTAGAGTGTTTCCTTGAAACTGCTAAAATAGCAATGAGAGGAAGAACTAAAAAGTTCCAGTATATTACATCTGACGGAGCTATCAAATCATTAGAAATAGACGGTAATACTTTTGCAGATAGTGATTACGGAATTGTTGTTGATGCTTCTCCAGAAACACAAAACCTTGCTTCAAAGCTAGAAGCATTAGCTCAGGCTGCACTACAGAATCAAACCTTATCATTCTCCTCAATTATGAAGATATATACTTCTTCATCTCTATCAGAGATTAGAAGAACTATTGAAAAGGATGAGCAGGCTATACAAGAAAGACAGGCAGAACAAGCTCAACAAAATCAAGAAATTGCACAGCAGCAAATTCAATCACAGCTTGAAATGAAGCAGGCTGAATTAGAGCATGAAGATGTGCTTAACCAAAGAGATAATGAGACTAAAATTTTTATTGAGCAGCTTAAACAATCAGCAGAAACTTCTAATGAAGAATCTCCTTCCCCAGATAATTCATTAGAAAGAGATAAGTTGAATGAGACAATTAGGCAGTTTAATGAGAGATTAGCCTTTGATAAGTCAAAGTTATCTCAAGAGATGGCTATGAAGGAAAAAGATTTAGCTATTAAGAGATCTAAACCTTCTTCATCTTCTAAAAAATAACAATAAGGGGAGGAAGTTTTTTCTCCCCTTTAATTTTTTAAATATTTACTAATACATTAAGTGATGAAGAATCTCTTGCTGTTAAGGAGTTATATCCTTATTGGGAAAAATTTATAGATAAAAGTTTAGAAGTCGGGTTTAAAGTCCAGTATAATGAAAAACTCTATAAAGTTAAGCAAAAGATTGCTAAAGTATTAGAAAATCAACCTCCTTCAATCGATACAGCCGCTTTATATGAGGAAATAAATGAAACCGCTGCTGGTACTCAGGATGATCCTATTCCTTATAATAATAATATGGAATTAGTTAAAGACAAGTACTATTCTCAGAATAGAGTAATTTATCTATGTATTAGATCAACTGGGCAGGCTGTGTATAATAATCTCTCAGATCTAGTAGGATTATATGTTGAAGAGGTTATATAACTAATTTATAGAATATACTAATAAATCACTTATATATAATATATAGGTGGTTTATTAGTGTAAATAATACTATGAAATACAAAGTAATACTTATTCAACTTTTAATTATCTTAGGTCTTTTTGCTTCTTGCTTAGGATTATATAATAAAACTAAGTCTCAAAAAGAAGAGATTGACATTGCTTATTCTAATTTAAAGGCTTATATAGCAGAAAAAGATTCCCTAACTAATAGTAATAGAGTCTTTAAATTCACTATTGAAGATCTAAAATATAGTCAAGATTCAATTAATAAGAAACTACTCGAAGCTCAACGACAATTAAAAATTAAAGATAAAGATCTAAAGTATTTAGAGTATCAACTAAGCAAAGCTTCAAAAAGAGATACTATTATATTTAGGGATACTATATTTAGAGATAGAGTACGAATAGATACTACAATAGGGGATGAATGGTATAATTTAAATTTAAAATTATCTTATCCTAATGAGATAATTTCAGAGCCTACTTTTAAGAGTGAAAAGACAGTAATAGGATATTTAAAGAAGGAAACTATTAAACCACCCCGTAAATTCTTTTTATGTAGGTGGTTTCAAAGGAAGCATAAGGTAGTAGAAGTTATTATAGAGGAGAAGAACCCTTATATTAAGAATGAGAAAGAACGTTACATAGAAATTTTACAATAATGGACGCAGTTATTACAGCACTAATAACTTTAGTAACTACCTCTATAGGAAGTTTAGTTTCTTGGCTCTTAGCTAAGAGACGATATAATTCAGAAGTAGATTCTAATGAAATTGAGAATCTTAAAAAGTCCTTAGAATTTTATGAAAGGATTGTACAAGATAATAACGAAAAACTTCAATTTTATATTAAATTAGCAAAGGCTAATAGAGTTGAAGTATATAGAGTAAAAGGAATCGTATATAGAATATTTAATAATGCTTGTACAGATAATTCTTGTATAAAAAGAGTATTTTACACTGAGGAACAAATTAAAGAAATTTTAGGAGAATTTACTCCTTATAAAGAAGAACCAGATGGAAATAAAAATTAAACGAGAACAATTAGAGCCAACTTATACTATTAGTAAACTTTTTATTGATGGCCAATATTTCTGTGACACAGTAGAAGATTGTGATAGAGGTCTTACAGATAATATGTCACTTGAAGAAATTATGCATAAGAAAGTATATGGAGAAACAGCTATTCCTAAAGGTACTTATAAGATTACTTTAGATATTGTTAGTCCTAAGTTTCAAGAGAAAAGTTGGGCTAAGTTCTGTGATGGTAAATTACCTAGACTTCTTAATGTAAAAGGTTTTGAAGGAGTACTTATACATGTAGGAAATACTCCAAAAGATTCTCTAGGTTGTATCCTTGTAGGTAAAAATACTATAAAAGGTCAGGTTACTAATAGTACAGAAACTTTTAAAAATCTTTATAATAAATTACTTGAGGGGAAGGATAGAGGGGAGGCATTAACTATTAAGATAGAATAATATGGCAGAAATTAAGTACTTATCTGCAGGAAGTAGCTAGTGATAATTATGGTCTGGAAATAGACATTGACACTGGCAAAATTACAGTAACTACTAAATAATAAAATAAATAAATTATGATAGGTTATATGACAGGGGTAGGCCAAATTTGGGTGGGCGCTAGGCCTCCTGAAAATAGAGCTTACAATATTTTATGGCTAAAGCCCGCAGAAACTGCCGGATACTGGGAACTTAGGGCTTATAACCAACACACTAATACATGGGAATATGTAATAACTGCAAAAATAGACTCAAATATGGAAGAAAGAATTAAAGCACTAGAAGAAGGCCAGAAAGAGATACTTCTTAAAATAGATGATATAGAAAGTGAGATTGCTTTATTAGATAGTACAGTAGTAAAGAAAGTGGATATAGTTCAAGAGCAAGGCGATGCTATAGATAAAGTAATGTCTCAAGATGCTACTACTAGAGCAATTAAAAGTATATCCGGTGGAGGATCTGGAGATCCTGATATCGAGTCTCACAATACAGATCCAAATGCTCATAAAGATATCAGAAATCTTATAGAATCAAATACTTCACAGATTTCTATTAATTCTTCAAACATTTCTAAAAATACTACTGCCATAGAGGAAAATAAGGAGAATATAAATAAGTCTGTGTTATTACCTACTTATAGTAGTGAAAATAGTACTTTAACTTTTAAAACTCATGGAGGGCAAACTTTATCAATACCTTTAACTGGTGATGGCGGAACCCAAATTCCTGCTTATACAATTACTGACTTTAAGTCAGTAAAACCTGATATTTATAAGTTACCAAAAGGATCATTATTTACATTAACTGCAGATCCTTCAACTGTACAAAATGGACCTTCAAGTTTGGGTAAGTCAGGTAATATTACGGGCTTAGGAATGATTGCTTCAAATTCTTCTCCTGGAAAGGACTCTACTATAATGACCATTACTTATATAATTCAGGGTACAACAGGAAATCTTATATATAATGGTACTGTTACCGTTATATCTACAAGTACTATATCTATTAAATGGTCTGATGATGATACCTCCTCTAAAGCTTCTGATACTGTAATTATTTCGGATTTTAAGAATTCTGAGTGGACTTCAGATTATAGTGACTCTGGATCTATATTTATAAAATCAAATTCAGATGGAGTTACTAATGGACCAGAATCAGGAGATACTCATTATTACATGGGATATGCTCAGATAATTAACTCAGATGGTACTAATAAAACAATTTCTTATTTTGTTCAGAGTTATCCAACTGTACCAGATGCTGATGAAGTAAAACTATATCAAGGGCTATTAGCTGTAACAAGTGCTACTCAAGAAATAAAATGGTATCCAGTAGTTACTTCTTCAAGTGACCCTGAAGAAATAACTTCTATTAGATCTACAGTAATTACAAACTATAAGTCATTAAGTGTAGAGTTAAGTAAGTATCCAATTAATACTTTTATTCCAATAACTAATGCAGCTTCCGCTACGGGACTTCCTGACGAAATGCAAGGTTGTAATGGATATGGATATGCTATAAAAAATAGCTTAAATGAAATTAGAGTTGTAGTTAACTTCTTCTCAAGTAAGGGAGAATTTTCTAAAGGATTTTATGAAGGTGTTTATAAGGGATCTGCAGAGCAACCAACTCCTACTACATATTGGAAAGCATTATTTGATACTTCAGGAGGGTCTTCAGTAGATAATTCTTTAAATATGGGTACGGAAGCTTTAGGACCGTTCTCTAAGAATAAAATTACAATTACTAAACCTAAGGAAAATAATTCTGCAACACAATCTGTATATATAGAAGAAGATATTGATAACAAAAATATTAATTTCTATGGAGCTCTTATAGCTCAGTGGAACGATCTTTCTGCTCTTAACTATGTATTTCCTTTTAATAATGTGGTATGTTATGACTTAACAGGACAGACTGGAGAATACATGGTGCTACTAGTAGCTACAGTACCAAATACACTATATGCAGTATCTTTAAGTGTAAAATATATAGGAGCTGGAGAATTTGAATTCTTAGTTAGTATTCCAAATAATAAATTGGCTACTGTTACAGTAGATATAGTTGGAGCTAAAATAGTCTAATGAGAGAATAAAAAGTAGTATATAGTTAAATTAAATATTATAGTTTTAATAAAGGTGTTTTTTATATAAAAAAATAATTGTATATTTGTTACAATCTATGTAAAGATATAAATTTTATATATAAATTTTAGGAGAAGTATGGAAGATATTTTATCAATGGACTTATTAAATGCATTAGAAGAAGATGCAGATAATTTAAAGATTGACGAAGAAGATTTAACTTTTGATTCTAATAAATTAGATAACACTAATTCAAAAACCAGTACAGATGAGGATCCTGATCCTAATGGGATTTTTAAGACTCCTCAGGAGGGCGGAAGTGCTGATGATGGTGAAGAGGAAGACTCTGATCCTAGCTTAAGTAAGGGAGATACCACCAGAGATGATAAACCTGGCGATAATACTTCTCCCAATACACCAATACTTGCTTCCGTCGCACTGGCTTGTTATGAGGATGGTATTTTCCCAGACTTAAGTGAAGATGAAATTAAGAGTATTAAGGATAGTGAATCCTTTGCTGCTGCACTTAAGAAGCAGATTGAAGCAGGGTTATCTTCAGAGCAAAAACGCCTTAAAGAAATGCTAAATTCAGGTGTAGAGCCTGATGTTATTCAGCAGTATGAAGGTACTATTCAGTATTTATCTTCTCTGAAAGAGGAAGATATTGAAGCAGAATCAGATGAAGGAGAGCTTCTTCGTAAGAAAATAATTTATAACGACTATATCAATAGAGGCTTTAAGAAGGAGAGAGCTCAAAGAGAAGTTGAGAGATCTATTAATAATGGTACAGACATTGAAGATGCAAAAGCTGCTCTAGAAAGCTGTCTAGACTTCTATAAAGAAGAGTATGATTCTATAATTGAAGAAAGAAAGAATGCTGCTAAAGCTAAGGCTCAGGCACAAGAGAAGCAATTAAAAGAGTTTAAAAATAAAGTTCTTAATACTGAGAAGCCTTTTGATAGCATTAATCTTGATAAAAGTACTAGAGAAAAGATTTATGCTAATATGACAAAGGCTAGTTATAAAGATGAAGAGGGTAATATAATGACCCCCATTCAGAAATATATTAAAGAAAATTCTTTAGATGCTCATTATTATCTTTCTTTAATGTACACACTAACAGATGGTTTTAAAAATATTGATAAGCTAGTAAACCAGAAGTTAACTAAAGCTAAAAAAAGTGCTCTAAGAGAATTAGAACATACTCTAAATAATACAAGAACTTTGGATGATGGTAGCGTTAACTTTAATATGGAGCCTGAAGAGGAATCTTTTGACTTCATTGATAGAATTGACGTAAATTAAATTAATAAATTATGCAATTAGGTAAATTTCAGATGAAGGCCTTTACTTCATGGAAAGGTCTAACCCGAGATAATCATATCGGGGCAATTTTTGGTAGAGCACCTCAGAAGGCTACTAATATTATGGTACAGCTTCTGGCTCAGCATCGTGGTAAGAGTCTTGACAGTTATCTACAGAGATTCCCCGTTAAGTACTTTGAGACTGATGATGAGTACACATGGGAGGTAATTGGCAGCTCTCGTAGAAACATTCCTCTTATTGAGGCTAGAAATATGGATGACTCAGTTATTTCAAAAGGAATGGCTGGTGAGAATGGTCAGCCCTTTAAACTGGTGTTCCCAGAGGATTGGTTTGCAGATGGCGAGGTCGTTGTAGGTGAACTTAATGAGGTATACCCCCTTCGTATTTTGGGGCAGCCTAAGCTTGAGGGTTCTAATGCAGTTTATACTGTAGAACTAATGGGAGGTATCCTGAGTGGTATGCCTGCTGCACAGCTCGCTGCTGGTAAGAGATTCAGCTGGGAGTATGCTCCTGTAGAGGATACTATGTCTCTTGAGGTTGGTGATGTTCGTTATACGAGCTCAACTGCTATGAGAAATGAGTGGTCACACATTCGTATCCAGACTAAGGTACCTGGAAATATTCTTGATAAGAAGCTGGCTATTGGCATTCCTTATGTAGATAAGGCTGGTCAGAAGCAGGTTGCTAATACTTGGATCCATCATGTAGACTATAAATTAGAGGAGACCTTCTCAGAGTATAAGTCAAATGTAATTATGTTTGGTCGCTCTAACCGTAATAAGAATGGTGAGTATCTTAACTTCGGTAAGTCTGGCAATGTAATTAAGATGGGTGATGGTATTCGAGCACAGATGTCTGTAGGTAATACTCGTTACTACACTAAGTTTAGTCTGAAGACTCTTGAGGATGCACTCTTTGAACTTTCAGAATCTAAGCTTGACTATTCAGATCGTACCTTTGTAATTGAGACTGGTTCTCGTGGTGCAGTGCAGTTCCATAAGGCAGTTCTTGATGTTGTATCTGGTTGGACTGTATTCCAGTATCTTGGTGGTAATGCAGCTAATCCTGCTATCATCTCAAAGACTTCAAGCAAGCTGCATGATAATGCACTGAGTGCTGGTTTCCAGTTTACGGAATATAAAGCTCCTAATGGGGTAACCATTAAGATTGAGGTTAATCCTCTATATGATGATCAGGTTCGTAACAAGATTATGCATCCAAATGGAGGTGTTGCAGAGTCATATCGTTATGATATTCTGAGCATTGGTTCAACTGAGGAGCCTAATATTCAGCTTGCTAAGGTAAGAGGTAAAGAAGAGTATCGTGGTTATATGTGGGGATTAGCGGCGTAAGCCTTTACACATTTCTCAGTTCCCACTAGTCCGACCTAGAAACAGAAGAGGGACAAAATAAAAACAAGGTTAATTGCTGGAAGTTCCTTAGAGCTTTCACTGCCTTTTAAGTAGTCAAACATTTAAATATGGACACTAAAGAACTTTGGAAACCTATTGAGTATAATCCTTATATGTTGATTAGCTCTAAGGGTAGAATTAAGAGATTGCCTCATGGCAAAGAAAAAGGTCGTATTCAAGAAGACTTTTTTAAAGATAGAGATGGATACTGTAGAGTAAATGTTCTTAATAAGGATGGTAAGTATACTAATTTACCAATTCATAGATTAGTTGCTTTAGCATTTATAGAAAATCCTGATAATAAGCCTCATGTAAATCATATTGATGGTGATAGAACAAATAATACAGTAGAAAATTTAGAATGGGTAACTCCTAGAGAGAATGTATTACACTCATTTAAATTTGGTAATAGAAAAATTTGTAAAGAAGTTCCTAGAACTACAATTTTAACAGATTATCAAGTTTCTCAAATTGAGTTTTTAAGACAATACTACTCTTTAAACCAACTTTCTAAATTATTTAATATCTCTTACACTACTCTTAAAAATATAGTTCATAAAAGGAAACAATGTGAAAGATTGGATAACCAGCAGCCAAGTAATTATAAAAGTATTTATAATTAAAGGTTCAACGACTATCCCAAATGGGAGTAGAAACTAAGTAGTTTCGAAATGCCTTGCTCTACATGATTTGTAGATGAAGATATAGTCTGAACTTCATGGAAACATGAAGATGCTATATGGAAACGATATAGCAGCAACGATTAAATGTGAGAAATCCTTTCACCGGTGGTATGAACAATCCTTATATGTCATATCCCGAGGATTCAGCTCAGATTCACAAGATGGCTACTCTTGGTGTATTCATTCTTGACCCAACTCGTACTATGAGCTTAATTCCTAATATCCTATCTGAGTAATTAAAATAAATCTTATGAGGTAAGCGGGGTTTATCTCCACTTACCCTTTATATAAAAAGGGAGAAGTTATGGAAAATTTTAAAAATATTGGTGATATTGATGTAGATACCTCTATGGAGGATTTAAAAGTAGAAGTTCCAAAGCCCACTATTAAGGGTAATAAAGTAGCTAGAGCCGCTTCTTCAGACTTAAATGAAGAAACCCCTTTAGTAAACTGTTTACGAAATGAAAAGGTTATAGTAAGATGTATTCTGAAGCCTACTGGTAATATAGATAAACCAAATCATGCTCTATATGGAGGTATGGCTGAAACCGCAGTTAAAATCTATACGCTACCGCTTCTTATGTCTGGTTCTTATAAGAATGCTCTTACTAAAGCTGAAAAGAAGTTCTTGGAAACAGTTATGGGATTGGAAGATAATGCACTTTCTATTTATAAGAAAGAAGACAATTATTGGGAATCTGATAATGCTATTGTTAGATTAGGTAAGATGGATACTATTCTTGATCTATCTACTCCTGATGGATATATTAAGTATAAGATTCTTTTAGCTAATTCAGATACAATTGCTCCTAATCTTGAAACATTAAAGACTACTCCTAAGGAAACTTACCGCTATGTTCTAATTAGAGAAGGGGAAGAAGTGAAGTCAATTAATAAAGAGATGAATATTTCAATGCAGGCTTCATTTGAATTAGGTAAGTTCTTAGAGAATAAGCCTGTTTTAAGACTAGTAGTTGAAACCATTGAAGGCAAGCCAGTTTCAGAAACTAGCTCCTTAGACTGGCTACAGGCACAGGCATTTAAGAATATGCAGAGTAATCCCAAGTTGTTTGTGCAGATTCTACAGGATCCTTATCTAGAAACTAAGGTGATGATTAAAGATGCTATTAGTGTAGGGCTTATTAAAAAGAGAGGGTCTCTGTATTATAAGTCTGATAATACCCCTCTTAGTGAAGGAGTTGAGGATCCAAATCTTACTAATGCTGCTAGATACATCAATGCTGTAAAAAATCAGGAATATAAACTAATGCTTGAAGCTAAAATTAAAGCTTCAAAGAAATAATATAGATTATGACAGCAGCAGAACTTCTACAAAAATTTAACTTACACTATGATAATATTTTAAGTGCAGCTGCTCCAGGCCTTAATGAATATGAAATCTCTTTATATTTAACTCAGGCTCATAGAGAAGTTGTATCTAGCTATTATAATGGTGTAATGGGAGGAGATACTGTAGATAGTACAGAAGCTGTTAAGTCTCTTATACCTAGATATATTCTATCAGATTCTATACAAATTACTCAACTTGCTCCCAATCAAATAGAAGGATTATTTTCATATATAGTTGACTTAAATTCTCAAGTTCTGCAGTTATTAGCTGAGAGAATTAAGGGGCCAAATAATTCAGAGGAAGTAGTTAGAAACATTTTAGTTAAGCCTATAAATATTGATGTACTATATAGGCTTATGAGAAATCCTTTTAGACGTCCTTCAGATTTAAGAGTTTGGAGATTAGACCAAACATCTAATGAAGATACTACAGAACGTCAGATTATATTAATTTCTAATGAAGATTTAGCCTCTGAAGATTTTCAATATATATATACTTATATGAAAGAGCCTGAGGCAATTTTATTAGTGGATCTAGATTCCGAAGAGTGGGCCTCTATTGGTGATCTATCTATTATGGGTCAAAAAAGAGCTAATGTAGATGGAGATTTAGGAGATAAGATTTCTCCTACACTTTGGGAACTAATCATTAATAGGGCTGTAGAACTAGCAACTAGAGACTATAAAGAAAATACATTAAATACACAAATTGCTCTAAATCGTAGAGTAGAATAAATTTAAACAATTAAAATATGGCAACTTTTACTGAAAATTCAGTACGTCAGGTTATCGTTGCAAAAGTAGCTGGTGATGTTGACGTAATTGATGTTGGAACTAAGGCTGCAGCTACTTCTCATACAAAGAAGTTCTATATTAAATATAAAAATGCTGACGGTCTAGTAATGAAGTCTGATATTATAGATAAGGATAGTATTAGATTTTATAAAGCAACTCCTTTTGCAGCTGAGAAGCGGCGCACTATTACTATTAAAGTTAAGAAAGATAATCTTGCTCCTAACACTGAATACTCTCTTAGAGTTATGATTAGAGAGGTCATGTCAGGGTCTCAGGAAGATCAGATGGTAGGTGTTGTGTCTGTGACTACTAGCTCAAATACTGATAAGGTGGCTCTTTCTAAGGAGGTTACAGATGGATTTGCAGCCCAGCTTAATAAGATGTATGGTAAGAATGCCCTCAAGTATAATAAGCTGGATTGGCCCCTCTTAATGGCCGGTGGTGTGACTGCTGTAGAAAGTGTAGGAGGTACTGTAGATACGCTAGTTATTAAGGAAGTTCCTAGCTCTGAGAAACCTTGGATTATTGGCAAAGTACAACTTCGTACTTACAACTTTGATGTGTATCCTAATCCTGTAGTTACTGTTTCTTCTACCGGTAATACTAACTTTGAGACTTTTGATTGGCTTGACACCACAAGTGCTGATGCTGGTTTTTATTCAAAGACCGAAGGAGGTTCTCTAGGTCACGGTAATGGTAAGGTAGCTGCAGATCTTGAGTACTTCTATCATGGAGAGATTGGAGACTTCTATCGTATGAATAACTATCCATATAATATTACTACTAAGTATATGGTAGATCCCAGTAAATCATACGATACCCTTGATCTGGCATTCTTCTATAGAGGAGAGGCTACTTCTCCACAGGCTTCTGAGAAGCAGTTGCTAATCCTTTGTGAGAAGACTGATTCGGCTATCCTTCTTGGCACTATTGCCACTAAATTAGATAATCTTATTAAGGCAATTGTTGCAGATCCTGCATCTTAGGCTGATCTCATTAAGACCATTACTCTTACTGGAACTGCTAAAGGCAGCGGAAATGTTCCAGGGGTATCCAGTGGCAAGACGGTAACTATCGCAACTACTGCATAATAAGTAGTTAAATAATAAAAGGCTGCTATAAAATTCAGCAGCCTTTTTATTTTTATAGAAGATTAAACTATGGAAAGGGATTTTAATAAAGTAATTACCTATATTAATGAACTATATGGATCCTATCTTAAATTTAAAGAAATTCATTGGAATACTTATAGTAAATCCCTTCATCTTCTTTTAGATGAAATTAATGAGGATATTCTAGAAGCGATTGATGATTTATCTGAAAATATTATGGGGATTCATGATAGTAGGTTCGGGTATAATGTCTTAATCCCTAGTATTCCTAATACAACAGATCCTAAGGAATTATTACAAGTTCTAAGTGCTAAAGCAGGCTACCTAAAATCTTCTATGGATTCTGGAATCTATGCTGGATTGCATAACATTTTAGATGATTTTGCAGAGAAGCTAAATAGGTATGTCTACTTAGTAATAGATAGGTAATTACCCAATTAATAAGAATTAATTATTTTTTTGTAAAAGTCCTTGCATATATGGAAAATTTTTTCTATATTTGCAGGGACTTTTAGTTAAGGTTATACTTAACTTTAAGTTAAGTTTTTAACTCAAAAAAATTTTTAATTATGAATACAGAAGAACTAGTTGAAATTTTTAAAAGAAAACCTTATTTAATTAAAATGGGGAAAGGAGCTTTATCTAAAAGACTAAAAGTTCCTAAAGAGGCTATTGTTGCAGCTAAAAAACCATTTTATTCTAATAAAGAGCTTCTTACAAAGAAAGAGCCTAATATTCTAATATTAGATATTGAAACTGCCCCCATGAAAGGATATGTATTTAGTTTATGGAAAGATAGTGTTAATTTAGATAAATTAGTTTCTGACTGGTATATTTTATGTTGGTCCGCTAAATGGCTATTTAGTAAAGAAATACTTGGAGACTGTCTTACTAGTACTGAGGCTAAGATTCAAGATGATAGAAGAATTACTATTTCTTTAGCCAATCTTTTAAATAAAGCAGATATTGTAATTACTCATAATGGGAAGAAATTTGATTTATTAAAGATTAATGCTAGAATGCTAATTCACAGACTTCCTCCTATTAAGCCTTATCAAAATATTGATACTTTAGAAATTGCAAAAAGACAGTTTGGGTTTACCTCAAATAAGCTTGACTACTTAGCTAAAGTTTTAGGAGTTGATGCTAAATTAGATACAGACTTTCAATTATGGGCTGACTGTGTTGATGGTAAACAAGAAGCTCTTGATTATATGCTTAAATATAATAATTGGGATGTAGAATGTCTAGAAGCAGTTTATTTAAGATTACGCCCTTGGATTAGAAATCACCCCAATCTTTCTTTATATTATGAGAGTGATGAGATAAGATGCCCTAATTGTGGTTCTACTCATTTAAATAAAGAAGGTTTCTATTATACAACTGTGAATAAATACCAAGTATATAGATGTGAGTGTGGGGCTATATCAAGAGTTAGAACATCTACGATTAACTCTGGTACAAAAAATAGTATACTAAATAATAATTTACAATAATGGAAACATATAGAAGCTGTGTATATATGGTATTGGATGAACTAAAACTTGATTCAGATGATTCTAGAATAGAAGTTGAACATATTATATTCCTTTTAAATAAGTATAGAGCTATTCTTACTAAACAAAGATATGGTAAAATAAAAAAGGATGTTCCTCTAGAATACTATCAAATTAAAGAATTAGGTAAGTTATCTCTACCTCCCAATAATACTGATGTAAGAAGAACTTTCTTTTTTGAAGATCCTATCCCTTCAATTCTTAATTTACATGGTATATTGCTAGAAACTTCTATTTCCTACAGTACCCAAGCTGAGGGAGACTATACAGTAAATAATATTGATATTAATTTTATTAGTCCTGATAGATTTAAGTATCTGGGAGAAAATAAATGGCTATCATCTATGCCATACGCTACTATAGGATATGACCATCGTTTGTATATTAGCTCTACTGTAGACTTTTTAAAAGATAAAACTTTTAGGATTCAGGCTATATTTGAAACACCAAGTGATTTTGAAAATACAACTGATGGTAAATTAGACATGTACTTCCCTATAGAACATGCATTATTACAACCTATTATTGATTTAGTTGTAAAAGAGCTCTCTAATTTTCTTTATCTTCCTAAGGATGATGAGAATAATTCTGCTGATGATCTTTCTATATCTATGAGTGCTTACAGACCAGCTAAATCAAGAGCTAATACAACTATTGAAGAGTAATGGAATTTGAGGAATTTCTTAAAAAGGTAAAAAAGGTAAGTAATAAAAGAGTATTTAAAATAACAAACTCTTTTAGTATTCGGGGAGCATTTAAATGGTACAGGCATCATAGACCTCAGAAATCTAAGTTTGTTCTTACTGAAGGACAGTTTTATTCTATTATAAGAACAATAAATGATATGCTAGCCGAAGCTTTAATTGAAGGCAAAGAAGTAAAATTCCCTAATAGAATGGGGCGATTAGAAATAAGAAAATACTATATTGAGCCCTATTTAAATGATAAGGAGGAGTTGGTCTATAAAGCTCCAGTGCATTGGGGAGAAACGCTTAAATTCTGGTATGAAAATCCAGAAGCTTATAAAAATAAGATAACTATTAAAGTTACCAAGCACGATAACTATAAAATAGAATATAATAAATCAAAAGCATGCTTTAAAAAGAAATCCTTTTTTATGTTTCAACCTAATAGAACACTAAGAATAAAAGTTCACAGAGCTGCTGAAGAAGGAAAACTAGATGCTTTTGAATATAATTATTGGAGAAATGGCAGCAGAAAAATACGTTAGCTTAAAAGTAGTTGCTGATAAACTATTAAGAAATCCTCTGCTAGATGGTATTTCTTTTGAGGCAATACTAGATTATACAATCGACTTCTTACATATTGTAGGAGTACCTGCAGATTTTATTGACAAACTATACACTAAGGAGTTTTCAGATTATAGGGCAGAACTTCCTGATGATTATGTAGAATGTACTCAGCTGTTAATTGATGGTAAAAGTGCTAGATGGGCTACAGATACTTTTCATACACATTATGGTGAAATGGAAACTGTAAATAATTATAATTTTAGCAGAAAGCTTCCTAGAGCTGTAGATACTACTTTTACTATTAATAATAGCTATATATATCTTTCTAAAGAAAAAGGTACTATTGAAATGTCCTATAAAGCAATTCCTGTAGATGAAAAAGGGTGGCCAATGATTCCAGATAATCCTGTCTTTCAAAGAGCTCTTAAAATGTTTATTGAAAAAGAGCATTGCAGAATCTTATATTTAAATGATAAATTAGATGGGGCTAAATTTAGTAAAATTGAGCAAGATTATTGGTGGGCTGTAGGACAATGGGAAACTGATTCACGTAAACTTAATTTATCTAAGGCAGAGTCATTATTTAATTCATTTAGAACTTTAATAGTCAGAGGTACTGAATTTGCTAATAGATGGAGAAATGATGGAGCTGTCGAAAGATTAAGAAGACATTAATATTATGGAAATAAAAAGAACTCAACTCCAACCTAAAGGGATGAGCCAAGATTTAAGTATATCTAAGTTTAACCCGGAGTTCTCTTATGAAAATAGAAATATTCGAATAACCTCAAGAGAGGATTCTTCATTACTTTCTATAACTAATGAAAGAGGAAATAAAAAATACACAAATTTTACTCTTATAGAACTAGATCCAAGAGCTAATAATGTTGTATCAGTAAAATACACTTTAACTCCCTCAAAAGATCCTCTAGGTATTGAGCTGAAAATGACTCTTTCTTCACAAGAAACTGTTAAATCTACTCTTACTTTTAATTTTGCTGTAAAGGGGTATGATGATAAAAATCAAGAACTATGGACCTATAATAGTATAGCTACATTAGCAGTTGGCCAGAATACTGTTGAAATTGCTTATTCTATAACGAAAATTGCTTCTGATGCAAAACTAACATCTCTTATTTTATCTGAAGATTCTAAAGAGGATGAATATTATTTTTACTACTTAAGAGATTTAGTTAATCCTAAAAATTCTGATATTGTTCCAGAAAAGCATCCTTATATAGAATCAGCTTTTAATGGGGATTTTGTAGGTACTGTTATTGGTAAAGCTATATTAAATGATTATTTAATTTTATTTACTCACTCATCTAACTCAGAATCACCAGATAGAATATATAGAATAGAAGCCTTAGACAGAGTAATGCTTCTTTATGAGGGAAACTTAAATTTCTCTAAAGAGCATCTAATAGATACTCTCCCTATTTATGAGAGTGAGGAGGTTCAGAAAGTTTATTGGACAGACAGCTTAAATCAACCTAGAGTCATTAATTTTATTAATGACCCAGAGCCAGAGAAGTGGAATAACTCTACTTATTTTGATTTTCTGCCAGAAGTAGGAGCTTATAGTTTCATAGATGTTGTTAAAAATGATAATGGAGGAGAGTTTGCTCCAGGTTCTATACAATATGCATACACTTATATAACAGAGGATCACGGTGTAGAAACTAACATAGTAGATACTAGTGATTTATATTATATTTCTTATAATGATAGAGCTGGTAAAGGCGATGAAACTTGTTATAATAGTTTTTCTATACATATATCAGGATTAAATCCTAGATTTAAATATATTAGGATTTATTCTCTTCATAGGACTTCTCTAGATGCAACGCCTACTGTAAAAGTCCTAGGAGAATATGAAATACAAACTCCTGAAAATTTAATTAATGACTATTGGGATTTACGAACTCAAGTAAACGACATCTTTAATTCTCTATCTGTATTTGATTCTCTATATTACAAGAAAGGATGGTATACAGAATTACCTAAAATTGATCCCTCATTTGATACTTTATCTGAAAAAATAAATGAGAAATTTCAAATAAACAGTGGTTCGATAGGTAATGGTAGTTTTACTAAGCAAAGTATTATCGAGTATATATGGAAAGCCAATTCTTATTATGTAGATTTAGTAGATACTGGTACATTAGGAACTACTGAGGACTCTCAGATTCTTTTATATAAAAACTCTCCTGAAGCAATTATAAATACACTGGCAACTAAAGACGAAACATTATTTGTTGGAGGTTATACTATTCCTAGTGAAACTCAATCAACAATTAACTCTATAAAGTTGTACAACAGTAATAGTATTGAATATTCCCCTATTGGTATTACTACTATTACATATAGTGATGCAGATCTTGATAAAGTATATGCCAAATTTAATTTTAGTGAAGCAACTACTTCTAAGATAACTCTGTCTTATGTAGTAGAGAGATATAATGGCAGTACTTGGAAACCTAGGATAACTTTAGAAAGCGAAATTCCTGTAGGTACTACAACTATTCAGTTTGAGATCCCTGATGGATCTATTTTAATAGATAGAGTTGATACACAAACTGTAAATATTGTACAAAGGGGAGATGATGATTACTATAAGGATTCTTATCATGTTTACTATATAGTAAATAAAGATCTTTATCCGGAGACTGAAGTTATTTCAGGTCAAGATGGTGCATATTCTTGGGGGTATAGAGATTTTATAAAGATTGAGGATTCTCAAGCTGTGGGTACCTACACATATACACCCTATACTTTAAAGAAGGGAACTAATTATTGTAAGCAATTTAAAAAAGGGCAACCTTATAGGTTTGCTTTACAAGGACAGTATGCTAATGGCAGATGGGGAGATCCTATATTAATTAGTAATCTAGAAAATACTGCAATTTTAAGGGATGAAGAAACAGGCGAATTCTTGATAGAGTCAAGTAGTGAAAATTTATATACTTTAGATAATACTTGTGAAAATTCTTTTTTAATTGATCCTGTATTACCACAAGAGCTTACTCCTATATATACATTATGTGATGTTGTAACTACTTCAATTTATCCAGAACTAAGTAGTGGTACTGGATATGAATCTAATTTAATTACTGCTTCTTCAGGCAATTTAAGATATTGGAACACAAGATTAAAAAATCCTCCGCTTCCTGAATCTTATTTATATTTCCCTACTCATGCACTATTTTATAAAGATGCTAATATTATTACTCCATCTTCAAATCTAGATGTATTGAAAATGGTTGGGGATGTTACTATTAATCCCTGGGAATACATTTACAATAAAGATTATTTCCTGGCTTTAAGGTCTTCAACTTCTTCTACAGAAAAAGCTTCTTGGAAAAATCTAGCTCCTCATATTAAATTTAATGTTAATTACAAGATTAACAGTAAATATTTTTATTCTATGTGGGCTGGATTTTTAAAGAACCCTACTATAAGCAATACCTTTTACTTAAGCTCTTCTGTAAGAAGACCAGATCCTAGCTATAAAGCTACTTCTATAGAAACTAGTGCTTTTGATGGTGGGTTTACTACCTTATATTTAAATAAGCTTTCTATTGTTTTATCTAAGGAGACTTGTAGCAAATTACTTCAACAAGGGTACAAAAGAGTTCGTTTATTATATGTAAAGCCTACTGAAGTAAATAGAAAATATCCTGCTCAGGGTATTGTTACAAATACTCTTTTTATACCAAGAACTAGGGCAGTAAATTCTAGCTGGGCTTATACAGACTATTTATCTAGACCTAAGAGTGTTTATAGAGTTTGGAATGAAAGATCTGCATTTATGTATAACTGGCAGCATCATGATCAAACTCTCACTAAAATGAATGACTATAGTGGAGGAACCCCATGGACTTCATGGAAAGAAGCTCATAGATTAATTGATTCCCCTTACTATTTCCCATTTATACATAGGTATTGGACTGAATACAATACTGATTTTACATCTTGGTATAATGTAATTTGGGAGGACCGTTTAAACTACGGGCATTTAGCTTCAACATTCCATGAGATTGAAACTCCTTTTGAGTCAGAGGCAACTTTTGATACTTCAGCTTCTAAGAAAAACTCTGTAAATTTTATAGCTAAGAAAATTCCTTGGACTGATTATGGAGCTTATACATATGATCCATCTGAACAAGAATTTACGCCTTGTATTACTGTTGAAAGTTTAACAAAGGATGACAGAGTATATTTTGATGAAAGTATTGTGGACTTTTGGAGTCCTGATATTGAATTTAATGAATCTTTAAAAAATTATTATGAGCATACTGTTGAAGGATTCCAAATTAGAGGTATGACTAATGTAGTAAGTACTACTAATAGTTTAAATTGTCTTAAAGAAGATGGTACTAGATATACATTATTAGGATTCTCAGATGTAAACAATTATTATCCATATATTAGTTTAGAGCAATCTAATAATAAGATAGATAAAAAGTACACTACTGGTTCTGCTGGAGGTACTGATATTAGTATGCTAGACTACTTTACTTTATGGTATTCAGGAACCTCAGGTAGTCAAGATATCTTCTATTTACCATTTACTCAATTTACAAATCTTTCATCTGGAGTTCATAGACTTGCACCAGGAGCTTCTGGGAATTGGAGTATTAGTGATGTTAAGAAGCTAAATACTAGAATTTGGGCTAACAGTGTTGATAATAAAAATAAAGAGAATGTTCATTCTTATAAGAAGTACTGTCTAAATACTTTACTATTTAAGGATTTGATCAGTCTTAAATATAATATTAATCAACCTACTCTGTTTATTAAGGGGGATACTATTAAGCCTATTTCTTTATATAAAACTTCATATTCTGGGGAAGATGTAACTTATAATCCAGGAATGGACGAGCTCCTTCTTGCTGGATCAAGTGAAATTACATCTTCAGTTCTTATAAACTATAATGCAAATACTCACTTGACATTTAGTTTAAGTAAGGGCAAGTTATTTGAGTATACTAATCTTAATAATACTTTACAAGATAGGAATCTTGAAGCTTACCCAGTTATGCCCGAACTAAGTGCTTATGCAAAGCAGGAAAGTACTAAAACAATTGGCAGAGCAGATGGTCAAGTAATATTTTTACACCTATACTGGTGGCCTTCTAAGTCTTCTATCAGGCCTGATATTTATTCTGATGAGGCTTATAGTGTTACAGAGTCTCGTAAGAGAGGAGAGTGGGAAACTCCTTTTAAAGTAGCACTACAATCTAGTGCTGAATTACCAGTCAGTATAACAGTAGAATTTACTTATAGATTGGAGTTTTGGAAATCAGAAAAGAAATCTAAATTAGGTACATCTACTATAACACTACCAGCTGGAAAAGTATCGGCTTTAAAAAAGCTTATACAAGACTGGCTAACTCTAAGAGATTGGTCTACTATAGAGATCAAATCTTTTAAGATAAAGAGTATTTCAGGAGATTGGAATATTACAGGGGATTACTCCGCTACTAATAACAGCTCTTCAGATTTTAAGGCAGTCCTTTTAATGAATAACCAAACTTATATAAACTCTGAAGAATTAGTTGCCTCTGATCCATTTTGGATTGGTAATAGAGGTCTTTATGTAAAGGATTTAATAGACCCTATACAAGGAGAAATACTAGCACCTGAATATGATAATGTTGATATTTCATCAATTATCTATCATAGGAATCTTCCTCATTTCTTATTAGTAGATTTAGTAAGATCTGATGCTTTCATTTATAATGATTGGCAAGGAAGTGGCATATATCAACAAGTATGGACTCCATGTGGCAAGCCAGTAATTTTACCTATAGATTCTGATGAAGGTTGTGTAGTAGAGGCCACAGAAGGGGATGTTTATGTAGGAAGATATGACTGTTTGAGAGTATCTACAAATGAGGAACAGTCTCAAAGAATAAATGATATAGTTTCGTTTATATGTGAGTCCTATGTAAATCCTGATGGTAGATCTGATGTTAATAGGTATACTACAGATACTAGATATGTTAACTTTGATAATTTTAATTTAATTAACAAAGTATACAGTCAAAGTAATAATTACTTTAATTATACTAAGAATGATTATAGGATTCTATCTACTTTAGGTAAATTCCCTAATCAGTTCTCGTGGACTTTAACAAAGCAACCTAATAGTTTAGTGGACTCATGGACTAATTTAACTTTTGCTTCTGTATATAATTTAAATGGGGAATATGGTAAATTAACTAAAATTGTAATGCATAATAATCAACTTTATGCATTCCAAGATAAGGCAATTTCAAATATTCTATTTAATACCAGAGTACAAGTTCCAGTTTCTGATGGTCTTCCAATAGAGCTATCTAATAGTAACAAAGTCGATGGTGTAAGATATATTACTACTACCTCAGGAGCCCAAAATAAATGGTCTATAAATACTAGTAGGAGTGGTATATATTATATAGATCATTTAAAGAAGTGCTTAAATCTAATCTCTTCTGAAGGAATTAAGGATATTACCGGCTCTACTGGGTTTACACAATGGTCCTTAAATAATCTAGGGTATTCAACTGATGAGTTATCTCTAGCAAATGGTATGAGTAACTGGATTATAAGTATTGATCCGATACATGATGATGTTTATATTCATGACAAAAATGAGTGCCTAAATTTCTCTGAAAGATTAGCATCCTTTACTAGCTTCTTTGATTACAAGGATATTCCATTTATGGATAAATATAATAAGGATTTTATTAGTTTATATTCAGTAAATGACATATCTAATATTTATATTCAGAATACTGGGGAATATAACAAATTTTTTGATAGTGAAAAAGTACCTTCCTACATAGACTATATTGTAAATCCTGAACCTTATAGGGATAAAGTATTTAACAATATTGAATTTAGGGCAGATGCTTTTGATGCTGAGAATGATTATACTAAATACATTCCTAATAGGACATTAGATCATATACATGTTAGGAATGAATTTCAAGATACTGGTGATGTTCCTCTTATTCAGTATAAGAATCTACAAAAGAAGTTTAGAATTTGGAGAGCTTATATACCAAGAGATACCAAGGAGATGCAAAATTATAAATTAAATAGAATAAGAAATCCATGGATCAAATTAAAGCTATCATATACTCCTACTGAAAGTGAGGATAATAAGGTAGTTCTCCATGATTTAATAGTAAATTATACCGTATGAGATCAAAAAGTCAAACACAACTATCAGAATCTAAAATCAATAAAGGATTAAATATAGCCTCTGGAGTGGGGAATGTTGCCCCCTCTTTACTAAATGAGTTTTCTGATGATGATAGTATAGAAGCTACTAGAGATATGGAGCTCTCTAATATAAGGTCCTTATCTACTAAGAGTGCTTTGTCTTCATGGGTTTCAGATTGGGTTCCACAATCTACTGAAAATATGGGATTATCAGGTCTTTCAGGTGCTGTTTCAGGGGCTGCTGCAGGTGCTGTAGCAGGTCCCTGGGGAGCACTTGCTGGAGGAATTGCAGGATTAGCAGGAGGATTATTTGGAGCTCAAAGTAGAAATGCACAAGTAGAAGATGCCAATTTGAAAGTTACAAATGCTATAAAAGCACAAAATAATTATTTAACAGAAATGCAAGCAAAAGATGCACTAGGTAATATAGCTGCCTTTGGTGGGTGGGTAGGAGCTCATGGAGGGGATTACCCAACAGGATTTAATTCTTTTAAATCAGGAGGTTTACATGAAAGTAATAAACTTGGTGGAGTTCCTCAAGGAATTTCTGAAAATGGAGTTCCTAACTTAGTAGAAGAAGGAGAAACTAAGTGGGGAGATTATATATTCTCAAAAAGGCTTAAAGTACCAAAAGGTTTTGGCAAGTTATATAACTTAAAGAATATTGATGATTCCTCTTATGCAGATGCTTCAAAGCGAATCTCAAGGGAAAGTGAGGAAAGGCCTTTTGATAGTATTAGTAGGAGAGGCAGAGATGAGATGCTGGCTAGATTACAAACTGCTCAGGAGGATCAAAAATACATTGACTCAATAGATACTCAGTTAAATCAAATATTTGCTTTAAATGGACTAGAAGATACTATCTTTGCTAAAGGAGGTAGTATTCACATAGATCCTTCAAAGAAAGGTACTTTTACTGCTGCAGCTAAGAGACATGGTCAAGGAGTACAAGAATTTGCTAGGAGAGTACTAGCTAATAAAGAGAATTATTCCCCAAGTTTAGTTAAAAAGGCTAACTTTGCTCGTAATGCAGCTAAATGGCATGCTGATGGTGGATATCTTGAGGGCTGGATGAATCCTCTTAGTGGCACTTCTTTTTCTGCAGGTAGTAGGAATGGTATAGGTCCAAAAGTAGGATATTCTCCTATTGGGAATGTTAATGTTAAGGTTAATACATCTTTAGACTTAGCAGATCCTAATATTAGGAATTCATATGAGTCAATTATAAGTCCTAGTAAATTAACTAATATATCTAGGTCCCTAGAAGGTAAGATAGGCAGTCCTGAAGTTCAAAAACTAAAATCTAAACCAGTATTTAGAACTTTAAATGAGGATATTACTGAGGATACTGCTAGTAGATCTAATCTTAATAATTTAGGATTATTTGCTCCTGCACTAACTAATTTAGGTACAACTATATCTGCTATTGCAAGTACTCCTGAGCAGGTAAATTTAGATAGATTAGATCTTAGTCCTTATAAAAGAAGAAGATATTTACCATATGACCCTATAGACCAAGAATACTTAGCAAATAAGTATAGAGCTCAAACAGGTGCTATTACTAGGAAGATTATTGATTCCTCAGCCGGTAACCCTTCTGCTGCTAGAGCCGCGCTTGTTGCTCATAACTTCAATAATATTAATTCTTTAGGAGATTTATATATTAAAGCAGACGAAACTAACAGACAAAGAAAAGAAAGATCTATTAGGTTTGATTCAGAGCAAGATAGGCAACTGGCCGCATTATCCGCCCAGGAGCAACAATTTAATGCTTTCCAGGGATTAAGAGAATATGAAATTAATGCTAAAAATAGAGCTGCAAGACGTAATGCAATTAATCAAGGCTTAAATACTTTAGGTTCTAATTTAGCAGAGATATCAAGATATAATTTAGATAAAACTGCTGTTAGTAATATGTTTCCTATGTATAATCCTTGGACAGGAGAATGGGTAGGAAATGAAAAGTCTGAGGGAGGATTTTTATTTAATCCTGAAATAGATATCTTCCTTAAAACAATGAAGAAAGGAGGCAAATAATGGCTAGTATAAATGCTTATGATAGAATAGAATATGGAGAATTTAAGATGCCCTCTCTTCAAGAGATGATGATAGCTCCTCAGTATCTTACACAACAGTTTGAACAAGCAGAGCAAACTTTATTAGAGAACCAAACATTAGCTGCAGATGTTGCAACAAGGTTTCAACCTGGTATAGATGATGAGGCTATCAGAATGAATGAGCAATTTCAGGAATCTGTAAAAACTGATATAAATGATCTTAATAAAATGGGGCTAACTCCTAATATTAGGAAGAGATTATTACAAAGGAAAATGGATTTTAATAATAACATTTTACCTTTGAATAAAGCTGCTGTTGATAGAGAGAAATGGGCAACAGCTGCTAGAGAAGCAAAGCTAAAAGATCCTTCTTTAATTATTAAAGATCCCATGGCTGTTAGTTTAAATGCTTGGATTTCTGACCCTACTTCTCATGAGTTACATGCTATTAGTGGGAATGATATTTATGAAAGAACAAAAGCGGAAATGATTCCTATTAGTAAGTACATTGCTCAAAATGTTCCCGAATTAGCTAAGTCTGGAATTCCTTATCAATACTTTACTTATGCTCAAGCTGGGGCTACAGCTGAGGATATTGCAGCTTTAATGGGTAATGACTTTAGGTCAATTGATCCTGCAAAGCTGTCTCCTTTAGCTCAGTTAATCAAAAATGCAGCTGATAAAGTAGTAGCTTCTACTGGCGTATATGATTATTATGGTGCAGATTCTGACGAAGCTATGCAAGCTATGGCTTATTCTTCCAGTGCTTTTAACCATGCATTAGGTACTAAGTCATTTGGCAATATGACTGATAGATATAACATGGAATTAGCTATAGAACAAAGTAAGCCTAAAAAATCTAGTGGAAATGAGTCTCAGGATACCCTATACCCTTATCTAGGGACTAGAACTAATGTTGAGGTTAAAGGTAAAATAGACAAAGCCCAAGACCTAATATTAGGATTACAGGAATTATCTAGTACTCCAAAAACTTCTGACTCTAATTACTGGAACAAAAAGTATGAAGACTATATTAGTAGGTTTACTACTACACAAGGAGCTATTAGAGCAGGACTTGGAGGAAGTAGAGTAGGAAGCTCCCAACCTATATCAAAAGAGGAGTTTATGAAGGGGGTTCATAGATCCAATAAAGAAGCTTTAGATAAGATAAAAAAAGAAGCTAGATCTTTAGGAATTACAATATCCGAAACTGACAATGTCGACACTCTTATAAATGAAATAAATAGAGGAAAGCAATCTATGGCTATAGGATCTAAGGAGTATCCTTTAAATGAGGCTGTTGATGGATACTTTATTGAGACTTTAAACTCTCAACTTAATAGTCAAAGAACTAATAAAGAAATAGTAGACGGTTTAAAAGTATCTGATTTTATTGATGATAATGGTAATTTAAAGCCTGGATACCAGTATGCTTTTAATAAAGATGGATTAGTAGTTGTCGAATATGGCAAGTCATCCAAAAAGAATAAAGTCCATCCTATTAATACAGCTTTATTAACAGATGATATTTATAGACAGGCCTCTCAAATAAAGCAACTCTATGATCCCTCTTTTTATGAGAATTATTCTTTAGATCCTATACAGATAAAAGCATTAAGAATAAATTATCCTGAAGTATACGGTAATCTATCAGATGAGGAAATTGAAAATGCTTATTTAGATGATCTTCAATCAAGACTTACTAGGGGGGCTGTTGAAAAAGGATATACTTATGGATCTGTAAGAAATAAGCAGATTGATGTAAAACCATAAAATATGAGTATAATTGACGATTTATCAAAGATTGCAGAGCAAGATTTAACAAACAGAAGTTCTGTAGTAGATTATGATAATATGGAGGAATCCCCCAGTCTGAAAGGGCTGGGGAATATCCCTCAGACTGACCCATACGAGGCTCTTAGAGAGTCAAGACAAAGAGATATTTCTACTCCTCTCTATCAGGAATTAGGAGACCTCTATAATCCTTCCTCAACTTCTGTTTATGACAGAAGAATTAGGGATATAGAGTCTTTAGCAAATCCTTCTGAATTTAGAGCAAACGAGCAATCTGGAGTATTAAAAGCAACTAATGCTCTCTTAAGTGGGGCTATAAGTGGCCTAGCAACTGCTTTGGAGGATTTAGGATATATTTTTGATCTAGAGAGTCACTTTGATTCTTGGAAGAATTTAGATAACACTAAAGATAATTGGCTCTCAAGTACTATGAGAGATTTTAAAGAAGACCTCTATGGAGCAGTACCTATTTATGAGACTGAGGGGAGTACTGCTTTAGGTCAATTCTTTAAATTTAGTACTCTAAGAGGGATGCTTGATTCTATGATTGGATTTGCTATACCTGGAGGAGTAGCATCTAAAGGAATAGGAGCTTTATCTAAATTAACTAAGATTGGGTCAGCTTTAAATAAAGGGCTATCATTCGCAAAAGCATCCACAGGTACTAAGGTACTTGCAAACACTTTAGGAGAGTTTGCTAAAAGTACCGCAGCCGGTGCTATTACAAACTATGCTGAGGGTCAAATGATGGCAATTGAATTAGGAGAAAATGCTAAACAGCAGTATATTGAATCAAAAGCCCAGCAATATTATGAGCAGTTTAAAGATTCTCCTATGCCATTAACTTTAGAAACTGCATATAAATTAGCAGAGGATGAGTTTAATAATGATTCAGAAGTCCAATCTAAAATAGGTGAAGAGCAGGCTAAATTTGTTGACAATAATAGATGGTTTATGTTAACAGATGCCCTGGGATTACATGGCCTTATAAAAAATAAAAGTTTATATAGACAGGCTCTGATAAGTAATCCTAAAGAAAAACTTAAAGCTATCAAAGATTTGGGAAGATTAACTTCTGATAATTTAATTCTTCAGGGAATAAAAGAGGGAGCAGAAGAGATTGGCCAGAATATTATTCAGATGGAAGGTCAGTATCAAGTAAGAAAAGCTGCCGGAACTACAACTGAAGAAGATGAAACTTTAGGTGATAACTTTTGGGATAGAGCTCTTAAGTTTGGTACTTCAAAACAAGCTATTGTTGAAGGCTTAATGGGTATGGTTTCAGGCCCAGGACAGAGAGTCTTATCTCAAGCTGTAACTGATATTACTTCAGGAGACCTCTTTGGTAAATTAAGAAAAGAAAAAGCCTATAATGCCTATTTGGATCAACAGAGATTTATTAGTACTATCAGTAGTAAAATAAATAATATAGTACAAGCTGAGGCTCTAAAAGCAGAAGCTTATTCAAGAGGAGATGATATTACTGCAGATGCAATTTGGAATAAAGAGGCTGCAGATCTGGTAAGAGAAGCTGTTGAAACTGGGACTATACAAGCTCTTAGCAGATCTACTCAGGATATTATTGAAAATCCTAATAGAACTCCAGAAGAAAAGGAGCAAGCTCAGAAGTTCAAAAAATTTATTAATGAAGCTGAAAATGAATATATTTTAGCTTCAAATAATCCTAATAGTCAGGAAATTTTTGAAAATAGATTACAGAATAATCTATTACAAGAATGGGCAACTAATCTTCAAAAAGATATTTCTCAGAAAGTTAATGAGCTAAATAATTCTTTAAGTACTAAAACTTCTACTTATTCTCTGTATTTAGATAAAAATTATAAAATAGAAGATTCTTCTCTTAATGAAGAAATTAAAGCAGAAGTACCTGAGGAATATGAGGCTCTAATGTCTAGAATTTCTCAACATAATGATATTCAGGAAACTTTACAGAAAAATAATGAAGAATATAAACATATAACTGATTCTGATTATCAAAAAAATTGGGTAGTAAATGAGGCAAAAAGAGTAATAGATGAAGCAAGAAAGAAGCAAAATGCTCTATTAGAATCCTCAGTAAATAAACCTCTAGTAAAATTAGATGATAGTAAGAATCCTACTCCTGAAAAGGCTAAGCTAGTTAAGGATGGGGATAACTATTTTCTTAGAGGCTATGATCCTGAACTTGATGCTTATAGTACTCCTCTTTTACAGGAAGACGGAAAAGAAAGGCCTGCTGCTATAAATGATTTAGAAGGCTACGAGTATGAGGAAGCTTTTCAAACTCCTAATACTCCTACCGAGACTCCTAGTGTTCAGCCTCAATCTGAAGCTCCTACTCAACCTGAATCTACTGCTCAACCTGAAGTCAAAAAATTAACACATGAGGGAAGACCTAGTCTGGCTAAAGAAGCTTCTGAAATTTCTAGTTTAGATAATTTGGAGGCTTGGAGAGAATCAAAATTATCTTCTCCTAATTTACCTGATGATTATGTACAGACCGTAGAAAGAATATATAAAAAGGAACAAAAGAGATTAGCATTAATACATAATGTATCGGTGGAGCCTACTCCATCAGTTAATCCACAAAGTCCTGAGCCTGAATATAAAAGAGCTGAGGATGAGGTAATTCCTGATGGAGAGAATTCTCTATGGGATTCTCCTAAGAGATCTCCAGAAAATTATTGGTTTGGGTCTAAAGGTTCCGAAGCTAAGAGTAGAAGATTAAAACTACAAGATCAAATTAGATGGTATGACTTCTTAGATAAGTTTGATATTACTAAATTTAGAGGTATTATAATTCCTTTTGAATATGAAGGAAGAGTAGCTGGAAGACTTGTTATTACTGATATTAACGGAAACTTTGTTGATATTAATGGAGATTCTTTAGGCAAAACTCTAGATTTAAATAAAGCTATTTATACAACAGTTGCAGATCCTTCTACTGACTCGACTAATAAGTATTCAGGTTCAGAAAAGAATTTTGATTATTATAAGAGTGAGTATCTGACTAAAGTTTGGGAGCCTCTTAAGAATGGTATTAGTATTCCAGTAACTTTTAGAGGAGCAAGTTCTGGTATTGTAGACGAAGATTTTAAAAAGCTAGTAACTTATAAACCAGCTCAATTACAACCTCTTGGTAAAGCTCTTCCTGCAAATATGAATATGAATGATTTAACAGTTTATATTTCTACGTCAGGACAGATTGTTACCGAGGAAGGATTAACTTATACAGTGCCTGCTGGTACAGCAGTTATTCATAATAAAGCTAACAATAATTATTATAGAGCTAACTCAGTACCTATAAGAGAAGAAGCTCGTCAATTTATTATTGAACTTTTTAGAGATTATATTACAAGAAGTTTAAAAAATGGTAGACGAAAATCAGACTATAGTGTTAGAGTTGGTAATAAAATAGTTAAGGTTAATTTCTTTGAACTTTTAAGGGATCTTCTTAGATATGATAGTTCTGGAGATGTTTCTAGAAGTATTTATAATAAAAGAAATTCAGATGGTATTCCTACAGCTACTTGGGTAATAGGAGGTACTGAAATTGATGAGATTGGGCCATTAGCTAATGGAGGCTATGCAGTAAATGAAAAGTTCTTTGAAGTTCTTGATGATTTCTTGAAAAAAGCTTTTTATAATATCAGATCTTCAAAGATTGATCCTAAAAGTTTAGAACCCTATTATATTCCTTATAAAATAAATAAAAATGGTACTTTAAGCGGTAAAGAGTATCCTAATTATCATGCTTTTGTAAGAGAAAGTTTAGTAGGCTTTACTATAGATCCTTCTAGTCCATACTCTCATGCTGAGAGGTATGCAGTGTTTACTCCTCAGATAGTAGATATTCCTCAAATTCCTAAGGATGTTCCTACTAATGATGCACAGAGTATTCTGCAGAAAGTAACTTCAGGAACTCCTATAAAATTAAAGCTCTCTTTTAATAATCCAAATACAGGTGTTTTAAATGAGATGCCTTTTACTCTATCTTTTAAGAACAATACACTCACAACAGATCAAGAGGAGAATGGATTTGTTCAAGTAACGGTAGATCAGTTAGGAAGAAATCAGGGAACTTTACAAGATGTAGCAAAACAAGTTCAAGCTTTCATTGCTAGACAAATGAATATTGATGAAGCAGAAAAATTCAATATGAGGCTTGAACTAGTTACTGAAAGTACTCCTACAACTGAAAGTAATTCTAAAGAAGAGACTTCACAAATTCCTGATAATCCAATTGTAGCAGCTCTTAAAAAGAGATTATCAGAAACCACAGATCCTAATATAAAAGCTCAATTGCAGATAGCTATAGAAACCGCTACTAAATTAAGTGATTCTGAAGTTAATAGAGCTGGTACTCAAGTTCTTCAAAGTACTAAGTTTAGGAAAATATATGAGGAGGAAACTAAAGCATCGCTTCAGGAATTAGAGAAAGCTAAAGAATGGTTTACAAAGAAATTCCCAGGAATAGATTTTGAAATTGTTCAAAAAGCTGTTTTAAATAATGTTGCTGGTAAATTTGAAAATGGAGTAGTTACTATTTATGAAGGAACTAATAGAAAGACTGTTTATCACGAAGCTTTCCATGTAGTTTTAAATTGTATCCTCACTCCATCAGAAAAAACTGAATTGCTTAAAGCAGCTATTGACAAACCATCTTATAAGGAATATTTTGATTCTTTAAGAGCAGCTTATCCTAGCCAAAGTGAGGAAGAATTAACTGAAGAGGTTTTAGCAGAAGCTTTTGCAGATTATATGGTTATGGAAGATGAGTCTAACTCTATTATTAGAAAGTTTTTTGCAAAAATAAAAGAGCTTTTAATAAAATTCTACAATCTTTTTAGGAAAGATGGAGTTCCAAATAGAGAGTGGACTTCAAGTCTAGAATCTATTGTAGAAAGAGTTCGAACTAGAAACTTCCTTTCAAGTGATTATCTAACACTTAAGACTAGCATCCCTCATTCAAGAGTTATTCCAGAATTAGACGCAATTACTACAGCAGATGCTGTTAATAGTGTTCATTACTGGTTTCTACAATATTTTAAAGACACAGGTAATTTAGTTGAAATTCTACAATCTAATAATGGAGAGCTTTTAAAGAAAGCTTATGAAAAGGCTTATAATGAGTTTGTTGGAAGAAAAGTAGAATTATTAAATTCTGTAGCTTTTATAAATCCTGTCGATATACCTAAAGTTTTATCTGATGTAGATAAAATTGATAGAGTCTTAAGAACTTGGGATGATGCTAATGGAGTTAAGAGTATACATCAGCAAGAACGACTGGCACAGTATAAGCTAGAACTTAATACTTCTGAGGATTATCAGGAAGCAGTTGCTGACATAGTAGGTGGTGAGGACAATCAAGGAAGAGACTCAGCACAATTATTTGCAGAATCTATTACTTTTAGTAGTAAGGTTAACTCTAATAAAATAATAAAACTTCTCTTAAGTACTCTTCCTAAGAAATATTATGATTTTGCTACTAGAGAAGCAATTCCCTATGTTAATAGTTTAGGGATGCCTGAGGTTGAATCTTTTGGTAAGGTCTTTAATATATTGGCTAACAAGCTTGCTAATATTCCTTCTAACATATCTGTTGCAGAACTTAAGAAGAAACTTACTGAAGCTGCTGAAGAATACCCAGCTATATATGCATTAGTTAGAGATGAGGTTATCTTAGTTAGAAATAGTAAGGGGGAAGTTGAGAAAAAGACTATACCTTCTTGGTTAAAACTTGATAAAGAGGATGAGTGGACTGGCTCTGATGCTCTTCAGATTATTCAATTTCTACAAGCTTTTACTAATAATAGAAATAGATATCTGATTGGAATTACTAAGAAAAATGGCCAATATATCAATTTTGATGCTGCTTCAGTAGGACAAAGAGCTCACTTGTTAGGAAGATGGAGAGCTCAATTAAATAAGTGGCTTCTTGATAATAATAAAGAAGTTGGACCTTTCTATAAAAAGAATGCCAAAAAGTTCTGGGAGTATAATGTAGAAGCTATTAAAAAAGCTTTCCCAAAAGTTCCTAATGCAGATAATGCAGAAGAGTTTTTAAAGGTTTTAGGAATTACCTTTGAGATTAATAATCCTAAAGCTTTACAAGATGCTCTTCACTCTAAAGAAGTGTTAGACAAAATTAGTAACCTATATACCCAGATCATAAAAGGAACTATAAAAACACCTGTAGTATTTGAAAACAGAGACGATGAAAATGAGAATCTAAGTGCTTTCCTTGATATCCAAGCCTACTTTGGTATTGAAACTCTTGAAAACTCTCATATTTCTCTTGGTAATGAGAGAGTTTATGATATTACTAAACCAAGTTTCTTTAATAATGTTGTTAATAGACTTAATAGGGTAATCTCAAATCCAGCTACTTTATATCAAGAGCTTCCTCACTTAGATCCCTCTGAAAATACTTATACAACTCACTCCCTACTAATTAGTAGAATTTTGTCAGGAGCTAAAGTACCAAAGTTGTCTATTTATATTCATGAAGGCAATAAAGAAAATTCTAGTGAAAAAGCAGTAGAGTATAAAGACTTAAAATTAGCAGATAAGCTAGCAACAGTCTTAAACCTAACTATGGAAGGTAAAGATAATGTGATGCGTCCTGCAGATAATGGCCAAGAAAGATTTTTAGATCATGGTACTACATGGGTCAATAATACTACTACTCGTAGAGAAATTTTTGAGATTTTCAAAGGATATTTATGGGATGAGTTAGCAAGATCTCATACTAAGAATAGAGCTTTTACTAACCTTAGTAAAAACTACAAAAAAGGTACTATGATTGAAAGTCTTTTATCTAAAGAGGAAATTAATACCTTACTTGTAGATACTGAAGAAAATCCTACTGAATTTGCTGATAGAGTACTTAATTTAATAGGACATGATATTTTAGCAGCTAGAATTACAACTATGATTGATAATTGGATGAATAATGCTTATTCTAAACTTAAAGATCTAGGGGATATTGCAGAGCTAGCTAATGGATCAGTATTAAACATGTCCTTAAAATTAAGTAATAATCCGAGTGTAAATCAATATTCTAAAGAAGAAGTTTTAAAATGGATTAAACATGCAGTTGTAAACTATGCTATAGGAAATATTGAGCAAAGTAAAATTCTATATGGTGATAATGTTTACTATAAATCTCTAGGTGATGAGTTTAAGAGACATAATGGAGCTATGGGTTCTAAAAAGAATTGCTTAACTTCTGATGGTATTAATAAAGCTATTACTAAGAGGTTTAAAAGAATGGATGGGGCAGAATCATTAGTAGATAAGAATGGAAAGCCTATTTTAAGAACTGCTGTATTCTCAGATGTAATAAGTTATTCTTCATATCTCTATCAAATTGCTGAAATTGTAGATTCTAAAAATCCTAAATACCAGAAACTTAAAAGTAGGGTAGCTACAGAGTTTGAAAGGTCTGATAAGTCAACTTCATTTGAGGATATGATGACTAAAGCCTTAATTAATGAAGCTGATAAATTAGGATTAAATAGTGCTCCTTACTCAGATATGACTGAAGGCGATGGATTTGGTATGATCTCACTTGATGCTTATAGAGAATTAAAAGTTCGAGTTGGAGATTGGACTGCTGATTCTGAGAAGCTTTATCAGTGGGAGGTACAAGAACGTGCTGGAGTTCCAAAAGAGGAAAGAGTATTTACAGATTTTAATGGTAAGACAACACCTTTGAAATATGGTGATTGGGGAAATCAAGTATTCAATTCTTTAAAGCCTCAACATTTTGGTCCTTTAGCAAATGTAGAAGGATATAAACCATCTTTTTATAAGTTGTCTTTAATGCCCTTAATTCCTTCTGTATTAAAGTCTATGGGAAATACCAATCTCTCAAAACTTCATGAGATGATGATTAATAACAAAATTAGTGTAGTAGTACATTATTCTGCAAATAAGGGAGTAACTACTAAGACTAATTCTGTTATAAATGATGCAGGAGTCGAAGTAACTAATACAGAGCATCCTTTTAATGACTTTTATGATAATCAAGGCAATTTCCTTATTACTCCAGAAGGCTCTTATAATGGACCTCTACCACTATTAACTCAGGATACTTATTGGGAAAACTGGGGTATACAAGTAGATACAGGAGAGCATAGACATCATGATGTTGTTACCGGTACTCAGATGATGGTACAGATTCTAAATGGTATCTTTGATGCTGGAGAGACCAGTGCCCACTTTGGCGAAGAAGCCCCTAGAGTAAAGAGTCTTGTTGATGAGTATATTTCATTAAATAATGAGAGAATAAAATTAGGTAGGCAACAACTAATTAAAGAGTTAGGACTGATTGCTTCAGAAAAGGGATGGAAAGTAACTCCTGATGGTATAGAAACTCTAGTTGGATCTCTGAGAGATGAAGCTATAGAAAGAGGTTTAGCAGATAATTATATTACTGCTATAGAACTTCTTAGAGATTTAGATGAAGGGACTACCAATATTGATATCCTACCCACCAGAGAAAAGATCGAGAGTATTTTAATGAGTAAAGCTGCAAAGCTGACTACTTCTCAGAAAAGACATGGTACGGCAGCATACCAGGTGCCTTCTACTATGTGGGAGACTAAAGCTTCCAGAACTTATAATGATGGTAAATATAAATCTTCTGATCTCAACTTTGTAGTTAAGAATATTAATGGTAAACCTGTTATAACTTCTATGGAAGTTTATCTACCTTCTCCATTTGAAGGAGTAACTAAAGTAGGACAAGTTCCTAAAGAATTACTACAATTAATAGGTTTTCGTATTCCAACTCAGGGATTAAGCTCTATTGAGACTATAGTAGTTAAAGGATTCTTACCAAAAGAGGCTGGTGATATTATCGTTCTACCTACTGAGATTGTAGCCAAAGCAGGCTCGGATTAATATCATGGTTCGAGTAAAATTCTGTTAATTGCGGGGACACCCTTAGAGTTCTAGATACTACGTGTAAAAATTCTAGAAATTGGGCAATCCGCAGCCACCCTCTAAAGAGAGGGGGGTTCAACGACTAATACTTAAATAAAGTTTCCTTAATGGATAACAAATCATATGAAAACTAAATTAACAAAAGAATCAAGAAATTTATTAATCGCCTTATTATTAGGTGATGGAACTATTAGTAATAATAATGTATTTAAATTATCTCATTCAGAAACTCAAAGAGATTATCTAGAATGGAAAATTCAACAATTGAATGAAGCAGGCATTCGCCATAATGGTATACACGAATATACTTCTTCTTGTGGGTATAATAAAGGTAAAAAAGTATTATATACACAATTAAAAACATCAGACTTTATTAAGTTATTGCGAAGGATATTTTATAAGCCAAAAAAATATTTAGGGAATAAAAGAATTCTTTCAAGATTAGATGCAAGAGGAATTGCAATTTGGTATATGGATGATGGTTGTATAAATTATAGAGTGTCTAATGGAAAATGTCATGGCTTTTATATTAAAATTTCTTTATGTGAAGATAAAGAAACTATTCAAAAGGTTATTGAATTTTTTAAAGAAAACTGGAATATTTCTTTTTATCCTATTTCTGAAGGCAGAGGTACTTATTCATTATGCTGTGGTACAAAAGAAGGAATTAAATTTCTTGAAATAGTTAAACCTTATGTATCAGAGGTACCTTGTATGATACATAAAATTACATATGATTTAAGTCAAAGAATAAAGCCATTATATGGCCAAGAGTCTTTGGGTAGGGCTGTCAAGCCTGAAACACAGAACACTACTGAATGTAGTGAAGATATAGTCTAAACTTATATGAAAGTATAAGAGCGTTTGTATGATATTGATAAAATGTACTTATATATACCTAATTACTATAAGGTAAAAGGTAAGTTTAAGTACATTAATTACAATAACTGGAAAGAACAGTTTGAAGAGCTAAAAGAATCTTTAAAGAAGAAAGATGAAGAGGGAGCTTTAGGATTTTTACAAGAAATATTTGGAAGTAGTAGTCTTATTCAAGATATAATTCAAGTAGAAAAACCTCTTAACATTACAGAAGAGGAATTTAAAAAGAAAGCTATTGAGAATAGAATTACAGAAATTCAAAGAACTCTTGCTCAATTAGAAAGTAATGCTTCTAACTTTATTGCTCCTATTCAGTCAAATATTCTTGAATCTGCTGCTACAAGAGCTATGAAAGCAGTTTATGGAGATTCTTATGAGTTGCAAGCTGAATACTATAAATCAAAAGCATCTCTTCCAGAATTACTTGATTCTACTTATGTACTTCAAGTAGCAGAAAACTATATGGCTGGTAAAAAAGAAGTAGGTATTGCAGCAAATGCAGGTAAGTTCTATATATTTGCATCTATGTATGATTTAGGAATTCCAGCTGAAAAAGTTCAAATTAATTTTGAGCATAATGAAAAAGATGGGATTGTTAAATTAGGTAGCAAATTTACTGCTGGAAAAGAAGCTATCCCTATTTCAGAGCTATTAAATCAATGGATTACTGCTGCTGTGGATGCTGCAAAAAATCCTTTTGGTGTAAATCTCGGTGCTACCCCGGCTACTCTTGGTACTTTAACTATGCTTACGATGGCAGGTGTACATCCTGATGTTTTAGCTCTTTTTATGAATCAGCCTATAATTAGAGAATACTTACAGCTTCAACAGAAGTATGAATCTCAGGTTGCTCAGGAGAATTATTTATCTCCTAAATCTCCAAAAGTAAAAGCAGGGGCAGCTTTAGCAAGATATAATAAGAATCAAATTAAGGCATATTTATCAGCTAAATATCCTTCAATTAATGATTCTGAACCTTCTAAGTCTTTCACTGCTGATGAGCTTGAATCTTATATTAAGAATAAGGATTATACTTATCAAGTTCAGATTCTTGAAGATTTTATTAGATATGTAGAATGGGGTAGAGAAGTTGCAAATGCAATGCAGGGAACTACCTATGATACAAAGAATGGAGGAAAGAACTTATCAGAGTTACTTTTAAAGTTATTTAATAGTAAAACTGCTGGCCAGAAAATAGTTAATTATGAAAAGTTGATGGATACTGGATACATTTCTGGATATAGAAATGCAGTATTAGAATTTAAGGAACTATTTGAACCTTTATTTTTATTACTTAGAGATCGTCAATTTACTAATGGTGAATCTGGATTATTTGATAATATCATCTCTAGATTAAGTAATGCTGGGATACCTAATGATAGAGTATTAACAGCCTTAAATAAGTTTAAAAATGATTTCTTAACTGCAATTATTTTAAATACTCCTGATAAAAATGGAGTAAAATTAATTTCAGAAAGAAAGAGGCTTATGATAGGAAATGATAGTGTTCCAATGAAGTTAGCTAAACTAAGGAGTGAAAAAGCTTATAAAGATAATCCTTTATTTCAATCTTTAGTTCCAATCTTAAATACTATAAGAGAAGATGTGCATAATATTACACCTTATGTAGACAAAGATGTGCTGGCTTCTAATGCTGTTACTTATGCTTGGGAAAGATTATATCAGGAAAATAAAGAATTTGCAATAGATCTGATGAAGTTTTGCCTCTTACAGTCAGGTTTACAAATGTCACCATTGAATTTTATTGATATTATTCCTGCACAAATGTATAAGGAGTATATTAAACCCATGCTTGATTCCTATCAGAATATAGGATATAGTGAGATGAGTAAAATATTCCTTTATGCTTGGCAGTTATCAAACTACAATGATGATGATATTCTTCCTTTTAATTTAAGATATGCGGACTATTTACCATTAGGTAAAAAATATAGTTTAAATGAACAAGGTGAGAAAACAAAACGCAAGTATCCTATTGTTCGTGCATATGATTCTGAGCATGATAAAGAAATAGCAGTTAAAGTTCCTAATTATACTTTAGATTCTCAGTCTATTAATAAAAATCATCAAAGACAAATTTATAATTTTGAAGTAGGCAGTCCTCTTATAAAGCTAATTCAAGAAATTATTAGTATTGAAAATAAAATGGCTGCTAGTGTATATGAAGATGCTTCTTCTGAAGAGGAGACTGTTAGTCAGGCTACACCTGATTCTACAACTGCAGAGCCTAATCCTGCAGAGTCCTTTGTAAAAGAAGGAGAGGAAAGAAAAAATTTATGTAAATAATCATGGCTAATGTTTGTCCAAATATCAGCTCACAAGCTTGGAAAGATTTAGTCAATAGGTTTGGTGAAGACATTACATGGGCATTGTATGTGAAAAGTGGGGATAATATCCCCACTCTTCGCCAAGCTTTAGATATTGTTAAATCTTTAAAAATAGTATATGAGCCATTATCAATTACAGAAAAGCAAGCTCTTGGAGTTGTAGACTCTAAAGGAAATCCTATAGTATATAATAATACTAAAAGTCAGCACCAATCAGCGCTTAATAAGGCTGCTGAAATAAATGCTAATTATGGTGCTTATAGAGCTAGGGTAGTTAAATCTGCTAGATCTCCTAGGGGTAAAGAGTACTCTGAGGTATATGTAGAAAAATATGTTCTTCCTAAGGAATATAAGACTGATTTATCTGCATATAATATTAAACCTGATGAAGAGTACCAGTTATCGAAAGAGTCCTCTAAATCGCCTATAAAGGGCCTTGATGAGCTTCTAAAGAAGTGGGCTTCCCTCATTGGATTTCAGGTGAATTTTGCTGAGGGTATAAATGATAAGGACGGTAAGCCTCTTTCTGCAATCGCTCAAGTAGATATGGTAAGAAAAGTAATTACTGTAGCACTTGATAAAGCGGATGCTACAACCCTAAGTGAAGAGTGTGCTCATATTATAGTTCGTATGCTAGGCAAAGAGAATCCTTTATATCAAAGACTCCTAAAAGTTGCTAGGGAGAGTAATACTTTTATAAAGGTAAAGGAGGAGTACTCCGAAGTATATGATGGGGATGAGGAAAGAATGGCTGAAGAAGCAGCTGGTAAACTTATTGCTCAGGAAGTAGTAAGACTTTATGAGGAGGATAGTAGATATACTCCAGAATCTAATAGGATAGTAGCTGCTATTAAAAAATTATTTAACCTTATAAAAGACTTCTTTAAGAGAAAAGCTGCAGCAACTGATCTTACTGTAGAGGAAATGAATCTAGACATGCAACCCTTTACAGAAGTTGCTAAAATGTTATTAGATCAACAAGTTACAGGATTAGATAAACTTCAAAGTTCTGACCCAAATGACTTTTATTATGAGTTAACTCCAAGAATGATTTCTACTCAACTTGATGCTGAGAAATTTCTTAAAAGTATCTCTGTTAAATACAATCCAGAACTTTCTAAGTATGTAAAAGATGACGGCACTGTAGTAGAAAGAAGAGTCTCAGATATAGTAGCAAGGGGTATGAAAAGAAGATTTAAAACTACTTCTGATTCTTCTAAACCAGAAACAGATTCTGATGCCTTTATAAGAACTATAAAAGGAACTACTATTCATGCCTATCTTGAAGTACTAATGAGAGATCTTTTAGAAGGAACTAATCTTTCCAAAAGAGAAGTTTTAGAAAAGGTTACTCAGAAATTAAGAGAGCATCCTGATCTACATAGATACTCAGATGTAGCTATAAAAAATATAGCTCTTTTAACAGAATCTCAATTTAATGATCTAAAGAATGCTGTTAAAAATTCATACGAAGAAATCTTAGAAAGACAGGCCTATATTGATAAACAGACTGGAACCAAAGGAAGTGTAAAGATTTTCCCAGAGCAAATTATTTATGATGAAGATAGGGATTTAGCTGGTACATGTGATTTAGTAGTTATTTATTCTAATGGAGTTATTGATATATATGATTATAAAACACATGAGTTTAAAGAATCTGAGGGGGAAATTGTGAGTGAAATCTCAAGTATAGCTAAAGATTCATGGAATATTCAGATTACTCAGTATAAGAATATTTTTACCAGTGGTATCAGAAAACAAGCAGAAGCTCAAGGTAAAGTAGTGGATGTTCACTTTGGAGCTACAAGAATGCTACCCATAAATGTCCAGTTTAAAACTAAAGAAGACCAGCCTAAAGAAGCTTCAATATTTGGATTTAAAAAAGTAGAACCTTGGTCTAAAGAAGTTCATGCTTTAAATTCAGTTTCAGTTAGTGAGGAAGTTCCTCTTAACCCCAAGTTAGCAAAAGCTCTTGAGAAACTCTATCAAACTAGTAGTGCACAGAGAGGCAAGTACTTAAAAACAAAATCTCAAACTGATAAAGATGCTTGGGAAAAGACTGAAGACTTAATTCAAAATATATTAATTCATCAGAATTATACTTATCTTTTTAAGGAAATTAAAGATATTTCTTCTTCTTTACAAAGGCGTCTTACTATACCTTTTGGGCAACCTGGATCTTTAACTGCTAATGAACTTCTTGAATTAAAACAAAGAATAGATGTCTACTTAGAATTCTTAAGAAGTGTTAATGGTTTAGAAGATCTTGGTACTGATCTGGAAACTAGAATTCAGTTAGGGGATGCCTTAAGAGAAGCCCTTTATGTGAAGGATATTCTTATGAATAAACCTGTTGATTTACTCTTAGCTGCTACAGGAGAAGATATTTCAAAACCTGGAGAGCATGTTAGTTGGTGGGCAGGTTACTTTAGTAAATTGAGTGAGCTCAATCATCCTATATTTAGAGCATTATCTAAATTAGTTAAAAGTTCTCAAGCAGAAGTCCACGAAGATTTAGTATTAGCTTCAAAGAAAATTAGAGAATATACTACCTCTCTTGAGGAATGGGCAAAGCAGAATGGTAAGACTCTCCAAGATGCTTTTAATATGATTGTGGACACTTCTAAGGGCACTCTTATTAGTAAGTGGGATAGAACATTTTATGAAGATCTAGAACGAGCTAGGACTGGTAAAACTAGATCTCTTACCTTCTTTGTTAATAATTATCAAGTTATTAAAAATAAAAAAGGAAAGTATGAATATACTGGTCAAGCTTTAATTGACTTTAATAAAGCTAATAAAGAATGGGAAGCTAGACTACAAAAGGCTAAAGGCACTTCTAACGAAGAAAGAGAAATTAATAGGTATAACACATGGAGATCTCAAAATGATCCTACATTTACTCCTAAAGCTTTATTTAATAAATATAATAGGTTTATTAGAGATAAATATAGGATAGATAATCCTGATTATTATAGTAAGCAATTTAAAGCGATAATGAATATTAAGCCTTTGGTAGATTACTATAATATGTATGTTAATTTCAATATAGAATTTGAAAAAATCACTGGTAGATCTATTAATACTAGATTTATAGCTAATGTAAGAAATGACCTATTTGATTCTATATTTAAAAATGGCATCGGGGCACTAACAGATCTTAGCTCTATTACACTAGGAGCATTAGAGTTGAGAGATGAGTCAGATGTAGTTTATAAGAGTAAAGATAAAACTTCTGGCTTAGACTATGAAGGTAATCCAATTAAACATATTCCATTATTCTTTATAGACCCTTTAAGAGATAACTTAACTTCGAAAGATATTGAGAGAGCAGAAGCTTCTATTGATTCCAAAATACCAGTAGGTTCAGAAGATTGGAAAATTGCTAGAAATATTGAATTAAGAAAAATTGCAGAAGAGAAGGGGTTGAGGCACAAATCGTACGATTTATCAAAAGTTCTTCTATTAATGGCTCAGTCTGTATATACTTATCAGCATATGCAAGAAATAGAAGCATCAGCACAATTACTTCTATATCATGCAAAAACCAATGAAGCAAAGGTATTTACTGAGGATAATATTCCCAATTTAGATAAGTGGAATGGTAAGGTTAGAACAGCTCTTGGTTTATCTTCTGAAGATGTATCTACACTAGAAAAATTTATTGATTTATATGTGTATGGTAAGTCTTCTCAAGATTCCTCAAAACCATTTACTATCATGGGCAAATCTTACAGTTGGGGTAAATTAGCTAAAAAGGCAGTACAATGGTCCTCTCTAAGTACTCTAGGTTTTAAACCAATCTTAGGTTTTAGAAACTATGCTCAGACTCTTTTAAACTATAAGATGATTGAGATTGAAGGTCTGTATTATAATAAAGAATCTACTAGATTAGCAGATGAGCTAAGAAAGAAAGATCCTAAAAAGTATTACGGAGCTTTAAAATTCTTCCATATTGGCAATGAAGACCTTTGGAAAAAGACTGCTATAGAACTCTCTGCTAATAAAACTAATAGAATCTTTAATGTAGAAAATGCTTTTTATTTACTAGAGAAAACCGACTCAAATGTTGATAGAAAAGTACTTACTTCTATGTTATATTCTTGGGGATATGATGAAGAGAAGAAGAAAGTAGTTAGGCTAGCTAGAAATCCTAAAGCAGTTCCTATAGCAGATCTTTTAAAAGTAGAAGAGGACGGATCTATTAGTATTGATAAACTCTCTAAAGAGGACATTATTAAATTTAGAACTGCTGCTCAAAATGCAGCTACTGCTGTTAAAGGTGTAATGCCTTCAGAAGATAGGTATTTAGCTAATACAACAATAGCAGGTACTCTCTTAATGCAATATAGAAACTGGCTACCTGGACTTTTAAGAGCTAGATTTAAGTCTCTTCAATTAGACGGAGTAACAGAAGAATATGATGTAGGTAGATTTAGAGTAGGAATTGGAGAACTGGCTACTGGTGGTGAAGAAATAGCAAAATCTTTTGGTAGATTAATGCTAAGATCAATTCCTATTTTAGGATATTTAGCAGGGGAGAAGATAGGACAAAATGAGAAAGCTGCTAGGAAATACTATGAACAATATTTTAGACAGCATCCTAATGAATCCAAACTAGATTTATCATTTGAAGAGTTCTGCCAGCTTAGATTAAAGAAGCTACAAGCACTTGGATTTGAGTTACAATCTATAGTAGGATTATTTTTAGCCGCTATGATTGCCAAAGCTTTGGTACCTGATGATCCTGAAGACGATTTAGAAGGTTGGGCTTCTAAATTAGCTACTCAAAACTTATACAGAGCTTTATATGGATCTTATCTTGAAGCCTCATTCTTCATAGATATTGGCAGTGCTACAGATATTATTTCTTCTCCTATGGCTATGATGTCTTATATCACTAATCTTATAGGATTCTTTAGAAATACTGCAGATGAAACTAGAGATTTAATTGCTCAAAAAGACTACAAAGGATTAATATGGTGGGAGGAAGATAAGAGGGATAAGACTGATGCATTTTACTACTTATCAAGATTGACTCCAGGTGTAAATGCAGCACAAGATTTCTTCGACTTCTATGATACTTTCACTTTTAATCAGCGTTAACCTGAAGTCTAAAAAAATTCCCCGATAGGATATTTTCCTACCGGGGATTTTTTATACTATAACTTCTATATTCTGGCCATACTCATAAGGAACTTCTGTTACAAAGTATCCTTGAATATCTCCAAAATCACTTAATCCAGTATTAATTTTCAAAACTTTCTTATAAGTCATAGCAACTTCATCATACTCTTCTACTTTTACTAAAGTCCAAAGGACTCTATTTGATAGAGCTGAAGAAATTCTTGAAAATTCTGTTATTGAAAAAAGAGCGCCTCCATAAGAAGCTACAGGATTAAAAGGATTTTGAATAGGTTTATAAGTATTAGTAAATTCTTCAAACGTTATTACCATAGGTTCTACTTAAAATAAGCAATACGGGATTCCGAAGAAATCCTAAATACTAAAGCATTAGCTTGAAATTCTGATAGAGTTCTAGAGTTTGAGTAGCTCATTGCAGACGTAAGATAGTCTTTAAAATTCTCTACCCAAGCTTTAATTGAGTATTTAATAGGTACTGGCTTACTAATTCCTTCAGAAGTTCGCAATCTTGAAGACCCTCTTAGAGTTTGAGCAATCTTGGTAGACATACCAAAATACTCTCGTTGCTTGTATTCTTTTCCATCTTCCTCCATATACATGCCTTCCAAAATTTGTCCACATGCTTCCTCTGCTTGTGCAAATAATTTTCCACACATAACAAAATCAGCTCCTAAAGCAATAGCTTTAATAATTTCATCAAAATTTTTGAAACCACCGTCAGCCATTATTTTTGGATAATAGGGAAGATTTTCAGAAATTTGTATACTTCGAATTGAACTAAATAAAGAAGCTATAGGAAAATGAACTCCTAAGTTAGCAGAGGTAGTGCATCTTGATCCTGTCCCAATTCCTACTCTAACAAAATCTATGCCTATACGAGCATATTCAAGATAAGTAGCAGGATTAGCTATGTTACCTGTCATTAAGATTATAGAATCCTCAAAAAGCTCTTTAGCTTTTTTGCAAGCTTCTAATAAAGTAGCCATGTGTCCATTAGCAACATCAATACAAACTTTTGCTTGTAGTTCATTTTGTCTAAGGGATTCAAGTATTTCTTGACTTTTATCAGTTGCCAAAAATACTTCTTCAAACTCTCTTAAAGAGAAACTGACAAAAGTAGAAGGCATCAGCTGTAGTCTAATGTCTAAAGGGATAGTTGTAGGAAGCACAGTAAGTATTCCCTCTTTAGCAAAAAGTTCCCAATTATCTTGATTTAATACACAACTCATTGGGGCAGTAGCTAAAGGGAGTAACCCTTTCATAAAAAAGGGGTTACACTCAGACCTACTAGAAATTGTTGTAATAGCACTAGGTACTAAACAAACATCTTGTAGACTCAATAAAGGATTTTGGGGTTGATAGATCATTCAAATACAGGTTCAAGTCTTATGTCATTATTTAATTGATCCAAGTATAATTTTGCAGATTCAAGAAATTCGTCTATTTTTTGAAGCTTAGAAGTCTCCTTTTTTAAGCACCTTTTAATACAATCTGCAATATATCTTGCTTCATATTGAGCACCAGGTACACTCCTCTTATTTATAAGATCCCTCCAATCTTTCAAAAATCCCGTCATCACATGCTCGGTTTTAGTATAAAGAGTAAGCAAGTCTCTAGCATTCTCAGGCTTTATACCATTTTTAATTTCTTCTATATAATCCATCTCGGCTAATTTGCATCTTGATAGAATTTTGTGAAGTCGAAAATCTTTTTCTAAGAAATCAAAAATAAACCGGTTTGATGAAGAATCCTCTTCTAATTTCCATTCACATCTTTCAGCAATATTATTTATAGAGTCCTCCTTTATATCAGGAGTAAAATACCACTTTTCATCAATCCCCTCAAGCTTGCCTTTATATCCAAAAAATATATTTGCATACTCAAAGGGAATTACAATAGCAGTTTCTCCATTAAACCTCTCTTTAGCATAATTACAATACCTAGAACTTTCTTTTGAATGAGAAAAGACTCTATGTCTTACATATTGCTCGGAGATCTTGAAGTTAGTGATAATCCTAAAAGAGTATCTCTTATAAGGATCGTCTTTTTCAGGAGTGAAATATTCTACCCCTTCAGGAAGGGCCTTTCCATTAATAATCAGTTCTGCTAATTCAGGATTAGATTCATATATATATCTTAAGTTAGTATATATGAAAGAATACCCTTCATTAGTTTCCTGTCCATAAGGGGAGTGGATTATATAGCACCATACATTATTTTTTACAATATTAAGTTCTTTTAACTTATGGGTAAGAACTTTTAGATATACACTACCATGTTCTAAAACAGAAAGATGCTTTCTGCCTTTAATCATATTAACAAATGATAAAGCAGAGTCCTCAGTAATTTTATTTTCTGATTTATAGCAGGTACGACCCGCTCTTTCAATATTTTTTAATATACCTTCGTCTTGAAGAAACTCTACTTCAGTATAGCAAATTCTCATATTTCAATTAATTTAGGAGAGTATACAGGGTGATAATCTTCATTAAGATAGCTTACATTGACTATTTTGTGATTTTCCCATTCAGAAAGTTCATGATTCCCAGAATGAACATGCCCACAAATGATAAGATCAATAGATTTGTCTCTTAAAGCTTCTGCTAGAGCATAACTTCCATAATCAGGTAATTGAGAATCTCCAAAAACAGAACCAGTATTTGCAGCATCAAATGGAGGAGTATGAGAGATTAAAATATTACAGTCTGGTATATTAGCAAAAACCTTTTTAGCTTCTGAGCTAGATAAATTAAACGCCCAGTTAGGCAAGTTTTCAACATGAGGAGTTCCATAAAACTTCTTATGTGCAAACTTATAAGAGCTATTATTAAGGTATATTACTTTTTTATATTTACCAAACTTAATAGGAGGATTACCAGGTCTATTATAATCTTCTAAAAAGAAGTCATGATTGCCTGCTACAAAGACTACTTTCATACAATTAAGAGATTCACACCAAGGAATAAAAGTATATCCAAACCAAATTGCAGAAAGTAGCTTATCTCTTTGGATATTTAAAGGAGATATATCTCCTGCAATGCAAACTACATCGCAGGGAGGTATATCTTCTTGTTTAGGTAAATACCCATGTAAATCAGATAGGGCACATATTTTCATGCTTTAGTCTTATCTTCCAACCATGCTGCAGCCATAATACAATAATTAGCTGCATCTTTAAGAGTATCTGCTAAGGATTCATCTACCTTAGCATTTGCTAATCGTTGTCTATCACATAAAGTTGTGAGTCTCTCAAACTTGTCATTAATTCTAACTACTGCTGCAATTAACCCAAATTTATCAAGAGACTTTTCGAAAGAATTGCCATAGTCATGATTTTTGGCATTAAAAGTCTCCTTAATTTCATTATGAACTTTATTGTAATCCATTGTCGTTAATGATCTTAATTAAGTCTTGAATAGTTATTTTGCCTGTATATCTAGTTACTTCTTTTCCTTCTAAATCAAGAAAGATAAGAGTAGGCAATCCTCTTACTTTATAAGTATTAGCAAGATCTTCATCTTCTTCGATGTCAACTTTACTAACAACGACCTCAGGATGCATAGCTTGGTATTGCTCTAAGGCCATATCTGCGGAAGTGCAGCCTTGACACCAAGGTGCTCCAAATTTAATAATTTCTTTTAACATACTCTTAATGAATCCAATGATCTCCTATAGCTACATCAACATCTAGTGGTACTTTCTTACAGAATAATTCTCCTGCTTTTCTCATACATTGTACTAGAGAAGCTGCTACAGTCTGAGCAATTTCTTTAGGAGCTTCTATATTAATTTCCATATATGTTGCGTGTATATCGAATCCATATACACTCTTACAGTTTCCTGTAAGATCGGACTATATCTTATAAAGATCTCCAAAGATTTCCTAAACCTCTCTTTGAATATTCTTTATCTGAGCTTTTCAGATGCTCTTGCATCTTACTCCATTTCTGGATAGTCTCTGAACTACACTTCTAAAGAAGTACAGCTGCTGATTGTCCATTCTTTGTAAATTTAGTTTTTACAAAAATATGCAAAAATTGTCACATTACCAAATATTTTGATAAGTATTTTGCATCTTTAGGAGTTCCCAGCAATTAACTCAGTTTAACCACAACAAGTTTTTATCGTGGACGGGTATACAATATTTTACTTTAAATAAAAGATTGTTTTTCCATAGCCATTGAAAAAATAAAATAGAGGCTCTTTTAAAACATATGGCACCTCTTGCTTGTATTCTATAGTTAATACTTTGTTTCTCAGAATCTGACTTTCTTTTGAAAAACTTTTTGACCATTAATACCTCAGGATTCTTAGGATCAGATTCTTTTAAAACTCTATATCTATCCCAAAATCCAGGTGTACTCATAGTCTTTTTATTTTCCATTAGAGTGTCATAATCATAAATAAAGGCTTTATGTCCGTATTCAGGACAGTGCTCAATATATCCTACTCTTATTACTTCTTTTCTACACCAAGCTTGATACTCAGCCACCCCTGAAAACTCCTTCATATAATTTGAATAAATAGCTGCTGCAGCTTCTTTATCAAATCCATAAGTAGCTACTAAGGTAGCATCGTTTCCTCCATAATTAAAGCAAAATTCTGGACCTTTTGCCTTCTTACGAAGAAGAGGATACTTCTCTTTAATCTCTGAAATGGGGCAATCAATTTCATTAGGAAAAATAGCTTTAGCTACCAGTGAGTGCATATCACCGCTTCCCTCAAGAAACTCTGCAATCATTGCTTTGTCATTAGAGACATTAGCAATTAAAACACTTTCTTGTCCTTTATAGTCAGCAGAAATCCATAGATTACCAGGTTCTGACACAAAACAACTTCTAGTTTCTGCATCATTAGGTAGATTCTGTAAGTTTACTAGTGATTTACCAGTATCCTTATCTTTTCCTCCACCACAGGACAGTCTGCCCGTGTCCATTAATTGAGAAAATTGAGTATGAATTCTCCCTGATTTAGGATTTATACAGTCAATAAAATTTTGACCATAAGTAGAACATACTTTTTCCCAGCCTTTATATGTTAAGTAGAGTTTTGCAATAGAACTTATATGTTGTTGAGGCTTAATAATTGAAGCTTCTACAGACTTTTTTGGCTCTTTAGTCTCTTTATCTATGGTCCATAAGTTAAACCCTAGACTCTCAAAAAGCTCAATTACTTGCTTAGGACTAGACCAATTTATTTTACATTTAGGACCTGAGCCACCAGGATTAAATAAATCCTGCTGCACATGTCTTTCAATATATTTTTCATCACAATTCTCTATAACCCATTTATTTAGGGCTTCAAGAGCTTCGTTAAAGTACTCTAAATCCTTAGCCATCTTAGCAGTCCATTTAGCTACATCAAGTTTAACTCCACAGTATTCAATGTATGCTAAGACTACCACAAACATGTTTTCAAGTTTAATAGCTCTTAATAGATCTTTTTGCTTTAAGGCTTCTAATTGAGCTTCCATTAATGGAATTAGATATTCTACATCTCTACATCCATATACTACAACTGCATCACTTACTCCCTCAAATATAATGTTGCCTCTAACAGTTTTATCTAGGTATACTCCAAGATACTGCTGGCAACAATGCTGTAAACTAAGACTGTGCATACCACTAGGATATCCAAGCCAAAGAAGTTTTTCAGCTAAGAGAGTATCAAATACACGTTTGATAACAATTCCTTTATGATAAAAGAATCTTAAATCAAATTTAGCATTATGGATAATGAAAGTATACTGAGGATTTTCAAAAAAGTCTTTTAGCTCTCGAATATCTATTGAACTATCTATTGCAAATTGATTGTTCCTATCTCCTAACTGAACTAATAATAGCTCTTTAGTATACGGAGACATTCCCTTTGTTTCAGTATCTAATCCAATATACTTGTGATTAGAAAAATACTCCCTTACATCAGCAAGGGTTGCTAATTGAAAGGGAGTATCTTCTGAAATAATTCTAGTTTGATTCGTTACTAGGAACTTCATGCTCTAATTCTGTTGTCCATATATCAACTTCATCATTATGGGTAATCTTTTTTACCTTAAATCTCTGAAGTTCTCCTGTTGTTATATCAACGGCAGAAATAAACTCTCCTTCACAAACTTCAGGACCTTTGTCACAAGAAATAGCTAATCTTGTATAGTCCTTATATGAAAGTGTTACTGCATTTTCATAATAAAAACGAGCTACAATCCCAATACTATTTGAATTTACTGGGGTAAGTATAGTAAAGAAGTGTTTATTTCCTCTACCATACTTAAATTTACTCATTCTTTACATTTTTATTTTGGGGCATTACCCATACACAACGTTCCTCAAAATCAATAGCCCACTTATATTTATTGAAAAAAGCAGAACCTAAGATTCCAGCAATGGAGATTTTAGCTGTATCATAAACATAGTTTTCTACAGTACTCAGATCTGCAACAATAAAAGGAATGTCTTCAAAAATATCCTTCTTGTAAGATAATGCAGTTTCAACAAAGGGTTGCTCAGTACTCTCTCCTGTAGGAGTTAGTATTTTTTGAGAATAGTGCAAATCTACAAAAAATTGTTTATTAACACTATCGTAAAAACTTTTTGACAAAACACTATTATCTGCCCCGCTATCAACTACAAAGTATTTTAGTTGTCCAGCAATTTTCATTTTAATTAAAGGAACTTTCACTTTATTAAAATGTTTATCAAAAGAGACTTTGTACTTTGTATCTAGTTGATCGTGCTTTTTAATAGCGTTAGCAATCTTTACAAAAACTTTGCTGATAAATCCAAGGAGCAATACTCCAATAACAACACCACTGATTAAACTTACTATATTCATTACTTTACTTCTTTATATCCACCAGTAGATCCAAATCCTCCTCGATTGGGACCTTCCAAACTACTTACGGCTTTAAACTCTATTTTAGAAGTAAAAAGCCACTTTAATTTTACCCATACTGGAGCCTTCTGAGATAACTGAATTCTAAATTGTAGAATTCTTTCTCCTACTAAAAGTGTGGTATCTCTGTCTGCTTTTAAGTTAGCTTTCCAGATGTCTTTATTACCCTTATAAGAGGAATCAATAATTCCTTCAGAGTTAACTAGGGTTAATCCCTTATTTTCATAAAGACTACTTCTTGGAAGAATACAGGCTTCAAAGTATTTAGGAAGTTGCATAGCGATTCCCAAACAAACTTTTTTTACATCAAAACAAACTTTATTTGTGTTTTCATCAACAGCAGGAGCCCCAAAAGTTACAGATTCGGAGGATGCTAAATCAATCCATTCTCCTTTATCGTAAATCTTTAGAGCACACTCCGGAATAACGGGTCTATACTTAATTACTAACTTCATCGAATAAACAGTGTTAAACAAACAGAATAGCCACAATTATTACACTTCTTACATCCAGCTTCTCGAAGAAGTTTTGCACCACATTCAGGACAAGTCTCTTCTTCAATATTTTTAGTACAGTACTTCATTAATACCCTACATACAGCAGATGTAAATGATGCAATATTTTCATTGACTTTCTTTGCAGTAGCTATTACATATTCTATAGGAGCACCATGTCTTAACAACATTGAGATATAAATTGAGCTAGCTCTTTCCTCAACTTTATCATTTGCTAGATGAATATTCTCAATAGTAAGAGTATTATCCCCTATAAAATTATAGCAACCTCTTTTAATCTTTACAATCTTACCAGACTGAGGAAGGAAGTCCCCTTCTCCTAGTTCAAATGCAAAGGTTTCATAAGGCTTCCCCTCTAAAAGTCCAATAATGACTGCATACTTGATTTTTTTAACTTTTACTACATGTAGTTCTGCATCAAGGATTTTAGGTCTTTTAGGAGCACTATGAGTTTCAAAGATAGTTTTAGGTTTAGTATCTGTTACTAGTACACCAGATCTACATCCATCTCTATAAACAGTTACTCCCTTGAGATTCATTTCCCAAGCAGTTTTATAGATTTCATCAATCTGTTTCTCGGTAGTAGAAGTAAGAAGATTCAAGGTACTTGAAATACTATGAGTGGTATACATTTGTACAATACTCTGCATCTTGAGTCTAGTTTTCCAATCTATCTCAGAAGCAGTATTCCCATAATAAGGGCTTTCCTTAGCTATCTTCTGAAGTTCATCAGAAGAAGCTCTTTGGAGAGCTGCTATAGCTACTTCAGGGCAGTGCTCACATTGAGTAGCTTTAATATACCAATCAAGGAATCCTTGATGGAATACTTTAAACTCTTTGAACTTCTCCCCATTTTGGTCTACAAAGTCAGGAGTCTCTTCTTCACTACATTTCTTACGACGAGTGTAATATAAGGCAAATACAGGTTCAATACCTGAAGAAGTTTGGGCTAAAATACTAACAGTACCTGTAGGAGCTACAGTCGAGAAACTTACATTTCGTCTACCAGAATTTTCCATCATAGAGAATAACTCTGGATATTTTTCAGCTACCATCTTATACCAATCATTTCCCTCGTTGTCAGGATTCTCTACATTACTATCCCAACCTTTAAAAGGTCCTCTTTCTTCTGCTAGATGAATGTCTTCAATAAGCTCAGCTTCGAAGATAGTAGACATTATAGTTTCTACTACAGATAATCCTTCAGGAGTAAATCCTGTATTTAGCATTGCCAAAGTATCTGCAAGCCCTGTAAAGCCTACTCCACAACGACGGCTAGAAAGGCCATTTTCTTTGATTTTAAGCCATAATTGAAGCTCCCTAGTATTATCACCAGGAGAAGAAGAGATATGAGCTAAAATCCTATCTATAGCCTCAATTTCAAGGTCTACCAGATCATCCCCTAGTCGAATTGCTGCTGCAGCAATCTCCCTAAGTTTTTCTAAATCTAATTTAGCTTCTGTTGTAAAGGGATTTTGTATACAAGAAGTCAAATTAAGATGAATAAGACGACAACTATCATAAGGCTGCATAAAGATCTCTCCACAATTGTGTGCAATAACTCCTTCAACAACTCCCCAGTGGTCAGGTGAATCTAGTTGGAAATCATATACCTTACAAACATCTGAAGATTCAATTTTCCTAACTTTAGGAGATCTCAGTTCCAATAAATTAAGAAGAGCTTCAAACTTATATTTTTGAACAAACCCAATTTCTTTAGCAAATTGTAAGATTGATTCAAATCTGGATATATTTAGATCATAACTTTCCTTACAAGTGTAAATCCCATTCTTAAATGTTACTTGTTTACACTTGTTAGTAGTAATATATGAGTCCACATTAAAGTCTTCTAGTAAAGAAGCCTGTAGTGCTAGTGCTAATTCTTTACAGGTTGTCTTTAAAGCAATTCTATCAGATTTGATTACAGACCCATTTGCTGACCATAATCCTCTTAAGAATGAAGCTTTTGCAAGAAATGTCCAATCTTCATAGGTTTCTGGAAGAGATCTTTTTGGTAAAACTTGGCAACTCATTTGGAGTGCCTTAAGTTTAGGTACTATATCAGTTATATAATATTTTCTGATAATAGGATTATATTCTATTCCAAATAAAGCTGCAATGTCTTCGTCTTTCTTACCAATATTTACTTCTAATCCCTTGTGGATAGGGGACTTTAGTCTGGTAAGATTTCCATCTCCCTGAATAAATCCAGCTTTCACCATAGAATTGAGATAGGTTGAAGCATCTCTAAAAGGAGAAAAAGCTAAAATTCGTTTTCCTTTAGAATCTTTAGCTAGAACTTCTCCGGTTGTAGAAAGAAATTTATGATCTGGAGTACAAACTATTTTCTTTCTATTACTTAGTGTAAGCTGAATTGTTTGCTTTATTCCAGAGCACCAGACTTTACCAGGAACAGTCTTGCCATTTCGATCTACTAGTAGAAGGGCTGGCTTATCACATAGCTCTTCGAAAGTTCTATACCCAGTTGAGGTAAGAAGCTTCATATCCCCTCTAAAACATGGATTGGTGCTTACTCCTCTATATTGAGGATATGCTCCATCAGGGCTAAGCCTAATATGTTTATCTGAAAACATTATACCAGGCTCAGCTGTATTCCATGCACAATGAATAAGGAGATTCCAGAGTTCTTTTGCTCTTACTTTTTTCAAATATACATGAGTAACAGTTTTCCTTACATTATCCTTATGATGTTTTTCGACAAGACAGTTATAAGGAGCTGATTTAGCCTGGATGTTGGATTGAACAATCCACTCATTTATCTCTTTTTCTTGATCCAAAGGCCACCTAAGAATATAGTCTTCATCATTCAAAACAGCCTTCATAAAATCATCAGTAACTTTTACACTAATATTAGCTCCAGTGACTTTAGATAGGTCTTGTTTTTTCTTAATGAAGTCTTCTATATCAGGATGCCTTACATCAAGAGTAAGCATAAGAGCACCTCGCCTACCTCTTTGAGCTACTTCTTGAGTTAGGGCTGAATCAACATCCATAAAAGAAGCTGCTCCTGTAGAAGTCTTAGCTACATTTTTGACTGTAGCTCCAGAAGGTCTTAGTGTAGAAAGGTCTTTCCCTACACCAGCACGTCTCTTCATAAGATGTGCCTGCTCTTCTCGAAGCTTCATAATTCCTGAATAAGAATCTTCTGGCTGTCCAATAACAAAACAGTTAGAAAGAGATCCTATCATGGAGCTCCCCAAAACTGCCATAACTGATCCACCAGGAATAATATACTTGAAGTTATTAAAATACTTCAAGATTTTATCTTCCGTAAGAGCCCTTTTCCCTCCATATTTAGCTTCAATACGGGCGAACTCTTTAGCCATTCGAATATGCATTTGTTGGGGGGATTCTTCAAGAACATTATTATTAGAATCCCTCAAAGCATACTTATCAAGCCAGACTTTTGATGCTAATTCATCACCTTTAAAATATTGTATAAGACTTGTAATATCTTTCATTTATCTTAAGTATTTAGATAGATCAATTACCCTCTCTCCTTCATTCATATAAGTTTCATAGGAATAATCAAAATTCCTAGTTTCGAGATGCCAAATAGCTTCATCAATTAGTTCTCTCCAAGTTTTGAAGTTATTCTTTTTTAGAAGAGCCTCTTGATTATCAACAATTATAGTCTCTACTTTATATAAAGGATAAGTCCATGCAACAGGAGTTTTATTCACTCTGTTAATTACAATAAACTTAAAGGGTAAAATTGAAAAATCCTTGAAGTATTCATCTTTAGAAATTACATCAAGCAATATTTGAGAATACATATTAGCTTGTATATAGTAATTCCAATCTAATACTGAGTGACAAAATTTTTCTTCATCTTTCCCAGTAGTTTTAAGGTCTATAGGTTGTATTGTTTTCTTATTATGATCTACTATCATTCTATCAAACATACACCTAATTAACTGACCTTTATAGGATGAGGAGAATTTTAGCTGATTTAGTCTCTCAATATTTTCTTCAAAGGGGTCCCCATCTCCCATATACTTTGAAGTAAAGGGATGAGTTTTTAGAATTTCTACACATTGATTTGCAGTTTCTAAATCTTCTTGAGTCATAACAATCTTACCATCGCCTTCCTGTAAGAAGGTGTAATAGAGGGATTGCTTATTTAATCTATCTAGTCTTGTTGTTTTTAGCCAAGATACCCCATATTCAAATAGATCTAATGCCTTAAGTTTAAGCTCATCAGGAACAAAAGAAAAATTCTTAGCATTAGGGCATTCCTTGTAGATATACAACATTATAGATATAATAGAAGAAGGAGGAGCTTTAAAAGTTTTAATTAGAAATCTTTCTCTTAAAGTCTCAGGTTCTGTCATCAAACAGTCTACTAAAGACCCAAATCTTAAAGCATCAGATTCATCATGAGAGGGAGTAATTAAAACTTTAGGAGAGCCTTCCCTTTGAAATTTAGAAAGTAGTGAGTATGAGAATCCTCCTAACTTCCTATATTCAGGCTCACTAATATCTAATGAAAGGTCTTTAATACTCTTCATCTGTTGGCAAATTATAATCTTCTTCTGAATAGTTGTTAAGTTTCAGGTATTCTATAATTGTAGACTCTAGACTTGTAAAATCTGCATCTTTTTCATCATAAATTACCTGTTCCTCCTCTGCCTTCGGTCTTTTAGCTTTAAACTTAATAAATTCAGAAGTCACAATCTCTTTTATAGAGAGGAGGTCTCTTATTTTTAACCATTTTTGAACTCTTTCAAAGTCTTTGGCTGACAAACAAGCTCTTGATAATTCAGAAATTTTATTAACATAATTCATATATCACTTGAATTAGCTGTTCTACTTGTTTCAAATTATGAGGTTCAAAGAAAATGTATGGAGTACCTACACTTTCTAAATAATGGAGAAAGAGTTTCTTTTTAAGAGGGTAAGTATCATTAGATTTTCCTTTAGTATCTATATAGATATGCCACCCTTTATATTCTAATTCAAAATCAGGTGTATACGTAATTTCCCTATGACTGAATTGTTCCTTAAGTTCTTTTTTCTTAGGAATGTATATACTACCATGTTGTAACTTTGAAGAAGATAATAAAGTATATTTTACAGGCTCATATAAGGGTTCTAAATGAGCTTCTCTTAATTTCTTGAAACAATTACACTCCAATTTACTTTTAAAACTTATGCCTTCATACTCTACACTTTTAGCATTTTTAATTTTCTTATTTTCTTCCACTAAAAATCAATTTTTATTTTATTAAGAGAGAAGAGAAGTTTATTTATATCCTCAAACATTGTAACATTAAAGGGACTCCCCATCCTACAAAAGTAAGCAGGATGTGGGTATACTAATACATGATTATTAGGTCCTATAAATGGCTTGAATTCTTCTGCAGACTTCCCTAATAAAACATATATCAATCCTGGATTAAAATCATTTAATCTGTAGATTAAATTCTTTATAAAACTTCTCCAATATTTAGAATGACTACTAGGACAATTTGCTCTAACAGTAAGAGCAGAATTTAGGAGTAGTACTCCTTGTTTTTCCCATGAGATAAGAGTCTGGTCAAACTCATGACTTAATTTATTGAATTCTTTACATACTTTATCTCTGATTAGAGAAAGTGAAGGACTAAGCTGTTTAACTCCAACAGGATTTGCAAAAGCTATTCCAGTTGCATATCCTTCCTGAGGGTATGGATCTTGGCCAAGTATAACAACCTTTAATTCACTATAAGGGCACTCTCTGAATGCTTTAAATACATCTTGTTTAGGAGGAAAAACACTATACTGCCTGTACTCAGTATTGAGTACAGACAGGATAGGTTTGTAATTTATAAGATTAAATATTTTATTCCAACTTCCAAACATTATCTAATTGTGGTAACTAGATTTGTTTTGAAATCTTCTTCAGAATCAATCCTTAGATCAATAAACCCAGCAGGATCTTGATACTTAGCCGCAAGCTGACGGAAGAAAATTTCTCGGTACTCTATATACCCAATTAGCTGTTTTGAAACTCTGGGGGAATAAACATTAGTTATAACATCCTCCAAAGTTATAGCAGTTGAGGTCATAGAGGCTTTTAAAAGAAAGTCTTTCTTCTTCATAGCAAACTGGAGAATACCAGAACAAATAAACATCCAGTTTATAATTTTTTGAACATTAAAACTGGGCGCATGGATTCTGAATTCAACAGTCTTACCTTGTTTTTTGAATAGCATATTGATAAGGTTTGCCCATACATATCGTGCATGAATATTCCATTTTGCTCGATCTTCTTCATCCATAGGATGAGGATATGTGAGGCAACCATCAAACCGCATTCTATCTCCCGAACAATAGGTGTAATAGTCCTCAAAGGAAGACCTTTTACAAAGCTTAGTACAATAATCCTTTCCCTTACTTTTAAATCTTCCTGAATTAAAAGCAAATGCAGGCATAATACGAGCAATTTGAGGCTCGATAATAACAAGAAGTTTATAAAGAGCCCAAATAGATTTTGCTTCAACAGGATATCCTCCTAAATGAAGATGCAGAGAACAATCCTTATCAAAGGATGCACTATTTTGAAGTGCCTTGATTTGATTAAGGAGCAAGTTAAATCCTTCAGGGCCCTTCATAGGAATAGTAGTATACTCAATTCCTGAAATAGATCCATCTCTCAAGGGAATAAGTCCTAGATTAAAGCAGTTATCCTGACTAATTTTACCTGCAGAGGTTTCAAATTCCAACCCAAAAGAAAAGTCTCCAAATTCTGCAATATCCTCTCTATTAAGAGGATACTCAGTATCAGGCTTTCGGGGATAGTCTAGAAAACGCTTAAGATGCTTACTAGACGAGTATTCTTGAGGAAAAGTATAATTATATACTCCGTTTCCCATAGTATTAGAAAGAACTTTTTCTACTTCCTTAACTAAAGTACGCAAGCCCTTAGTATCTTCCCAAATACCCAAATTTCTATTATAGGAAATGGTAGGAGGCATAAGAGCCTTATCCATGTATAGAATACTATTTTTTAGTTCCCCAGTAGGAGATAGAGAGAAGACTTCTATATTTCTAGTATGATCTACTTCGAAGGCTCCATAAATAGGAAGATTTTGAGAATCATATCCTACAACTCCTTTTGCAATATTAACACCCCTAGTTTTTCTCCAGGATTGAGATGCATAATCATAAAAAATACGAGGGTCCCCAATTATAAACCAGGTAGTTCCAATCTTTACAGCTTCTTTGTCTTTAATGAAGTACTCTCCATTAATAGTGCAACATTCGGACTTTAATACTTTTTTACCGGATGCCGTTGTTACACGAACTATTTTTTGCAGCATTTTACTGGATATTAAAACTGTTTAGTATTTTTGTTGCAGATTTATTAATTACAGATTCAAATTTTTCGGCAATATTAGCACCATCATACTGAGGAGTATAGGTTTTCCACACATTTGAAGAGTTAGGATTATATACTTCTTCATAGGAGATAATTTCACCGCTTTTAATTTTATAAACTCTATTTGTTAGAGTAAAATAAATTGGATAATTACCTGTAAATGGCTTTCCTTTCCTTGTATAAAATCTCTTAGTTTCTGGATTATAGAAGCATGTCATAGTCAACTTCCTAATCATTTCAGGTGTGAATTTCTCTCCTGCTCTTTCGTAAACTGTACGTGCAATATACATACAGAGAGCATCTTTCATCAAGAATCCATCAAAGAAATAGAAAGTTTTGGGCTTAACTACAACAGTAGTTCCGAGAGAAGAATAAGTATTTTCAAATCCATATTCAGAGATTTTATAGGCTCCGTTTAAAAGAACTTTTCCCCTATAATATCTTCCGTCAGGTTTAAAAATAACTTTGTTACTATGAGTATAATCATACCGTTCGTCTGATTCATTCATTTCAAACTTAGTTGCAGCAAACAGTTTCTTTTCTCCAGTAACATTCCAGGAATTTTCTTTTCTTGCCTCTTTTTGTATAGAACTGTAGTATCCAGTACCTCTATATCCATAGTAATCCTCATATTCATAGTCTTTACTACTTCTATATGATGTGTAGGTTTTGCTATACCCAAGTTGATGCCGGGCAGAGCGGTCATACTTTTTAGTTGATACTACTTTTCCATTCTGGATCATGATTAGAGTATTTCCAGGGACTTCTTCAACGGGATATACACCAAAGAGAATAAGTTCCAAGACTTCTTTAATAGAGGAAAACCAAATTCCTTCAGGGGTTTTAGCCCAAAATAAAGGCCTTTCACTTGCAGTATTAACACTAGAAGTGTAAAGTTTAGATTCTCCTCGGAAAATATAAGTAGTAGGAACTTTTTTTCTGTAATCTACAAATACAAAAGCTCCAGCACCATTATATTCCTCAAGTACCTTAAATCCGTGATAGTAGACTACATTTGCAAATATCTGGGAATCTGTAAAGTAGTCAGGCACTTTAGAAAGATACTTATCTTTTAATTCATCATGATTCAAAAGAGTTCCATTATGAACCATAACGAGATCAATTTTATCTCCCTCATCATTAGGAATACATACAGGTTGGGCCTCTTTAATAGTCTTAGCTCCTACAGAAGCTTTTCTACAATGACCTAAAGCATGCTGTACAGAAACTCCTTCAAAAGATCTTAAAAATTGATTTTTTACTGCAAAACTAGAGAACAATTTTTCATCTCCAATGCCATATTCACAGGCTCCATCAATAAAAGCTCCTGCAGAGTCTCCTCCTCTGACATCATTAATTGCTCCAAGAGTTGCAAATTTTAAGATATTAAATTCATGATTGCCTAGCTTACCGGCAAATCCAAATATTCCACACATTGATTAAATCAGATTAATTTTATACTTTTTAACAAGTTCTTGAGCTAAGGTTTTATTATTATCATTAATGGCTTCTACAATCTTACTAGCATCTTTTTCTACACTTCCTCCTTCATTCAGAAAGTCAATAGCCTTAGTGATTTGGGTAAAACACCAATCAATTAATTCAGGTGTGTCAATAAAGTATCCCGACATTACTCGATATTCTAGACCATAAGCAGTAAAACGAAAACAACCTGCTTTTCCATATAGTTCTCGTCTTCTATCGTCTTTATCAATTAGGATAGAGGGAACCCCTAAGAAAAGGTCTAGAGTTCTAATCAACTCGATAGAGGTTTCTCGATTATGGTTATCGTAACCAACATGAAAATGACAACCCGTGGTGCGCAAGTTAGTGGAGTCCCCACTAGGTCTGGGATTTTGCTCCATTAACCAGGCATTAAAGTCAGGAGAACACCCAAAGAGTTTTGCCTCATCACTTTGAAGCTGATCCTCATCAACTAATGCAGAAGCCTTGCAACAAATATCATAGTTAGGATTTTTCTTCTTAACATAGTCTCGAATATAATCCTTCATTACCATGATAGATGTAATGAAATCATTCTTATCAGAAGTAGGAGGAATATTGAATTCTGCTAAAATATTATCAATTTGAAGACCAAATCCTTCAGGAAGTTCAGCAGGTCGATATGCCTCTCCTTTAACTCCAGGAATCAGACCAATAGAGGAAATAATCTTATTATTTTTAGAAGTATCTACAATAAAAAGTTCCGGATCTGATCCAATAAGATAGTTTTCAATTTTCATTACAACAGGTTTTTGATAAGTTCGTTAATATAAGGAATTACGGGAGCGTCTTTAGGCATCCATTCAGGATGTCCTTGGATACATAATGAACGAGTTTTGGGGTAATATACGATTTCAGGTTCTTTGAAGTCTGCAGGGACTTCAGCCTTTCCCTGTCCTGTATAATACACAGGACTAAGTTTTACTGTAGACCATGCAAGGAGATTATAATCTTCTTTAGGAAGACCATAAGGATTCATCATCTGATGATGACAAGAAGTAATTCTAAACTTTCTGTTATCAGATGTAGTAATCTCATGTCCTCCAGAGCCACCTCCATGACCAGTTACATGCTGGAAAAGTTTTCCACCACTTAATACAGTGAGAAGCTGAGCTCCTCGACACCCACCAATAAGCAAAGCAGTCTTAGGAGCATTATTAAAAGCTTCTACTTCTTTAATATCTCTAGAAGTAAAGTGAGTCGTGGGGTGTGGAATATCTCCATACAAAGAAGGATTAATATCCTCTCCACCAGTAAACATAACTATATCAGCTTCTTTTATATTATTAGTTTTCTCAAAATCAAAGAGAAGAAAACTTGTAATGTTGCACCAGTCCGATCCAACAATAAAAACTTTAGGATGAAAATTCATTATTTAGTTTTTCCTTGTTTTATTAAGTTTAAGAATTTTATATAACGATCTAGGGCACCTTCACTAATCTCTCCTTTAAGGATTTCCTGATTAACAATTTTTTGATTGCGAAATCTGCTTAGTATTTCATCATCATAGATTAGAAGATCTTCGGGAATTCTAACTATTTTAAAATTCTTAGTAAACCACGAATCTACCGCATACTCGTTTACAGGAATTTCATGGAGAGCATTCTTTAGTTCTTCAAAAGAATTAGGAATGAAACAAGCACGAATCGTTGATACAGAGAATGCATGGTGACTACCTATAAAAGACCACACAAATACAAAGATAGAAAGAAGAGGCAGCTCTTTAAATTCCTCAATCTTTTGTTTAAGTGTGAATACTTCTTTAAGGACCCAATTACAAGGCTCTTCGGAAAGTAATCTAATATAGGTTAATAACCACTTAATATAGTAAGTAGGAAGGTTATACGCCTTGATAATTACCTCTATAAAACCAATACCGTTTATCTTTTTCTCAAAGATTTTATAAGAAAGAGAATTCTTTGAAAATAAGATAGAAAGCTCGTCAAGCCATTGGTATATTTCTTCTCTAGTTAGTATACAGAGATTATTTAAATTTCTATCGGTATTAGCTCTTAGGTCTACTCCTATAAGAACTCGAAGTTTAACTGCTTTAACTTTTGTATGCTTAGTATTACGTACAAATCTAAAAGCATCTGCAAAACAAGCATCTCCTTTTCTCTTTATATAAGTAGAATCAGACTTTTTAGATCCTAAAATAAGTACAGAGTATGTTTGGTAAAAACCCAAACACGACAACTTCAACGCAGTATTCATCTTATTTCTCCTCACTCTTAAACTCAGGATGATCAACTTTTAACTTAGGAAATTGAGCATAGACCATATTCCTCAAGCTATTAAAGTTCGAAATATGTGTAGAAATAACCTCTCCATTAAATAATTTATCTACTATCTCTTCGGTAGGATATAGACGCCCCTCTCCAATCATATTACCTCCACCTAGAGAATAGCAAGGAAAATCAAACTTTTGTTGATTTCTAAGACTTCTATCTACTATAAGGAAAGACTCAATTACTCTGTTTCCAGTAGATGCGTACTCTTCTGTACCAGGAGTCATACGTTTTTGCATATACTCAAGACAAATAGGCTTACACATCTTTTCTCTATTGTTAAAAAAGTCAAGTGGTCCTTGATCATAAGAATACATATGCCTATTACAAAGAAGCATAAATAGACTTAACTTCGAGAATTCTTTAAAATACCCAGCATCTTGAAGATTACAGCATTCCCTCAGAAGCATTGCATTAGGATACTCTGAAGAAAGTCTAGTAAATGTAAGCAGAGTAAGAAGCTGATAGGAAGTTAGTTTATTTGCCTCAATATGGATCTTTACAGTCTTTATCAAAGCACTATTGCATTTCCTTAGGACTTCTTCCATTGATATTTTAAGACCACTTTCCTCTTCCTTTACTGTCTTAGCAAAAACAAATTCGAGTTCTTTATGAAATTCCTCCAACTGTTTAGGAGTTAAAGAACAGAAATTATTTTTACAGTGAGTAGTAAGAGCTACAGGATCAATAAACTGATAGACATTTACATCAATATCTTCAAACACTGTGGTACGATCCCTATTTATAGGAGAATGAAAGAACATACCAAAGCAAGGCTCACTGTGAAGAAGATAATTAAAGTAAGTATTCGTTCCACTTTCTTTTACATGAATATCAGCCTCACAGAAAAGAAGGAGATTCTGAATTTTTGTACTAGGCATTGACTATTTGATTAAGTTTGTTAATATATTCTTCTGTAGTTCTTTCCCCTAAAGAAGGAGCACTATTAGTTTCCAAAATAATAAATTTTGGATCTTTACCTTCTTTTGCAGATTGAACTTTAATATCAATTGCAGCTATATCAAGACCTACGGCTCTCAAAGCTTTAACACACTCTTCTACAATGGCATCCCAATTAGTAGGTCGATCAAACTGAGGATTTTCCTCTACAATCCAAACACTATTATTATCATGACGATGCCATCTCTCAGTTGCATTACTTGGTAGCATCTTTCTACAAGTATAGAAATAGCCATCTACCGTAACATGAAGACGATACTCACGATTATAAGTATAATACTTCTCAATGATATGGTGTTCTCTATTATGAGAGCTTAGCCATTCACGAAGTGCTTCAGCATTTTCTATATAGTAGATGCCATTACCCTTGCTAGAATGATTATGCTTAATAATAGCTGGAAATTTATCCCACTCTTCTGAAACAGGTGCCCATTCTGCTGTAATTACTCCTGCAGCGTCAAAAGCTTGCTTCATAAGAGTCTTATTGCCAGAAATTTTACAGGCATCTACAGAATTAATCTCTAATATGTCTGCTAAATTTCTTGTATTAGGGAAAATTTCCTCTAAAGGGGTTGTACTACCTAATCTTAGTACAGCCCTTCTAGTACTTCTTATCACTCTGCGAAGATTATTAGCAGTGTGATTCTTGGAACGAATTTTAAGGTAAAACATACTTTATATTACTTATAAAGACACTCTTGTACTTTCTTAAGATTAATAATAAGAGCTTTTCTTGGCTGAGAGTTATAGCGGGTTAGGAGATTCCAAGCACCAGTTCCTTTAGGAACTCTATTCCGATACTTCTGTGCATATCGACAAAGATCTCGATAAGTCCACTTAGGATTATTGAAGTTTGCTAGTTTGATATTTTTCATGATTTTGTTAAGTTTAAAATTGTTTGAACAAGTACCTCTTTACCATGCAGTTTGTACAAGTCTGAACTGTCCTTAGCTTGAAGTTCCTCAGGCAACTCAATTTGTTTTAAATTGAAGGTATTGGCAATATTTTTACCATATTCTCTACCATGATTTATGTCTTTAGTAAAGTCATTATCATATAAAACGAATATGTGCTTAAATCTTGCTTTTAATTCTTCAATAACTGAAGCTTTAGGTAAGTAAGATTCTGCTTGTAAACTACATGAAGGTATACCAGTATTACACCAAATACACATAGCATCTTTTCTAGAGCTAGTAATAATAAGAGTATCTCCAGTAGCAGGGAGTTGATTCCACAAATCCCATACATCAGAGGAGTGTTTATTCATCCACTTATAAGACTTACTATAAGGTTGGTAAATCTTTAAAGATACTTTATTATCCTTTTCCTCCATATATGCATATGCATATTTTTCAGCAGGAATTACAACAAAAGAAGAGTCTTCATACACTAAAAATATATGGCTTATAGGAAATACTTTACAAAGAGTTAAAAATCTCTTTGTAATACCATAAGAACTCCAGTATTCTCTATCCCAGGTTTTCCAAGCTCTGACTTTTACTTGAATATCTACTACAGGGCTTTTTCTAGTAGATTGATCATAAGGTTTTGAAGTAGTTGAGATTTGTATATGCTCTTTAGGAGGTTCTTTACTTGAGAAATCTGATAGTATTTTTGTAAATACTTCGGAGTACTCAATATTAAAAAGAAGCGAAAGTAAATAAAATAAAGAACCTGATTCCCCAGTAGCAAAATCTCTATACCCAATATGTCCCTTACTATTAATATAAATCCCCAAGGAAGGTTTTAAATCCTTCCTTAGGGGACTGCAAATCAAAGTAGGTAAATGAGAAATCCCAAGATAAAAATACAAGATATCACTTTCAGGTATATTAGCTAAAACCTCTTCTTTGATATCAACGATTTTACCTTGTGCGATTGCCATTACCAACCTTCTTCAATATCATCAGCTGCTCCTGCTTCAACAGGAACTTCTTCTACTTTCTTAAGATCTGTAGGGGTAGGCTTGTATTCTTGAGGATCGAAAGGCATTTCCCCAAAGTTAGTATGAGGATAAGCCCCATTATCCTTTGATCTCTTAAGAGCTGTTTCATAGAATTTCATATCCCGAACTCCCCCCTTCATAGGATAGTCAAGGAACCAATCCTGATAGGTTCTATTATCGTCGGTAATACGAACACCTGCACCCATCTTAAAGATCTTCATAACAGGGAGAATAGACTTAAGTTCAGCAAAGTTTCCCTTAAACATCTCCTTCAAAGAATCAAGACGACATTGTGCACTTGCTTTGTCTTTAATGAGTTCCCCTGTAGTAAAGTCTGCAACTACACGAGGAATATTAACCGCAGCCTGAATGATGCGAGTAAGTCTTTCTTCACCAATAAAGCAAGGACGAGGGTCTTCCATTATAAACAAAGATGCAGGAACTCCTTCAGGAAGTCTCTTCTCCTTATATTCTTCCTTAGTAAGCCATGCTGTTTGGCCATAAGGATTAATAACCTTAACCTTAGTTTTGTCAGAATTATACTGGGTAGCTTCATTTACCCAAGTAGTAATTCTAAGGATAGTATCAATACCATTACACTTCTCAGGAATAGTCTTTACAATAAAGTCTACACGAAGTCGCTTGATACCAGTCTGAGGATCAACCCCAATATACTCAGGCTCCTTATCAAAAGGATGCCCATAAATTGCCTCAAGCTCTTTCTTGTTAGGGTTGATACTAATCACTTTAATACTCATTACTCCCTTAAAAATAGGGAAAGAGGCTGCTTCATTTACAGGCTTACCAGCAGCAATAGCCATCAAAACAAGATTCTTATTAGTCATGGTTTTCTGTTTTAATTTCGAAAGGATCAATTTCTTCAACCTGAGGAGCCTCTTCAAAAGGCTCTGCCTTAGGTATACTATGGATATTTAATGCTTCAATAGCATTATCAATAGCCTCAAGCTTAGCAGTAAGCTCTGAAATTTCAGAGTCAAACTTTGCCATAGTGCTTATCTTCTTTTTCTCTAGCTGCTCTAGTTTAGCTAGAAAAGGCTTTTTAGAATTCTCAAGAGTTCTCTTTATATTCAACATATCACTTCATATCGTAATACTCTCTGATAGTATCATCCACTAGTTTAAGAGAGTTTGGAATTAGGAATTGGCTAAACATTCCCAGAGGGCTTTTACCTGAACTATGATTAGCTTTGGTTTCGAAGTAATACTTATTATCACCTTCTAACCCAGGCTCTACTCTTGTAAACAATACAATAGGAAACATAGATTCAGGAAAAACTTTCTTAAGTTTTCGTCCAGATGTAGCAAGAACTTTTCGGTCATTACCGTCTACATCTGTAATAAGCTCTACATGGCCTAAAATATAACAAATTTGATCTTCTCTAAGAATTGTATTCGCAGTGTTAATCAAATCTACTACATCAATAGCCATATCTCGCCATTGCAGTACTGTTATCTCACAGCATTTTATTCTGTGATTCTTATTGTCACCAATAAGCTCGGACTATATCTTCCTCCTTTAGGGAGGCGGGGTGCTCGTGTCTAAATTATATTCTTTATAAAAGGTAAGATACTTATCTTTCATAAAGTTTCATTAGTTAGTCTCTGAACCTTCTAGCTTTGTTAAAGGCTAGCTCGGCTGCTGATTATCTCAATGAGATGTCCCAGCAATTCTCCCCGTTTTAATTCGACCATTTTTATTCCTCATATCTCCACTTATATCCATAAGCAGTAATGTATCTAGGACTTCCTGAACACACTTTACTAATGAATTGATGAGCACACTTGCTAAAGTAAGCATCAGTATCACGTATAGATTCAAAACGTTTTAATACTTCATTAGTATTTTTATCTAACATAAGTACTGGCTTTGAATTACTATAGTGAGAATTATAGCGTGGTGTACACCACTCCAAATTTGATACTTTATTATTAGTTTTATCCTCATCTTTGTGGTTTACATGCGGATAGTTTTTAGGATTTGGAATAAAAGTTAACGCTACAGCTCTATGTACAGATAGATGAAATTGTTTACCCTCTTTATTAAGGTTTACAAACTTATAACCCCTTATATCTGTAGCTTGTTTTAGGATTCTTCCATCTAGTCCTTTTATAAGACCTTCAGGAGAAACTAAATATCTAGGGTCAATAGGTAATTCTTTCCATTCCATATCCTATGCTGCTAAATCGAATGTCATTTTTCTTCTCTCTAGCATCTCCTTATAAGTAATATAGCTATTGATTGTATCAATGCTACATGACTTAATATTAGGATCCTGTGCCCAAACTTTGAGAGTCTTAATGATCATATCAATATCACAAGTCTCTCTATAGTTTTTATTTGCACCACACCATTGCTTTGTCAAAGATGCAGGAAAAGGTAGGGCTTTCTGATCAATATTAATTATGCCATGATTTTTAGGATTAATTCCTTTGTATCCTTCAGGACTAAGATCAATAGTCCCATCAGGATTAATGATTGTGCTTGTGGTTTTTCCATCTCCGGAAAATCCGAAAATACCAACTACTTTTGCCATATGTATCAAGTTTGAAATTGTTTCTACTAAAAATAGTAGCTAGGATTGACTTAGTCTCTCTAATAGATTTTAATAGAGAGTACACCTTAGCTATATTAGGTTCATCATTAGAACGAGGCAGTTCTTTGAAATAATTTACTGCTCCATCAAAATATAATGGGCAGACATTTCCTCCTCCTCCTTCTCGACCTCCAATCAATTCCAAGAATCGAATGTTGTCTCTAAAGGTTTTGATATCATAACCAAGATATTCAGCTATTTTATACCTATAAGGAGAATACAATCCAAAGAATAAATCCACATCTCTAAAGGTTGCTTTACATTCACCAAGCCCATCAGCTGTAGGTCTTAGTTTGTCTAGTTTAAAGTTCTCATTAGATTCTTGGGAAGCGGCTTGCTGTTGTATTACTACAAAAGTAAAGCCATATCTATTCCTAAGTCTAACTAGAATTTTATTAGATAAGAGTTCTATAGTACTTCTAACGTCCATACCCATTTCAGTACTTACTAAGGATATGTGGTCAAATAATACGATAGTATAGAGTTCAGGATCACTAGGCTCATAGTAGTCAAACACTTCTTTTTCAAGGATATCTCCTTTAGGAGAAGTAAACTTCTTTTTTGCCTTGTGTATTATACCATTGTTTTCAGCATACTCTTCTAGGAACTTTTTTATTCCTGTCGGATTACGCACATCTTCAATGAAGACTACATTTTCTTCAAAATACCTTATGTATTTTTGATACTCAGGAGTTTGGAGAAGTTGTAGAATTTCACTAGGTAACATCCTGTCTCTATCAATAGATCTTAACTGTTTAGTATCTACTCTAATCTTACCTTCAGACAATCTATAAAGCAAATGACAGAGAAACTGTCTATACTTTTGCTCTGCAGACATCTCCCATGTAAAATATAACCATTTAATCCTAATATTAGGGTCCTTCTCAATAGCATAAAATAGTGGCTCATAAAGACACATATCATCTGCAATTTGAGTTTTACCTATCTTAGAATTAGCAGAAAAAAGAAGATACTTTCCTTTTTCAATGCCTGGAAATACTTCCCTAAATCTTGGGAAGGGAGAAGGTATACAGTTTAAAAGTCCTTTCGAAATACGGTCTCTTCGTTGAACCAAATCTTCAAAAACTCTGTCAAATATACTCATCAAAGAATGTTTTCAGAAAATACAGAGTCTTCCTCCACTTTTTCGAGATTTTCAATAGTGGTGAGAAGATCTGATTCTCCATCTTTTTCGATGAAATATGGCAGAATCCTCATCAGTGCAGTATCAACTCCAAAACTTTTTACATAAGCATCAGTGGCTTTTAGAATAGTTTCCGGTGGAAACATACCATATTTCTTCAAGAAGCCTGTTAGTTTCTTTACTACAAGTGCAGAATTACCTCTCCAATATTTAGTTGTGCCAATTTTCTTTCCAGAAGGAAATAAATTAGCCATTTCTTGAGCTAAGGCTTTGATATCCTCTTCTTTAGTAGGAACTAATCCAGAAAGTCTTATTACCTCTGTTATAGTGTTATATCCCTTACCATTGAGTTGGATCATTCCATCTTTGATGAAAATATGCCTTGCATTAAGAAGTTCTTGGAATTCTTCTTTAGTAATTCTGTTTCTTAAAGACAATAAGTAGCAAGCTTGATTAAAAGATAGTCCTTGACGCTCATAGGCATTTTCTTTTAGAACTATATCCATTGTATATACTTATCGTCTATATTGGTTAGTGCAACTTTCAAATATTTTTCATCTTGGGTATCTTTAAAGAAGAAAATATACACAGTAGGATCATCAGGGTTTCTCAGAGCTCTACCAGCTTTCTGAACAAAGTCTCTTTCTTTACTATCAAGTTGAGTAATAACACAAGCTTGAATGTTGGGAATATTTACTCCCTCTTTGAGCATGTTGACTGCAAACAACTCATTTAATTCCCCATCTTTAAAAGCTTTTAAAGCCTTTTCTGGATGAGAAATCTTAGAATGAATAACATTCTTACTCAAAGATTCTGCTTGTTTTATACTTCCACAAAAACATATAAATCTCTTCTTATCCAATTCTCCTGAGTTAAGAAACTCAAAAATATGAGGTGTTTTCAAAGAAGAAAGATATTGTTTTCTTTCTAGACCTGCAATCTTAAGCTTAAATACAGTCTTATCATCAGAAGGGTCTAAGTTTATGAGATCTTGAAAATACTTTACTCGATCATCATAATATTTATATTTCTCAAACTCTGTACAATGAATAATAAGTTTAGTATTAGGGGCTTTCAAAAACTTAAATCTATCTTGGAAGTCACATTCTATCACTCTCTTAACTGGTTTTCTGATAACCTCAATAACTTCAGACTTTTCGACAGTATCTAAAGTTAGGGGAATTAACACAATTTGAGGATTTTGAATCCAGCCTTGCTCAATAGCATAAGATAAAGGCACAATGCTCTCCTTGAATTCTCCAAATGCAGCCCTAAGAGTGTATGATACACCAAAATTAGTGGTTGCTGACATTGCCACTATTGTAGTACTACTGATAGTTTTTAAATAGGATATACGAAGTTCAGAACTATGATGTACCTCGTCTAATCCTAATAGATCAATCTCAGTATCTACAAAATTTTTTAATGAGGCATAACAGAATATAGTTGTATTCTTCAGAAGGTCCTCTCTGCCACACTTTCTGTATTCTTCTTCCCAATTTTCTATATGAGGACGCTCACTTACAACTAGATAAGTTTTAGGAGTTCCTAATGCAGCTTGGATAGCAATAAATCCTCGGGATTTTCCTACAGATGTAGCCCAAGAAAGCATTATACGACTATAACTATTAGCCCATTCAGCTACTTGATTTTGTAATTCATCTCTTGTCACTCTATACAGGCATAACTTACTCCCCACCCAAGATTGAAAGTCTCAACATAAGCTCTCAACTTATCTTGAGGAGTCATTTTCTTCCAAACTTTATAATTTGGAATCCAGTCTGGGCGGTCATCAACACTTCTTGACATCTGATAGTTTACAGTGTCATTACTCAAAATTGTCTTACGATAACATGCTTTTCCTTCTTTCCCCTGAGTAAATGCAACCGGGAGATTTACTGTAACGATTACTTCCATACTAGTTCTTCCTAAATTTAATTTTCTTAGTACTAATTGTTTTCATAAAGTTCTTCAAATTAACCCAGTCCTTCTTTTTCTTAAGAACTTTAATGATAAAAGCCTCTTCCTGCTTCTTAGCAGACTTAGAAGGGACAGTTTTAGGTTGAGTAGGATACAATTCTGCATTATATCCTAAGCGATGGTGTTTACACATAGCCAGTAGCTCAGGATCACTTTGAATGAACTTAGAAAGAAACAACACTAAAGGAAGTTTTACATCTTTCTTTGTAATAAAAGAAAAAAGATCCTGCTTAGAAATACTGAACTTAATGTTCGGAATTTCAACAGAATCTTTGGCTACTAGAGCTTCAATATACATGTACCCTTCAATAGGTACCATCTCAACTTTAGAGTAATTTACTACATAGTTGAGGGGGATTAGCATCTTTCCCTGGAAATTTGCTAAAGTTGCTTGTAATTTATTCATAAGCATTTATTCACAACCGTATGAGCTGTATTCTTTTTTACACTGTTTATAAGATTGCTTTCGAGGAGTTAGCTTATTGTAGATGTTTTGCTTGTCTCTTAAAGAGAGGCTTCGCCACTTTATTTCAGCTACATATGAGAATTCTTCGTAGTTGTTCGAGTTGTTAAAATTTCCTCGATATATCCCTGTAGCCTTTTCTTTTATATGGAGCGGAGCATTCATAAACCATTTGGTGAGCTTCCTATTACTAGGCCCTTTTTCACAAATAGCCATAATAGCTGCAATACTCCAAAGCAAAGCCAAGAATAAAAATACTATTACAGGGACTATCATTTTATTTTAACTCTCTTAACATATAAACATTTCTTACAAATGTAGTTATCGGCTTCAGTTACAACAAACCCTTTTTCATCAAGATATTCTACAGATTGCTTTTGTTCAAAAACATGCTTACAAAACACTTGTCTTATGTAGTGAACAAACCTCCTCATAAGTGTATTAATTTTTTGAATTCTGAGTTTGACATTTAGAAATAATTTTCTGAAGTTTACTAACATAATTTGGATCAGTTGCATAAGGGAGCTCTTCTAAAAATTTATAATATTCTTCTTCTGAACAATAGTTTTTACCTAATTTACATTGGACTTTGTTTCTATAAGCCTCTACAGATTCCCACCAATAGTTAAACTTAAAATAGTCTTTCTGATAGGAATCATACAACCCAAAAATGTTATTGTATTTTATGCAGATATTAGACTTATAATATCCAGTTTCAAGTATAGATTGGGCTACAACTATTTTAGGATGAATAATACCATAAAATTCACAAGCAGAGTATACAGCCTCAGCAGTTAAAATATGGGAAATTGCAAACTCAGGAATTTGTTCAATATTAGTACTTCCTTTGTTATACAAATTTGCAGGCTTACTTATAAACCCACATAAAAGGATTACTCCTAAAATTTTAAGTAAATACTTTTTCATACGAAAGTGTTTGAGGTGGAGGAAGGATTCGAACCCTCGTGGATTATTCATCGCTGGATTACAAATCCAGTCCAATCGACCTCTATGGGACTCCACCTTTAAATCTATTCAAAATGAAGAGAAATCATTTTTTGCTTATGATTTGTTTCAGAATTTGTAACTCGAATGGGCTCTCCATCATTAAAACAATGGAGTTCATAGTCTTTAGGAAAAGTCTGGAGATACTCAATAAAATCTTCAACTGTAATAGGTTTCATTTTTTTATTAATTAATTCTTTTAGTTTTTCCCAAAAAGGAGTTAAGTTCTCTTTGTTTTTAGCAATACTTGCACTAGAGTTCCTAATAATTGCAGATTCTATAGGAAATAGTTCCTTTGTTACAAAATAGACTGCAAAATGGAATTTAGTTTGATTAGGATGTTGCCTTAACCATTCTAATGCTTGTCTACATATAATAGTACGCATTAATTCAAATTGGTCGGGCAATACTTCTTTGAAGATTATATCTTTATGATCACTTCTTTCAGTAGATTCACAAGGCCCTAGCAATTCTACGAATGGTAAACACGTTACACAATTGGAATTTTTGAATATACAACCTTCACAACTAGATTTAGCTTCTGAAGAAGGATATGCTACAATAGTCTTTTCCTCTCCTCTTATTGTACAAGTAAGTTTATCTCCTACTTTTCTCTCATTTAAAGAGGTAATATCTATAACAGGCTTCATGGTTTGACTAAATTAGGTTGTTTTTCTAAAGCACTCCTAGCTTCCCTTAATCTTATTTGAAGTTGATCTGCTTCATCACTATACGATAGTCCTACATCTTCTAAACTCCAAATTAAGAGAGTTAGCTCAGATATTGTAAGATCTATTAAAATTTTTTTCATTATAATATTAGTAACTTAATTTAACATTGATTTGTTGAGCTGCCGGGACTCGAACCCAGAACGACAGAACCAAAATCTGCTGTGTTA